TTAGAATTTCCAATTACTACATCATCAGCCAATATTTCCAAAATAACTTGTGCATTGTTATAATTTAGATTTGATCTAAATGCAACAGTTGCATTAAATTCTCCATTTTGTAATATTTTAAAATTCATATTAGGAATAGTATTATTAGCAGTAAATGTTGCAATCTCTACAAATGTATTTAGAGCAACATTGGATTCAAATTTACTAGCAATTACTTGCGCTGTCTCGTTTATAGGCGCAATTAGTGAAAGGCCATCAGATACAAAAAACATTGGAAAACCTACCGTTGTGCCAACGCTACTTTCTATATCATCTATACGTTCCAATAAAGACTCTGTGACATAAGCATTGGTGCTAGTTGCGGGAATATTGTCAGTGTCCAACGATATGTTGTTATTGACTGCCATAACATTATTAACCGAAGATGCAATTGTGTCAGGTATATCAAATTCTTTGACAAATAATTTAGAATCAGAACCAATTATCAAAGCATTGTCAGTATCAGTCGATACTAATGAAGATATTACTACATCAGATGGGCCAGATTCTTCAATAAACAGTTTAGAATCAGAACCAATTGTTAAGGCATTATTGGTATCGGTTGATACTAATGAAGATGGCGCTACATCAGGCACAATAACCTCTTCGACAAACAATTTAAGATCTGCACCAACAGTTAAAGTATTATTAGCGTCAGCCGATATTAGTGATGATGGTACAACATCTCCTGTTCCGCCAGTCTCAAAGTTAGCAAAAGATATTTTACCCTCGGAATTTGTAATTACATTTTTGTTTGCATTTGCTATTCCTGTAGCAATAGGTTGTTTCGTTGTTAGATCATTTTTTATATTAGTAATTGCATTCAGAATTTCTTCAATTAATTCAGGATATTGATCTTCGATATCGGGATATTCACCAATAATAGTTTCATCAACATCGAATGATGCTGTTAGTGTTTTCCAATTATAATCATCGCTATCCATTATTTGTATATTAAAACGTATTGTTCCCGACGATTTAGATACGCCATTACCGATAACCCATCCTATTCTAATTTTGTCATCAACACTTGATACGTTGGTAACATAACTAGAACCCTTTTCTCCGTCTGCATTCCAATAATTTATTAATATAGTTTTTAGTAGCCTATCGACTCCATCATATTCTCTATCCATTAAAAATGTTAAAATTTGAGAATCGTTATCATTTTGCACCGCCAACACATAATCAGTTGGCATATTGATAGTTCTGTCTGTAACAATAATTTCAGGATGTTGATCTATTAAGTCTACCACTTCAAAAGAGTCATCAAATTCTATATCACGAATACGAACTGTATTTGTTGATATAATTCTATCACTATTTGGTTGTTTTATTTCAAGAAATATATCCATGTTTTCATTTCTTATAATTCTAGGCAAACTCCAAACCAAATAATTATCTTCTCTTTGCAAATAAAATCTAATATTGTTGTTTAAGACAAGTATTATATATTCTTCTATATTCTCAGCATTCTCGATTCTTAACTCGGTATCAGATTCTTGAAGTGTATATTCTCCAACTAGTCGATTACTTATTAATTTTAATATTTAAATCACATCCTTTCGTTATTTTATGTATACTCGACAAAAGCCGAGTTTGTTATTGTGGAATTAGAATGTCTACTTCAAATTCTATATTATCTATTATAAGTATACTTGGATACAAGTGAGTTTGCATTAATGTTCTAGTCACGTCTATTACATCGTTTAAATCATCGCTTTCATAAATTTCACCATCGACCATATAAAAGGCATACAATGGGCCTCGCGTTGTACTTGTGGATTGTAACAACAAAATACGAAACAATTTTATCACCTCAATCTTTAATTTTTACATATTTCTCTTTGCCAAAAATATTTTTTTTGAGCATTTTAGTCTCGCCATCCTCAACAATAAACTCCGGCTTTAAATTACCATCATAAGTTACTATATCGAATGTTTGTTCTGGTACAACTTCCTCAACATCAGACATAATAGTAACTTCTTCTTTGGATATTTCTGCGATTTGCGTTTTAAGCCCCTCTTCCAATTTTTGTATTTGTGCATATATTATTTTTATATTTTCATTTAGATTCAACATATTATTATTGACATTGCTTACTGTCGAAGTCAAAAATTCAATATTCGTTGTCTCTAATGGCAATTCTGTTGTATTGGGTGATGCAGTTGTAGTATTTATGGCTTGTGGTGTATTTAATTCAGCAATAAACATTGGATTACGATTGTATTTGCACCGACTATTTCTACAGACAATGCATAAGCGTGGATCGCAATGGTTGGGTACATTATTATAATCGGGCATTAAACATCAACTTTCATAATTTATTTTGATTCAGATAATTCTTTTTCTTGTATTTTTGTTAATTCTAATTCAAATTTTTCAAGATCAGAAACTTTAACATCTTCTACGTCCATTAAATTCGTGTAAATTTCAACTAAATAATTTAAATATTGCGCCGTATTAGGATGTATGGGCTGATTTTTATAAGCTTTAATATGATTACGAATATTTAACAAGAATTCATGCATCAATATCATTCCCTTAAAAGATTGCCCCTAATAATAAATAGAGGCAATCGACATATAATTTAATATGTATAAAATAACTTATTTCAGTGTTTATTTCTTGCGCTGAATTTTATCATGAACTTGTTGTTCATTTTCCATAATAAAACAACTATCCCATTGGTATTTATCATATTTACTCTCAAGTTTGTTTAACCACTTAATAGCTTTTGTATGTTTGCAAGCCATTTTTGTCATCATTGTATAATCAAACGCATGATCAAGTTGTAGATCTTTACATGCTTCGCCAAGTATTTTTAATGTCTCTTTTTCCCACTCTTTCATCGTCAGCATGATTTTTTTTACTTTTTCAACAAATGTATCGGCACTTATTGATAATGGGCTTACATTAATTTCATCCACCTTCATTAATAAGGCATCAACATACTTCATATTAGGAACAATACCAACTTCATGTATTGATATTCCATAATGCTTCAAATGTTTGTAGTTGCACATAGACTTTTCTGATAACTTTAATAGCTTTCTTTTTAATCCTAACGCATTAACCACATATGCTGCCGTAGAAAGCTTGTCATATGCCAAAGCACAAGCATATTCTCTGTCCATAACACGCTGATATGCACTCTTTGCTTTATTGTTGTCCATCGACAGTCACCCCTATTCTGTTACTGCGGCAGTAGCAGCAGCAGCCACAACTTCTGGAGTTATGATTGATTGACAGAATAATTCATTTAATAAAGTGAAGTGTGGTGTCACTGTTACTGGAGCGCCATTTGTAACATTACTAAACCTTAAGCATAGAAGTTCTCTCCTGCGTAAACGTCCTATTCTAACAGGGTTTCCAAACCTATCTAACACTGGAAATGAAGATGTACCAATACTTATAAGTAAAGGTTCGGTACCAGTAGCATCTTGGAACCTAACACAATAACGCAATTTGTACACACATGTATTCATAAATGTTTCAGGAACAACAGTGAGTGTTGCCGATGTTCCCTGAACTAATGTTGCATTTACTAATTGTAAATTATTACAACCAAATCCACAATCACAATTCATATATTTTTCCTCCTCAAAAAAAATAGGAGTGGATAATATCTCCACTCCTATAAGCACACGCTCTAAGCGGGATATTAAATATATAAAATATGTATAAAATTTTTAACTGTTAGATACAGCCGCAGCAACCGCAGCCATCCCTAAATCCATCTCTACGTCCGTCAAATCCACGTCCGTCAAATCCAAATCCATTTCCACAGCCCCAAGGATTGCATGAAGGGTAAGCAGGAATTGGGCATGGGCGAAGTTGGTTTACAAGGAAACTGTTTTGCATTAATTGACTGTTTTCAAATCTCTGATCTTGTAATTTGTCACGAAGTTCCTGAATCTCATTACATGTCATTTTGTCAATTACTCTTTGTGCATTTGCAGTATCGTTTGCCATAATTTCGCACTTGTTCTGTTGTGCTTCAAATCTTACTTGATCTAAGCCACGTTGTGTAGCACAGCAGCATTCTGCGAGTTGTTTTTCAAGCCCACAAGTAGCCAACTGATTGTCAAAACGAAGCTGATCTATGTTGCGATTGATTCCACAAGATTCTTGTGCAGTGTTGAACCGAAGCTGATCGATGTTACCATTGGTTTTGCAGCAGCATTCAATAGCCTCTATTTCGGCATCTTTTAAACCAATTGCTGTATTGAAAAAGCCTTGGGCAGTTTGTGCACCTAATGCACTGATATTGTTGTTAATGTTTTCTGTAGTATCACAAATTTCTTTGAAGATACTTTGTTGGAATGTTGCATTAGCATTGCGATCAATTGCGTTGTTTGTTTCGTTGAAACGGCTATTCATCGTGGTATTGATGAATTCTAGTTCTTTTTCTGCTGTGTGATTGTTGTTTTCGAAATGATGTCCACCACCATCGAAACCATCTCTACCGAAACCGCGACCACCGAGAAGAGCTAGGAGCAAAATCGCCCAAATTCCGCTGCCACCGCCAAAGCCGCCGTCACAACCACCATATCCGCCTCCAGTTGCGATCATGGGAATTCCACCTACGTCAACCATTTTAAAACCTCCTATTTTATAAAGTTTACAAAATATATAAGAAGCTCCAACATTAATTGAAGCTTATTATCAATTTAATTATAAAATGTATAAAATTTAGAAGTTCTGTTTATATCAATTAGTCATTTCAATATCAGATGCATATTTCCAAATATACCCATGATGAGTTTTCTGTTTTCCTTTACAGCACTTAGCAATATGTGACCAATCATGTCCATCGATCAATGTATCTTTCATAGTATCCCATCTTTTTATATAATTCATATCTTTATCATATTGAATAACTGGCTTTGCATTTGCTTCTCTGATTTTATATTTTGTTTCATCGCTATGATGTTTACCATAAAATCCATTTTCAATTCCATATAACCCATTCATATACCTAGGATTATCTTTACCATAAAAATGTTTCCCGTAAAAATAATTATCTTTACCATAAAGGCGTTTTCCATAAAAATAATTTTTTTCACCTACATACAAACCTCTATTTTTCTTTGTTTTACTCATTTGTTGTTTGCTTTTTTCTGAATGTTTAAATCCACGACTTCCATATCCACCGAGGCTCATATTATATCCATTAATATAAGCATCATATTTATCTATATAATAAATCTCCAATTCATTTAATTTGTTTTCATTACAACATTCTAATATTGTAAATTCAAAATTTTCATTACCATATTTGTTCCATGAATATTGGAGATGTTTATTATCATGTCTATTGTCATTTAAGTCCATTTTATGATGTCTCCATCTATCTTCAATATCGATACTCTGTCCTACATAAATTTTACCATTTAGCATATTTTGTATTTTATAAATCCCACATATTTTTTCTATTGCCATTTCAAACCTCCGATTAAGTTTAATGATTTATTATAAATCTACAATATCATAAGGCAAATCATTTGTCAAGAATTATTTCAAATTTATTTTTATATATCTAAAAGTGGACAATCATAAATAAATCGGTATTCACAATCATTTTACATATACAGAATAAAACCACTATGTATGCCTCCCTCTGGTACGCATATTAAGAGGCGTAGGGAGTCCTATTACCTTACTTTGAACTTAAAAATTCATAAGCAGCTTTTAAAGCAGGAAACTGAGCACTATCAACAGCTGTACCTTCTTTTGAATTGCCTTTAATGTAAACTTTGTCAATGCTTTCCATAGTTAATTCGGTCTTACCATCAAAACTAGGCCATCCATGAAGTGCAAAAATTTCAGGAAAATCCTTAATTGCTTTGTTATACTTAGCAAACTTAATGGCGGTATCAACATTATTAGTCGCATGTAGTGTCTTATACTGGTCTAGGTAACAATAACTCATTTAATTCACTCCTTAAAATATAATTATATTTATATAAAAATAAGTTTAACTTATTTCAATATCATTTAAAATTTCAAATGTATGTATAAAATGTTTAAAATATATTACTATTTCATTTGTTGATTTCCTTGTAAATAAGGTAAATACTGCTGCATCATCTGATTTGCATCCACTCCAAGCGATTTACATGTATTCATAAATACCTGCTGTTGCTCTTCTGGCGTTTTTCCATTCATCATTTGTTGCACTTGTGGCATATATTGATTTAGCTGTTGAAATTGAGGATTACTCTGCAACATTTGGTTTATCATTTGATTTGGATTTTGACTTCCCGTTGTCGCTTGTAACAGTTGTGCTATTAGATCCACTGCCTAACTCCTCCTTTAAGTTTTTTATTTCATTTTGTAAATTATTTATTCTTTCATATAGCTCTGAAACTTCGCCTTTTTCTGCGTATTCTTTGGGAACTTCAACAACTGGCTCGCTTTCATCTAATATATATGTGTTAAAAGCAGGATTTCCATTACTATCTATATTTTTTGTATAAATCCGTTTATTTTGTACACTTGGAAACACATATAAAGAAAGGTCTTCTAATACAGCCCCCCTTGCCTCCTCTTCATTTGTAACTTGTCTGCCTCTAACATAAGAAGGTTGTTGCTGAACTTGAGGAACGGCTTGCGGTTGCTGTACGACCGGCTGTTGATATTGCTGTACTGGTTGCGCAACCTGTGGTTGTTGATACTGTTGCGCTGGCTGTTGCTGATATTGCTGCATTTGTTGTGGCATAGGCTGTTGCGCATTTTGATTAAAATAGCCTGGATATTGTTGTTGTAATTGTGCCATTCGTTGTTCATATGATTCCATAGGCGAGTTATATCCATAACCATTGCCATAAGGACTGTTTACTGCCATAAATCTTCTCCTTTTTTTTTAAAATTCATAGCGAACTATGTAAAAACTCTTTGGGCAGGACTCGAACCTACAACTTACGGATTAACAGTCCGTCGTTCTACCATTGGACTACCAAAGAATATTTAAGGGCGGTGATGGATTTGAACCACCGTGCCTTTCAGTCGTGATTTACAGTCACGCGCAATCGACCGCTCTGCCAACCGCCCTTATGCCAGTAAGCATGGAAACTTACCATAACTGTTATTTGGAGGCTCGCAAATTGAATTCTCCACAAGCCATGCGCATCTCAGCGTTATATGTAGGGGTATAGACCCCATCATATCTATTCAAAATTTACATAATCGCTTCGCCTATATCCCAGCACAGCTCTATCGTCACTCTCAAAAGGTGCTCCATTTATCATTCCAGATTTTCCCTTTATGATCCTCTTAAAGAATGTACAAAACTTATATACTGGAAATTCATTTCCCTTTCCCACTTCATCAACAATTGTGTCAAACACAGTATTCATTGCAGTTAGCGTTTCTTTTTTGGTTAATTTAATACCATTCTCCAAAAAATTCTCCTGCAAAATATTAATTTGCTCTGATTTTTTTAACCTACTCATTTTTTCTCCTTTTAATCGGCTTGCTGATTTTTCCAGTCAAGACTTATGATTTATACTAATTTCAGTATGCGAATGTCATCCATGCAATCATCTTCAGAAACTATAAACAAGTTTTGAGATGGATTACTCGTCTTCCTTAGATCTTTGCTATGCATATCAACACCCGACAAACAGCCATTTGCAAATACATAGCTTCCATGCACTTCATCACTCGAAACGTGATGATAATGGGCAGTAAAGGCCGCATCATAAAATCTTTTAGTCATCAATGATAAATTCTGTATTATATTTGTAATCTTATCTTTGTGACCATGTGTTGCTAAATAATTCCAACCATATACTTCAAATGTGCAAATTTCATTATCAAATTCATTTTTACATATTTTTATATCCGTATCTTTTAATCTAACTTCCAAAAACCAATCTATGAGCAAACTGAAATTTTCTTTATCCAAACTTTGCTTTTTATCTGCAATTGCTCTTGAATGATTGTCTAGCGTGCTATAATATTCAATCTCGACATATTTACTCAATTCTACTAATAATTCAGCCAGAGTTTCTGAAACTGTCATTATTTGCACAATTAAGTCTTCCCTATTTTGTAATCTAATGGTCGAATGTATTATGCCAGAGATTAAATCATTTAGATTTACAATATATAGCTTTTCGAGTTTATGAAGCTTGATTGTATCTACCGTCTTTTGCATTAGTTGATTTATTCTATTTTTAAAAATATCTACATTATACTTATTTACAAAATTGTCTATTTCAATCCCAAAGTGCCAATCTGAAAGCACTAATATCCCCGATTTTTTAGTATCATACAATCTATCATATTCAAAATTTAGAAAAGGAATATTGTCATTAAAAGTCTTTGCCATATCTACAGCTATCTCTTTTAAGCTTTCAAATCTTGATATATCTCTTAATTGCTGATTTATATGAGTTTTGCAATCAAATAATTTATATCTTTCTTTTTGCAATTCGTATTTTTTCATATCAATATCATCAATATATTCCTGATCGTTTAACATATGCTTAAATACATTGTCATAATATTTGACTGCCATTTGATACTGTTTTCTATGTGCAGATTCTGTAAGGTAATCAGACTCATCTTCAAATAATTCGTGGTTAAACAAATCTCCAACTTGCTTCCATGTCATATCAAGCTGCTGATTATCATACATCTGACCAATGCGCCATATATATTGCTCTTTATTTTCGTTTGATCTCTTTTTTAATTCATTAATTTGAAAATCACCACACTTATTTAAAATTTTTTGTTTTATTCTTGAGTAACTTCTTCCTTGAAGTCTACACAGTCCAACATTTTTATATCAACGCCTATAAATCCCTTAATTTCGTTATCGAATTTGTTAATTACTTTGAGCTTATTGCAAACATACAGATGATCACAGTTATCACAAAGTTTGCTTTCTATCATATATAATTTTCTCCTTTAAAATTATTTTGAAGTTCTCAATATATTTTGTTTATTTTTCAAATTATACCTTAATCTGCTTTTAACGCGTTCCGCCTCTTCATCGCCAAATAAGCAATCATATGCGCTAATTAATTCTTGTAAGTTTGAGATATCTGTCTCTATATCCCTAGTAAATATTACAGAGTCTTGAATATAAAAACTTCCCCTGTCAGACTTTTTCTTCTGCGTCCGAGTGATTGAAACGTTAGGACATTTTTCTTTAATCTTTTTGGATTCTTGTTTACTGATCTTATGAATTTACTCCACCAACTTTTAGTTTATTTTTTTATGTTTTTGATATATTATTATTTAGTAATTCCGCACCGCCTCATACATACGGGCTTATCCGCAGTAGTTTGCCTAAATCATTTGCGGATGTGATTTTTGGCCAGCTTCGAGTCCGTTGTATTTTTGTTTAAGGAGGTGATATCTCATGGGGATTAAGAAAAAAAATAGAAAAAAGATAGTAACAACACAATACGGATATGGAAGCTTTATCCCTTCCAACAATCCTAATAAAGAAGAAAAAACAAATTCTCATGAGGAAAAATCTGTAAATAAATAGATTTTTTCTTAATATTTATTGGTGCGGAATCTTTTTAATTAATCTAGCTTTTAATGTAGGGTATATTTCGTATTTTTTAAGTGGTTTATTCTATGTTGTGCAACAATTTCTCCAACATTGTCAAAACGTTCTTGCAAATCATTTAGCTGATTTTCAAGAGCATTTATTTTTTCTTTTAGCTCTTTGATTTCGTTTTCCAATTTTATCACCTTTCTTTGATAGATTTGATGATTCATTTGAGTATAAATAAGGACAATTATTATCAATACATCCATTTATTATGCTACTTTTAATACTATCATCAGCCAATGCCATCTCTTCGTCTGAAACAAATTCGACTGCAAATGTGTAATTGGTTTTTTGACATAGCCATTGGACACATCTCTCATCTATTTTAGTTTTATTATTAAAGAAATCTATTTGACATTCTGATAAAGTTAAGTTTTCATTTTTCATTTTTATACTTCTTTCTTTGATGGATTTTTTCTTTTAAAATATTAAAATATTTGCTATACTTACATTAGGCATGATGTGATTAAATCCACTTGGAAACACACGTTCCCATTCCGAACACGCCGTTAAGCAAGTGGATGTTGAAAATACTACATTTTATGTGGGAAGATAAATTTTGCATTGCTGCTTAGTTCTATTGCCCAACGATAGAACGTTAAAGAAGATGCGTACTTCTTATGCACATCGCAAATGTAGCGCATTACATGATGTTGCTTTTTAGGGAGGGGTAATCTATGCCCTCGATGAAATCGAAATACGGTCTGAGTTACTCCTTGGTTGGAGGGGTTATCATGACCAAGTACGAAAAAATTATGCTTGCAATCAGCATAATCATGCTTGCTGTCACTATTTTTAAATAAATAGCTTGCAGGAAAGAGAGATCAACCAGTTCTCTCTTTTTTTATCATCTTTCTTTGGTGGGATTTTGCCCCTCCATATATGGTTAAAGTAGATATGGGTTATTTTACACTGAATTTAAGCCATTTCCCATATCTTCATTTGTGATTTTTCGGAAAATTTAGGCCGTTTTTTGTAAATTTAAGCCCGTACAAATTAATATTTCCATTTATTTTTTTTTCTAAATTCAACTTTTCTTCCCTATTGTTTATTAATAATTCAAAAAATAATTCTGTTTTTTGTGATGACAAAATATTAAATAGTTGTTTTGCCATATCCTTATATTCATCCAGATCAATACATTTAATTAGATAAATCATTGTATTATTATTAATACTCATTGTTTTAATTAAATTTAAAACATCATATTTTAATTCTGTCGATTTTATATATCTCTGATTTAATGACAAATTACTATCCCATATCATTTTTAATTTATAATTCAATACTCTTATTATTTTTATTATTTTATTAAACTGCTTATAATTAACATCCTTTATATTATACTTACTCAAATCAATAATATCACTAAACTTGCAAAACTCCTCAGTTGTCTTTTTATTCCTAAACTTATTCATAGCTCGTTGTAGATAATCCATAGAGGTGTTAAAGTTTTTGTATAAAATATTTGGATTCAACTTATATCCGTTGTTTAGTGTTATCATTTTGAAAAATTTAGGCTTAACAAACTTACCATCTTCATAAACTCTGTATTTTTCTTTGATTTTGTTTATTTCTTTGGCGTTATCAACTTCAAACTCTTTTTTGGCACGATCTATTTCAATACAGGACATGACAGCCAGTTTGCATATGTCGAGGTATAGTTCGTTTATGCTTTCTATGGTTTCGTTATGATTTAACTTATGCCAAAACCAACTATTCAACTCCTGGCTTAAATTAATTATTTCGCCAATCTTATTTACACTCGTTCTTATATCTAAATCGCATTGATGCTCCCAAGTATAATATCTATCTATTTTTCTCGCCTCTACAAAATTTGTAGGAATTTTAAAGTTATGATAATTTCTTTTGGCTATATCAATTAGCAACTTTTCGTTTGATATTAATATTTGATCCGAATCAAAGTCCGCTCCGTTCAATCTTTCCAATATATTATCATTAATACTATTGATACAAACAATCTCATTAGTTAAACCAAAATACTTATCAATCTCTTCATTGTGCTTATTTACAGGCAACCATACATTGCCATTACATACATGTGGGCTACGTGAAGCAATCAACTCTTCGCCATCATTGAAGTTTTTGCTATAAACAGCACCCACTTTAATCTCATTAGCACCATCAAACTGCCCAATCGAATGTTTCAACATTTCAAGTGGATTGCCAAACAATACAGAGTAGTTGCCTTTAATTAAAATATGTCCTTCTCTTGAATTGTTAACATAAGACTTAATGACTTTGGCTTTAAAATCATCGTACAACTTAGTCTCGTAAAATTTAGTATTTATTCCCATCAGTTTAAATATAATGTCGTTTTTCGTTATCGTTTCATTTTCGTCAAAAGAAATTTCGCTTTTGGGATATTTAATATGATATCTCAAAACATCGGGGTCTGTCCGTAGCAGATTTAAATAATCAATTGTGGGCTGCAAAAACTCAGTCATTTCATCAAAAGTAAATTGTAGTGTATTTAATAGTTGATAATGGGCCTGAACAAGTTTACCATCAAAATAATGAGTCTGTTTCTCATGCTTGACTATTCCAAAATCCTCATCCAAATTTTCAAGCCACTTTTTCATCATTTCTACTTTGTCTTTGCCAAACTTTAAATATTTTACACTATTTGGCGTTGTTATTAATTTTATGTCTTTAATATCTTCTGCCAAAGTAAATCCATTCAACTGATCGACCTGCGTAATTCCGTTGTCATCAAAAAATTTCTGTATTTTAGTTTTAAAAGAACAGGTTTTAAAAAAGCGATTACGAAGCAGCAAACTTCCAAAGTCTTTGTAGTTTTCGAACATAGATTCGTCTAATAGCGATTGTCCGTCCCATATTGAATTGCTTATCTCAACAGTTTCGTCTTTAGCTTCAAGCCAGCCATCAATTACCTTTACAGACACAACATTGTCGTTGAATATACTGTCATAGTCATCAATTAAAAGAATATTTTCTTTTTTTATTTTTAAAATATCTATTATGCTGCTTGAGGTTAGAGAAATATAACTTTCATATGCCGCCAAATCAATCTTATCGCCAATTTTTACATTTAGACCACAATCTTCCCATTTATGAAAAGGTGTATACAGCCTTTCGTTAATGAATAAGCACTTTCCGATACGAGAACTTCCTGAACTTCTCTTAAATCTCCTGTATTTTATTCCGTTAGAATAAAAACCATTCTCGTACAATTCATTGCGCAGTTTAGCTACTGTCTGCAATACTTTTATATTTTTTTTATTTACAACATAACATCCCAACTCTTCATCAAATTTAAAATAATCTCCCATCAATTCTGAATTAATATTATTTTCAACAGGCTGATTTAGCTTTATTGCGATTAATTCATCATCGACAATGCACACATTGTCAACAAACTCGCATTCTTTCAATGTGTATTCAAAAGCTACATACACATCTTTTCCAAATTTATTATAAACCTTATTGCTATAATTGAAATTAACATTTATAATATGATTAGTGAATTCTTTTCCGTTCTTATCAAAAAACGAAAAGTCAGACCTCCTATATACCTTTTTATAAATCTCTCTCAATTTTATTAAATCTAAACTATAATCAAATGCGTTGAGATATTTTTTGGTATTAATCTCATTATTTTTATTTTTTATATTATATCCTAAAATTTCATCGGCATCTTTGTCTGAAATTAAGTTGTTACTTATATACAAGTCTTTGGCCTCAGCAGTTAGGATATATACAGACTTTTTTTTAATTATAATGTTTCACTCCAATGCAATAAATTTTATAAAGCAAGAACTACACCCAAGGCAAATGCTTGGGCAAGTTCCACTATAAATTCAATTAAAAACTATTATATATTCCTCCTGGCGGCGCGTAAGTCCCGCCAGACGATATACCATTATTTACATTATTTTTTGGCACAGGCCCTGTATCCACTCTTTGCAATAATACCATATTTTTATTATTTAACATTTCGATTACTTCTGTAGTATATAGGGCACCTATCGCATTAATCACCCAATTATCCATATCAACACATAGAATATCTCCAAATGAAATATTGCCATTAAAAATCTCTAGCATCAAAGACTTCCGCTCTTCAAATGTGTCACCAATCATGTGGTACCTTACATTATTATTCATTATATTCTCTCCTTTAATTTTTTCCGGTGCTTCCAAAACCGCCCCTGTTATCGTTTCCCAAATCTTCAACCTCGACAATATTAACCTTATCCATCACTTTATTAATTCTAAACTGACAAATGCGGTCATTCTTACATATAAAAGTATTTTCTAGGGCATAAGCCATAAATCCCCATATATCATCATTGCCTGAATAAGATGGGTCAATTACGCCAAAATGATTGCACTGAAGAATTTTAAAATTCCTTGCAGTAGAAGATCGTGGCACAATATTTGCCTCATATCCATCGGGAAGTTGCATAGATACTCCCAACGAAATCAGCCTTATCTCACCTTTCTTAATAGTCACAGTCTCAGCGGCACGTAAATCAATCCAAGCGCCTATATCTATTTGCTTAATTTTGTCAATTTCCTTGTCATGATATTTAACTTTAATTTCTAACATTTATCATTCTCCTTATAATCCACATTTTGAATATCCACAATTATGACATGTTTTACAACCTTCCGACATTTCTGCCTCACATCCACATTCGGGACATACATTGTTTATTATTGTGGCCTGTAGAGAAGACGTAATATTTGAAACGCTGCAATCTTCTACGTCATCACCAAACTCTTCTTGAACCTCATTATACATATCTTTGATTGCATGAGCTATCGCACTAGGACAACATATCCCTCTTGAAGTATCGCACTTTGTTGATCGCCTTACCAAATATGAAGGACACGCAGGAACACTAAGCAACTGATCTATTGCATAATCAAGACTCATGCCCGTTCTTAGCGCACCACTTAATATACGAGATAATCCAACCATATACGAATTGCAGCCTCCACTACTTCCATGATCAAGAAATACTTCATATAGTGTGCCATCTATTTTATCAAAGAAACAATGAACATGAACAGAGCCACAACCCGTTACAATCTTTCGCTTTCTGCCAATTAAATCGTCTGAAGAATTTAGCGTTGTTCCCCAAGGTAGATTTTCTACTCTATTCGGTTCCAACTTAACACTATCTTCGCTTATACTGGTCAAAATACCACTACGACTACAGTTGTCTCTATATAAAGTCAACCCCTTTAAGCCCGATTCCCAAGCCAACATATATAAATCTTCAACTTGATCCACTGTAAAATCTTCTGGAACATTGACTGTTGAACTAATAGAAGCGTCTATATGCTTTTGCCAAACTGATTGCATTGCCACTCTGTCTTTATAGTCTAATAACATTGCGTTGGTAAAAAAATCAGGGAGCATACTTTCGTCAGATAAATTAAATTGATCCATAAACTTTTTTACTATAGGTGTGTACACAGTGTAATATACATCTTCGCCGTGTAATGATTCAGTTTTTCGTTTATATCCGTAATTGTAAATCGGTTCTATACCACCGGATATTCCCAGCATGGTTGATAGTGTGCCTGTAGGAGCGCATGTTAAGAGCTGACTATTTCTCAATCCATACCTCATAACAATATCTTTTGTATCCACAGATGCATTCTCAATGAAAAACGGACTACTTAATACGGCATCCCTGTTGTATTTGGGGTAACAACCAAACTCTTTGGCCAGTAAGGAAGAACTTGCTAATGCTTGGTCGATCATTATTGATGCTATACGATTACATAATGATGATGATGTCTGGCTTCCATATTTGATTCCCATTTTTATTAACATATCACTTAAGCCAAAAATTCCCAAACCAATTTGTCGCCAATCCCTAACACTGTCTTGCTGCTCTTGAAGTGGATGTAGTGGCAAACCTTCGTCCAGCACATCGTTTAATGCTTTTACAGAAATATCTACAGTCTTTCTAAAATCTTCATAATTAAAATATACAGCTTCACTAAATGGATTTACTACAAATTCAGATACATTTATACTTCCGAGTAAACATGAACCTCCACTTGGGAGCGGCTCTTCGGCGCAATTATGAACAATTATTCCATCAACCACACCCCAATGAGTTAATGGTTCTGTAAAATCATAAACAGTTTCAATTCCTAAATGTTTAATTGACTTAACATATGGCGATCTTTGAATAATTACACATTTTAATGCCTCTGTCTTATAGGAGTGTATGAAGTTGATTTTTTCATAAAAAGTTATTATATCTTTAATGCGGACTATATTTAAATCATAACTTTCTTTGCACCGATATGTTCCATTATCAAATTTATTATTTTTTGATTTATTTGTTGTTATATATGAATGTATGCCAAAATCATTTAATAAAGTATATTGCAATTGTTTGATAAAATCTTTACAAATAGACTTATATGCAATTCTCCCACTGCTGATAACACTACCATTGGCAGAAAAGCATCCTTTCAAGAAAGATTTCTTCTGCTCTAAACTCCATAAATCATAAGTTTCAGGAAGCAATCTTATAAACATTGTGTTGTGAGAAAATTCTAATTCTAAAAGCTTATCTTTATAATCATACAAACAAATTGCTCTATTATTTTTAAATTTAAAATTGTCATCAGAAAACAAATTTAAAACTTCAGAATCTTTTGCACCAATATTAACAGTTATATATTCTACACTTTTGTCCAAATCATTTAATTGTCCGTCACCTTGTATGAATCCAAGTTTAACATATAAATTGTCATACATATTGTCATTATAAATTAGTGGCATTACTCTTTTATGATATAAATCCTTAGCTTCGCATTGTTCGCCATTATTTAGTAAGAAAATATGATTGGGAGTGCATTTAATTATTCTGCCATCTTCAAATTTTACACTCATTACTTCCTTTTCGCCACTATTCCAAACTCTGCTTTCAGAAATCTGTCCATCTTTATTAATTATTTTTATACTTTTTCCTGCAAGCTCATTAAATGTTTTATACCCTTCTGTTGTCAACAACTTCATATCGCCTGTAAAGCATGGATTAACACCGGCATATTCGAAGTTTTCATCTTCAGATAATAAACTCCAACTTTTTATCCTGTCCCACATTAAAAATCCAGGCTCTGCCATACTCCAATTGCTTTTAGCAATTTTATAAAATAAATCTCTAGCATTGACTATCTTCGAAATAACTTCGCCCGTTTCTTGTCTTGTATAACTCATTTCCCAATCTAAATCATTTTTTACAGCATTCATAAAGTCGTTTGTTATTCTTATAGATATATTGGCTTTTGTAATTCGTTCTAAATCATTTTTTACTTCTATATATTCTTCCAAGTCTGGATGATTGCAGTCTAACGAAATCATTAATGCTCCCCTACGATTGTTTTGACCTATTAGTCCAGTAACTAATGAATATAAGTCCATAAAACTTACTGCGCCTGTTGTTGAATGTGCGGCGTTATTGATCTTGGCGTTACGTGGGGATAACTTTGATAAATCAATGCCACATCCACCACCATAAGAAAATGTTCTAGCTAACTTTGTTGCACATGCAAATATTGATTCCAGGTTATCTTCTGGTGGTTCAATTACATAACAATTGCTGAGCGAAATTTTTCGTCCTTCATTTTGTAATCCTCTGTTTGCCAGTATCCTTCCACCAAACAGAAATTTCTTATCTATAATTAACTGCCTAACTTCATTGTCACTACCAGACACCCTATCTAGCCACTTTTCGAATGTTTCATTCTCGTATTGGTATTTATTCCTCCATATATCTACCGCTAATTGCGAATCCAACCAATCACATTCGTTTATCACTTGCGTTTTGTTATCAATTGTAGTCATATCATCTCTTCTTTCTACTTATATGATCTCACAATTTTATTTAGCCTGAGATTTTACATATACACTATGATGTGGCTAATTTGTTTAATTATTTATTGTAGGGACTCACATTAGTAATCATTTCAATAAGTTGATCCATACTAAGTTCACTACCATTGACGATAGGCTTTCCTTTTTGTGTTGGGGCCTCGGCAATATCATAAGCTTTACAAACCTCCAAATAAATTTCTTCATCAAACATTTTAAATCACCTCTAATCAACTAAAGTTTCGCATGAATATCCAAGATTTGTCGTGTAATAAATATTTTTAATACCTAAATCCTTAATCATTGCCATACAGCTAGGACATGGATGCGCAAGCGCCGGTTTTCCATTTTTAAATTCGCGGTATGTGTAAAGTTTAACTTTGCTCCAGTCTAAATCCATATCCTTAATGCGAATTAAACAAGCAATTTCAGAATGCAATTTTCCCACATCATACCCATCAAATCTAAATCTGTTGTACTTGTACTGTATCACATGCCCCTTATTGGAATTAAATCCACTTGAAATTATTGCATTTCGATAAACAGCTATTGATCCAATATGAACTTTTTGAAAATCCGACAATTCAGATACCGCCTTTGCGCATTTAAAGTATCGAATATCATTATCATTAATCATATATCTATATCATTTTCGAAATCCGCATTATCTCCAGATTTTATTTTCTTATACTCAATTCTATATAAATAATATTTATTTTTATATTTATCATACGTAACAGAGTATTTAGGAGTTTTGTTCTGTAAATAAGTGGCCTGTATAACTTCATTTTTAGTCATAATATTTTCTATCCTCCCATTTAGATATATATTCATTATATTCTAATAAATATTCTTCCTTGTCTCTATTAATATGTCTATAAATATATTCGTCAGTAGCATCTTCTGTAATTGGATAATAATGTCGGCACTTAGCTCCATTAGTCTCACCACTACAACCCATATCTGCAAATAAACAATTCTTACAACTAAGTTTATGTCTCTCCGTTTTTGTCATAAATTCTACCGCCTTTGTTGTTGATATGCATATGTTCACCCCTTAACTATTGCGGAATCAATATTTTTCACCAATAATATTATCTATTTCATCTTGTTGTTGAGTAGCTTTCTTGTAAGTTTCAAACAGCCTTTCAATAAATATACTATATTGCTTTTCAAAATGTCTTAATGACTTGTAGATGATATTATATTTGTGTTGTGTCTTCTTCAATTTGTATTTTGCCTTTGCTAATCTTATACCGAATTCTTCATCAAACTCATCTTCAGAACTACATCTTGCAATTGCTTTAAGCTGTTTACCAGCATAGTAACCGGTGCAAATAACTACTTTATTTTTATTATCAATTTTTATTTTCATAATTATATCCTTTCTTTTAATCTAACGCAACTTTGTATCTTCTGTCATCCTCTATACACTCTTGATTATCTCCAAATAGTACAAAAGTAAATTCAGCGCTATTATCCGCTTCGTTATGATGTACTTTCACCATCTTAATAACTTTATTTCTATACTCTTCTGGTATTTTATTTCGTACACCTCCCTCAATTTCCTGTGCTGTCATGTATGTCTTTATTTGATATATATTATTATCCATTCTTTTCGCGCTCCTTTAGCGCAGCATCGGCTTCATCTTGGCTAAGAAACCATTCCGAATACATATCAATCGCTCCCCAGCCCACATCAATATTCCAATCATGACTAGTAATGTCACCAACATAATATATACCGCTAACTTGTTTTTCAAATATTTGTTTTCTATGCATCCCATAACCAAAAACATATACTATGTCGCCATGTTTTACATTTGGTAATTCCACTGTATTTTTAGCATGTGCTATCCAAGTCTTACGGTCAGATGCGATATGTGCTAACCTTTGTATAAGTGACTTTTTAGATTTACATATTTCATCACAAGCTTCCCATGTACGCAACGGACAAGTATTACAATCCACATCATTCCAAGTTTCATATTCGGATTTAATTTCATCATACATAACTTCAAGACATTCTGAAGCGTGTTGATATTGCAACGCTTTAAGCTCCATTGCGCTTAACTTTTCCTTCAAAACCTCAATTTCACACATCGCAAGTGATTCAATGCCCCGTAGAGATTCTGACAATTCAGACACATTAGTCATTACAACTCTCCTTTTTTCTCACTCTCACTTTCCCATTTTGCCAAGACCATGCCATTCAAACTTTACGTTATCCGGTGTAAGACAAATCCAATCGCCATCACAACAAAATGGATATGATTTACAATATCTACACTCTCTACTTCCTGTGATAACATCAATCATCTCTGCGTTTTCAACTTGTAGGATAACAATTTCCTCTGGAGTTAGTTTGGTATCTTGATAAGCGCAAAGTTCGTGAAACATGTCAATATCTTTATATTTTCTATGTGCTGCATGAAAACCAATTTTACTTAATTGCTCCATTAAATCACTCCTCTAAAAAACAAAATAGGTTTAAAATATTACTTAATATCATTTCATCTTCTGTAATCTTTTTTTTATCGGCGCTATTGAACAGTAAATCCTTATCGATATTAAATCCTTGGCTTTTAAGAATGACACTTGCAAGGTTTCTTTCTGCTTCTCTTGCACGATCATAGTCTTTTCCATAATAACATTTGATATATTCATTTTGCGCTTGTAACAATTCTATTTGTGATTCTAAATACTCAACCCACCAATCCCTAGCTTTGATATCATTTAGTAATGTCGGTATGTCATTTAAACTATCGTTTATACAGTTGTATACTGTATCGCTAAAAAATCCTTTTGTCCTTTCCTGCATTGCTCTTGCTGTTTGATACCTTGAAATAATACTATTCATTTTTTATCTCCTATTCTTGGTTTATGTGCGTAAAATTTTAATAAATATTTAAAATTTTCGTTATCAATTGCCGTAGGCAGTCCCATACGGATAAAATCTATATAACCATTAGAAATACTCATAATTTTCCAAACTTTAAAAGCATTACAGTCATCATAAAGACGAAACCACTCTTTTGTACTTTCTATCCAAACTGGCTCCCCGTCCATCTCCCGTAACTTTTTCAAACTCAATGACTTTTGCTGGGTGAGTGGTTCGCCACACCAGCCGCAAAAACTATGAGCTATATCTTCAATGATTTTTCCGCAAGCAGCACAATAAGGGAATTTTTCAACTATATATTTATTATCCTTATCTGACCAGACATGACGTTCATTGTACTTGACTCCATTCATACATCTTCCTCCCTCCTCGGCCACGGCTCCAGCTGGGTGAGAGGTTCCATGCATATAGGACAACATTTTATTTCTATCGCCCATTGGCAACACAAAAACTGTATTTGCTCATCAGTCATGTTTTTTGTCAACCCTTGAAATAGTCTGAAATATTTAGGGTTAATATACGATTTCATTACAGGTACCTTCCCAATGTATTCAATGCGCGTTCCGTGTAAATCATCGAATTTAGAGCCATCATAATAAACTTTATCGGTCAATGGTTTTTCACCTCTGCAATACTCACAACTCATAAATTTTCCTCCCTCGGCGGTTCTGGTACATTCGCTGGCATCCAATGTGTAAAGTAGGTACCATAATAAGTCATACCATTATCTGCCCAATAAAGCCCCTCTCCCACATATTTCGCAAGTATAATTTCTTCATCAACAGAATAAGCCCATACCAATTGTCCGATATTGTCTGGTGGTTGTTCTTCATTCTCAATCCATCCATCCGGCGTCCTTTTCTCATCAAACTGTGCCTGAAGGATTTGAATTGCCAAATTATAGTATTTATCTCTATTTTCATAAACAATTGGATCTCCGAATACTTCATCCATAACAAAATTTCTATCCTTGTAATTTTTTAAATGCTTTATTACCTGTTCAATATCATTGCTCATATTCTCCCCCCTTCCGCTCTACAATTTATAATACATATCGGAACTCCATTTACTGCCCCTAAAAAATCTTATAATTGAATCCAACAGACTGCGCTCCGGTTTAGTGCCCAAATCTAAAGCATCCAACTTAGCCTCGCCATACGGCATAACTTCATCTCCATGAATTTCATACCCACCTCGCCTCGTCAAACTCTCAATATATTGCCTTTCCTGCTTTTTAACTCCAGACTTTAAATACATTTTTTTCGTTGTAGTTTGTAAGGTTAAAACGTATTCTCCGCTTTCTGGCTCATAATCAGGACTTGGAAGATCTTGAATTGAATATATTTTGCCATACTCGACTGAAAAATTTGTTTTTTGAATACTGGGAACTTCTGTGGAAGATTTTGGAATTTTAGCAATAATAGGATTGCCTCTACTACCATGTACATATGTTTCTTCTATGCAACAACACGCTTGTTGTTGAGCGTAAAAATATGAGGCAGGAGGTGTAGGTATTTTATACTTTGGCATAGGCGCTTTGCATTGGCCACATTGAGGTATAGGTATGGGTCTTAGTGCATCAATTAAAATTTGATTTTGTTTTGCTTGCTCAATCTGCATTTTAGCTTGTTGAAGTCGCTGTATTCCTTTTCCAATCTCCCGCTTTGACACGCCCATCATATCGCGATAACTATAACTTTGAATATAGTCATACAAATCTATAAATATTGTGATGTTGTTACGATGTAATGCCATCCCATCATGTTTACTTAAGTAATTATAGAGCGATTTACTAACAGGAATTCCAGTTATACGATATACATCTAACTCTCTCTCATTTTGAACCATCCAGTGTACTATTGCCTCAGTGGGAAATTCGGTATAAACAGTTGCTCCACCACTTCTATAAGAAATAAGTGTTGAATCATAAGCAGTTGATCCTTTAACATTTTCTATGGCTACATTGTAATCTGACAAATATAACATACCCAAAAGATTCTCTAATCTGGCAATATCGTCTGCATAAATCGAAATCATATCTTTTTCCTCTTAATAACCATAAATATTAGAAGCGTTGGCGCAAATACAATCAAAACTATAATTCCCTGAATTTTATTTCCGTTACTAATATCCAAAACATCATTTATAAGTTCTGAAATTTTCATATTTTTTGGCATAATTAAAAGAATGAAGTCAAATAATATCCATACCAGTAATACTAAAACAATTCTCAAGTCTACTCCTCCTTTGGCATTTTATTAATGATATTATCATATTTGCATTGTAACACTTCAGCCGAGTGAGGGTCATTCATATCAATCCAACATGTTCCGCAAAATCCACTTCGAAGATTATCTAGGTCTTTTAATACCCTATAAACTATCCTCGCTTCGCTTTCAGTCATTTCAATTCTAGCCGTAAATACATCATCAGCAGACAAACCCATTTGATATAATAATTTTTCTTCTTTTTGCGAATTCTCAATCAAATCAGCAGCTTCGCTTATAATATACGGCTCAGGTTCTGTCCATACATAATGGCATCCACGCGCAAAACATTCTGCTCCAACCAATTCTGCATAATCTACTTGAGGCGGCAACATTTCGCGCAATCCCTTTACAATTTCAGCAGCAATCACAATCAATCCCCCTCTACAAGTTTAATTAAATTCTCAATTAAATCGGCAGCTTCATTTATAACATATGGCTCAGGATCATCTATCCATTCACGCAATTCCTTTACAATTTCAGTGGCAGTCATAATCAATCCTCCTTTGGCTTATAAAATAAGCAATAATATTGTGCGTTTGAAAAAGTCTTCTGCAACCTACTACAATAATGCGGTTCAATTCCGTTTAGCGATACTCCGTGGTATTTACATGTACTGCAATCCATCATTTGTCATCCTTTTATAATTTGATTATACACTATTCATTCTTATTTGTCAAGTATTTTTTCTGTCTATTTAAATACTGAATTTTGCTCTATTATCTTCTGCCCGTCTCTGAACAATCGCATTCGTCATGTGTTTTCATACAAATACCACAATGATCGTCCCAAAAACTATCATATAATAAATTCCTCCAGTTAAAATACGTTCCTTTACACAAACAAAACGAATCCTCCTGATTATTCCTATCTATAATTCTTATACTTTCATTTCCATTATTCGTACTAAGATCTTTCAATTCAGACAAACATTTTTTACATATGCCCACAACTCCCGTTGGCCCAAAATCATTCTTTCTCATTATAAATATTTCTGTATCGGCGCTTTGTTTGTTGCAAACCTCACAATTAAATTCCACTGTTATGCTCAACTCCCCTCAACACATCGCTATGACCGACAATCATCATATCAATCAGCGCTTTCTGATACTGGAATAACTCAACACTCAAAATGTCCTCAACATATTCCGATGGACTCTTTTTCACTGTATCATTTTCCACCTTAAAATTCCCCCTAATGGTTATTCCGTTGTCAAACTGCACATATCCCTCGCCTGTTCCATGTCCGCAACAAGCATTCATTACATTTCCAAGATTTGCTATACAATAATCTTGCCCATATTCATTTGGAGACATCCCACACTTTTTGCAAATATGTGGTGTGCATCTACTCTCAATTGACGATTGTCTCTCAATCGTATAAACTCTAATATACTTCTCCAATAAATCTGAAATATTATCTTTGCCAACAATATTTTCAAACGCATCTCCCAAATCCTTATCAATTTCAATCGAGATTACTTTATTCACTTTTGCCATGCCCTCCCAACACTTCTTTATGCCCAGCAATCATCATATCGAGCAGCTTAGGATGATTGAAGCCATACAGCCCACAAGCAAAGAAATCATGTAACTCAACAATATCGCTTGCTCCATTCCAATCAACCATGATATCTAAAGTATACGCCCGCTTCTCGTAAGTGTCAACAATTCTTTGCACATAGCCTTTATCTGGCATTACCCACTCATTGCCGAGATAGTTTTTTATTCCTAAAATTTCGCCATCATACACAAAGCAGCGCCATTCTGAAATAATATCATGATTCCACTTGCTTATAAAATATCTGTCTTCTGGAAATTCAAGCGTTTTATCAGGAATAAAATACGCTCCATTGACTTCTGCCTTAATCTTAGTGGCCGATTTTATAAAGTAAGTACCTTTAAAAAAATCGTCACCAATAAAATCATTAACATCATCTTCCACAAAACAACCTCTTCTTACAAATTCGAATAATTCTTCTGGAATGTTTAATGGCTTAATATTGTCAATACCAAGCATCCGGTAATAATCTAAGCAAAATTTAACGCTTCCAACGGGAATTGTTTCATATCTGTAGTCGGGAACATATTTTTCATAGCATTCCAAATAATCATCTTTTGCAAATATAAACCAATGATTATTTTGATTGAGCCATTTACGATACTCGATAGCTTCAATTGTTGCATATCCGAAATCTTGTGCTGGCAATCTTACTCCTTCAACTACTTTGGATTCAATTAAGAATAACATTTTTACCTCCTAACGACTCTTTTATTAATTCATCTACCTGTGGTGAAAAATTTGTTTTAACTTTCACTTGTCACCCCTCCTTATTTGTGGTGAAGAAATTCCTTTGGCAGGGTTTTCGGACATTTTTTTTATCAATTTCTCTGCTTGATCCATGCTAATTGCTTGAGCGTTCTTTCTTTTGAAATATTTAAGCATTTCTTGCTCCAGTTCTTTATTCATTACTCATCCTCCCCATCTGCGCTCAAAAACGCTTTCCAACATTGCGCACAAGTAACCGGCAATCCTAAAATTGAATTGCATCGAGCGTCTGGTGCTGGTGGACATCCATAGTCCGCTAAAATTTTACATATTTCATCATCCGTTTTATCAATATTGCGCAAAATACGCAGCACTAAATCATAATCATTCTCAGCCTGATAATGCTCACCAAATGAGTAGGTGGTATTTTTTAAGTGCTCAATAAGCTTGTTTAAATTTTCTCTCATAAAAATTCCTCCTATCGCCTAGCAACAAGATAAAGATTTAGGTACAACCCTCCGCAATACCCGCAGTCACTTTCAATACGACTAAAATCCGTAACCGCATATTCAGCTCTGCGCTCCTCGATATCTTTTCCGCATTCTTCGCAAATATTCAAATATTCTTCATGGCTATATTCATCTATGACATATGAAAATGCACTGTGCAACAAATCATGCAAGGAATTTCTTTCATAAACATCTCGCTCGTTCTTAAACATTTTTTCTACAAAGCCAAATGGTTCAACCTCTGCGGAATTCCATCCATATTTACCCTTAGCTTTTTGAATAAAAAACTTGTCAGAAGCATTCGCTAAATATTCGTTGGTTAAAAACTTGTTGGGGAGACAATCAGTCTCAAACAAATCCCAATCTGCGCAATAGGCTTTATACATGTTTTGCTCCGGCTTCATCCACAAACATACTGGAGCGTCCGTACCAAAAGGATAATGGTCTGAGCAAATAATAATTTCTTCATAGCCGCTACACGTTTCCGCTATCCACTTTTCGGCATCTGCCAATTCATCAATCGTCCTCTGGCGATATTCCTTTGCGGTTAACATATTTAACCCTCCATCATCAAAGCTACTCGCACAGAAGTTATTATGATTATACCTATCAAAACAATCATCAATTTAACTTCGTCTACGATAAAGCATTCAAGAGTTTTTGTCACCAAGTTTTCACACTTGTCTAGTAAATTCATTCCGATCCCTCCTCGTCTCCCCACACCTCCGCACAAGATAGTTTTTTGTCCAACTTCAAAATGAGTAGACTTGCATCTTGATGTTCTCCACATCCAATTTGCACCGCTGCATAACCATCCGCTTCCCAGGTGTTGTAAACTGAGTCATCAACTGTAACGTCTGTACAGTAATAATCCCCCGATTCAAAATCTGCTTTGCTATCAGCCCAATACAAACAATTGTTGTATACAAACCAATACATGTCAATATAGCTTGTGTCAATATACAGTTGCACCCGATGATCCTCCTTTATGCCAAAGTATGCAAAAATTTCTGCTTTTGCGCTTTCATATTTGTCTAGTAGGTGTTTAAATTTCATTTTGTTTCATCTCGCTTTCCGATTTAATATTTTCAATCCATCTTTTTAAAATATTTCTCATTCTGCTGCTTGGAATATACAACCATATTTCGTTACCCTCCCTTATTGCCGACCTCCATATGAATTGTATCATTTCGCTTAAAGCATAAGACTCTTCATCTACCTCAACGCCATTCATAATAAAAAAGTTTTTAATATGTGGGTTAAAAAACTTGTTAACCAAATAAGCAATTGCAATTCTGTCTTTGTATTCATTTGTTGCCCTCATATTAGAAGATAGAAACCCCTTTGTGTAACCTTTACCACTGATCAGTGGTTGATAATCCTTAAATGTAGTCCATAAATTTAGTTGCGTTTTAGTTTTAGTATAATGTTTAAAAAAATTAGCAGTATTATTTTTAAGCACTTGCATTAATCTGTTTTCTTTATTCCTATAATACCAGCTAACCGAAAGTGATGTTTCTAAATCTCCTATTTGATTTAATTTTTCTATATCACATATATTAATTAATTTATCATAATTTTGATAATTGTACTCTATTACATCACTTGTTAAATTATAATTTTCAACATTATCTCCCGTAATGTACAAATAATCATATTTAATATTATATAAATCAAAATAATATTTTTGTGTCTGTGCCTTAAATAAATAAGTTAATATATATATTTCTTTAAAAGCTTTAAAAGTAGATATTGGAAATAACCAAAGGATTGCAACGTTATCATATATACCAATACATTCTAATTCACATAATCTTTTATATTTCTCGAATTCGCCCTCATACGTGCTCGCTGTCCACTTCAATAAATGTCCATCAACTATTTCTGTATATTTTTCTAATAATGTATCCAAATCATCTTTGCTTATATCTAATGGCTGTATAACATCAGCCACCTCATCCATCACAAGTACATAATTATTATTATAAGCTAATTCAATTATTTCTTGGTCAAACGATCTGAATAAAGAATGAGTTGAAACTATATTTACTCCTCTTTCAAATAAATATTTAATTCCTCGGATTTTAGATCCATTCGTTTTCTTTGTTTCGCTCTTTCCAAATGCATCTGGTTGTCTAAATTTTTTACTTGGACACTTTTGTATTATCCTTTCAACCTCGGTCAAATATGGTGTGATGTACAAAAATTTAATATCATCATCGCACTGATTTATATAATTTATCAATGCGGACGTTTTACCCATGCCCATTAACGCATCTACAATTTTTATCTCTATGATTCATACCCTCCATTTCTATTCGGAACTTTTTTTAAGAAATAAGTTCCAATACCAATTTTTAAATGTCGATTTAATCACGTTGTCAATTTACTTGAAAAATACAAAAGTTCCAAAATTGAAATTTTATGTCAGTTTTAAGCCATTTGTAAGCCCTTGCCTATAAGGAAATATATTATAAAAGTTCCAAAATATTTTACAATTTTGACCGATAACTTATATGGTGCCAACTTTCCGTTTTTACGCGAGCCTGTCACGGTTTACGTGTAATTTTAATCATCTAAATCCACATTTTTATAATCCAAGTATATCACATAAAAATTCCGTTGTCAATTACATTTCGGTTACATCTCCTATTATATTTGAAACGATCAGACAACGACATTCCCCAGCCGTTACGTGTGGCATTTGACACACAATTCGACATTCGTTCCTTTAAAAAATAAAAAAAAGAAAGGTTTTGACCTTAAAACTATAACAGCCAGTAACTTCCGGTCAGCCAACCAGAAGAAGATTGCCTGTAACAAAAAAAAAGGAAATGATGGACGGTTCAGCTATACACTCAAGCATTGTAACCGTTTCAGCTTCAAAGGTCAAGACCGTGGGGATACCCCACACCCCGCTTAACTCTCGGTTAAGCTAAAAGATCTTTTTCCAGTAGACATGTATGTCTTTTGCCACTCATGTTTATAGCTATGTAAAGGTATCCCCCGCCCAGTAAGTGGCTAAACAGAAATGTGCCGGTTAGAGGCATTTCGTTTATCGAATGTTTCAAATATAATATAGGTGCTTCGACCCGATGTCGCTCAAATCCGCATGTCACCAACGTTCCGCTACATCTAAGCTTAATCGCTCGCCCATTGAACAATCAATCGCTTGGCTCCGTTTCGGCTCAAAGTTAGGCTGTGAGCTGAGTGTAAGATTGGAAATATTGGGAAATTGTTTGGTTAATTGTGAAAAAGTGTAGGAATAATGAGGGAAAGTTGATTTTTGTGAGGAAAGTTTGAGAATGGGGAGATTTTTTGATTGTGGAGGAGAGAATGGGGATGTGATATCGATGTAAAGGCCGATATAGGTGATTCGGAATCGGAATTGGTTGAGAGTGTCGAGAAATATGGACTGGAGGGCTTTGGTCTTGCCAACCTGCCATGGGATATGCGAACGCACCCGCCGGTGCGCAAACCGGTATGATTTACGTGATTTTTGTAACCAGTTTATGACGGCTTGCGACGTGTGGGCGTGTCGTGCATCCGCTTGTCACGTGCATATCGTCGCAACGTTGTGTCGTGCTATGCCCACATGTTCGGCCCTAGCCTCCTTTTCTCCGATGGGCTGCTTTTGAAGCCTTACAATACATCATTTATTCCCTTCATTCCCTCTATTCCCATCATTCAATCCATTCTTTCTACTCATTCACTTCAATTTCTTCCCATTATTCACCCTTTTCATTTATATTTATCCATTCATCCTTTTCAATTCATTCAAACTACACCAAATTTTCAAACAATTATCCTTCAAACTATCCAATACAGTTATCAATACTGCGTTATTCGTGATCCAGCGGCATTTATTTAATTACGGCGAATATTCCGACAATTCATCCCGTCAATCTGTACAATTTACGCTTTAACGGCGGCTATTTTATCGTTATATGCTGCCACAATCGTTTTAGGGCGCTGCTTGATACAATGTACCAACGACATCTATCGTCGCTCTACGTGCATCCTGTGACCATACGGCGGCATACGGCGCTTAACGGCGACGGCTGTAACATATGTTTGTGTCATATTGCACTAGCGGCATGCTGTTTTATTGTGCACATTGCTATATTTTCTATGCGGCTTGTTTTTGTCGTGTTTTTGCTTGTGTCGTTGCTTACATATGTGAGATAATAACATCCTAACAGTTAATTGTTAGGGCAACGGCACGGCCAATGATGCCATACATAAAGGAGATACAACCATGAAAAAGGCTAATTATTTAGACAAATTGAACAAGTCCATAGAGACTTGCAAGCGCAATATCATGGCCGAAAACAAGCGGCCACAGCCTGACCACAGGGTTGTCAAGTCCACGCTTGACAGGCTTGCAAAGCTGACAGCGGAGGTTGAAGCGTTACAGGCAACAAGCACCGACAGCTTGATTGTCAGCAAGGCAAAGCAAGCTGTATATGTAGCATGTCGTACGATACACGCCAAAACGGGCGACAAGCAAGTCGAGTCTGTCATGCTCAACTTGTACATGTCAGACAGGTTTGATGATACTATGGGTGTATCATCGGACTTGTTGGGCGTGGCTGCATTAGCTATAGTCGAGACGGCGCAAGCAAGCAATCTTGCGCTTGACAGTTTCTTGGCGTGTGAGTATTACGACATGCCGTATCGGCAGTACACTAACAAGAATGGTCAGGAGGCGTACCACACGCCTTTTAGCTGGACATTGACACAAATCAACAAATCTATTCACGCTCAAAAGACAGGGCGTGGACGTAAGACAGTATCAAATTACGCCGTTGTGCGTGATGCTGACTGTCACGTATATAATGCAATCAGCGGGGAGTTGACGGGGATTGAAACATTTGAAACCCGTCAAGTAGCTGTGACAAGCTCATACGCAATAGAGCTTGTCAGCCTTGACGCTGTTATTGACGGCGCTGGACTAGACGCAAGCTCTTACGACATTGAGCGGGATAGCTCAATGGACTTAGAGAGGTTATACATGTGTAAAAACCTCTCACCGCAGGAAAAGGTTATCTTTGATATGCTCCAAGACGGCCTCAAGCAGGTTGAAATAGCTGACTTGCTCAAGAAAAAGATGACTACCATCAATACGGTAGTCAATCGAATCCGTACCAAAATAGCCAACCTCCAATGTGGAGAAGGCTATGCTTACAACTATGACGTTGTGAGCAAGTACCGGACGAAATAAACAACAATTCCCCTGCAATGGGGAATTTTTTTGTGCAAAATTATTTTAAATCCTTGTAGTAGTTTGGCTTTTGCCGTTGCTTATATTGTGCAGGGCTTTCACACACGCCTTGTGGCACACGCCACACGCTACTTTTTTTTCACCAAAAAACTTTCAAAAAAGTTTTTGCCTTGTAGTAGTTTGGCTTTTGCCGTTGCTTATTTAGTGAGAGGCTTTTTTGCTCTTACTTCTCCGGCGGCTTTTCAGTCGGGTCAGTTGTGGGACACGTCGCAACAGTTTAGACGTTTGCTTAAAACGTGGTCAGGTTTACGGATTGTCCTACAAAATCCGATGTTTGCAAACTACAGTTTCACGGCGGTGAGTGGTTGCGGATTAAACGCAATGTAGGCTTGTGAATGCCCTCACAGTAAAGCATAATACTTAACCTTGCGCCAAAAATGTGCTAGGCAAGAATTTGCCTGTAAATGCAAAACGGAATTCTACCTATAAATTGGCTACGTTCTACGAGTGTGGCCATGTGGGCAGCTGACGGAATTACAGTCCCGTTCTACGAGTGGGATTGTACGGAAATTGGTTACTGAATGAAGTTTTACAGGAGCGTGCAAAGAATTGCCGAAAATGATGAAAAAACCGGCCTTGTGGTTATGAGACGCAAGGCTTTAAAATGCCGCATCAGCTTTTTAGGTGTAGAATTCAAATTCAAATGCGGCTTCATTAAAAAATAGGAGGAAATAAAAATGAAAAATAATTTAAAAGAATGTACATTGGTAGAATTACAGGCAGCTTTTGACGAAATATTTGTCAACGGCTGGGATCTTGCTGACGTGTCCATGGAAATGGATGCAAACAGGATTTTTTCTGAGATTCAGAGAAGAAAAGCCTGAATAACTTACCGCATCGGCTTGTCAGGCGTGGCGTTCAAACGCAAATGCGGTTTAGGGTTTGGCCATTGATCCTCAAAATGGCATACATATGAAAGGGGAACAACATGAATAAGAAATTTGAGAGCATCCAAGAATTCTTAACAACAAATGAGGCCAGAATAGCCTATGAGAATGCGCTGGGCGATGATAAGGCATCTGAAATTGCAAAAACTAAGGCAATTTTAGATGAAGCGTTAAAGGTTTTCAATGAGAAAATTATTGGTATGCAGTATGATGACATTCTAATCGAGTGTCAGACAGATCCAGAAAGCAAAAACCCGACATTAAAGGCGATTACATTAGGATCGCTTGTGGCTTATGGTTGCAAACCTAACAAAAAGACCGGAATGGTCGATTTTGTTGAAAAAATGGTAATCATCGACTTGCATGACTTAAATGCAAGAGCGAAGAAAATTAACAGAGATACAAAAATATTTAATAACCCAAGTTGGGTTTATTGGGTAGAAGCGCTGAATCACGCTCTTTTTGAGGAGCGGAAGGGAAGTTCAGAAATCAAGTCCCTCTCTGACAAGTATGAGACATTTAAAATCACAGAACCAGCAAGGGAATTGAAAATCGATTTTTCAACAATCGCAGGGAAAACAAAGTGCATTCAGGCTGTAATGGATGCTATTTTGTTTGCTCCTTATGTAGGTAAAGACGGCAAGGAAGACGAAACGAAAAATCGGTACAAAGTCCTTACGAAACACGCAAAAACGTTGAATGATAACTATTCGACGTGGAGCAGAAAAACGAAAACCGGAATCGTATTGCCTACAGAGGGCGCATTTCGGCAGCAATTGATGCGAATTCTGTTCTCAATAGTGACTGGAACGGAATTCAAGGCTGAGTAATCGGCCTTTCAATCCCGCAACTATTTCACTGGTTGCGGGATTTTTTAAATCTGATTTGAGAATGTAATAGGAATTGCATTTTGAAATGGGATTTAAAAATTGAAAAACGGGAGGAAAACGAAAATGAAAATCGGACTTTGCAAATCTCGTCACGAAATTGATGGCGTTGTTGAGTATTTGTTTCCAAATTCCGTAAATCCGCTTGATTTGAGTGGGCTTGAGGAAACGGCGTTCATAGCCATTTCTAAAATGGAAATTGGAAAGTCAATTGATTTATATGTCACCGGATTGACAGTGGCATTAGTGGCGGCGTTAAATGTGTGCCGTCGTGAAGGTATAGCTGTAACGCTATATCATTTTAATCGTGAAAGTGGGGAATATTATCCTCAAATAGTCCAGTAGGAAAGGAAGTGATTGTCATTCTTGGAAAAGTTTTTGAATTTCCAAAATGGAATCGGCGGGATCAATCCAAAATAGATTCCGTTTTGGGAATTGTGGATGCATTTCTAACAGAAAATGGTTATCAATTTGAAAACGAAACTGTAAAATTGATTGAGTTTCCAAATCCGATAATCAAATACAAAATTGATTTTTTGGACTTGATGGAAAACGATTTTGGTTTTGTAAAATCGTTATCAAATAGCGTGAACGGGCTTTCATTGTGTCCATTGACGGATGGGAAATTGGAAATGCTGATTGAATTGAAGTGAATGGAGGAAATAAAAATGGAAAATATTAATTTAAATGCAATAATGGACGATTTAAGAAATGGAATGAAATTTTATGGCAATCTTGCATGGAGTCACCTTTGCATTGGCAATTCGTGCGAAGGTTTTAATTGCAATAATTGCTCAATGCGTGAAGGGCGCGCCTATGCGATTATCGAAAACAATAATCTAATCGGTTGTCGGCTGGTTAGGCAAATTTCCGATGATGAATCGGAAGTTGTAGAATGTAGATTTATGTGAATGGAGGAAATGAAAATGAAAATTCAAAATATTGACCGTGAAATTGAACGAAATCGGTCAACTGAATTCTGCGGAGAGTTTGAAAATCCGCAACGAAAACAAAAACGGAAACCAATTTCAATTCCGTGTGACAATTGCGATTGCGCAAAAGGTTGCACGTTTGAAAAGTTTATGGGATGTCAGGAGGAATGGAAATGATTGTAAACGCTTGTGTAAAAAGAAATACAATGGTTGATGAAAATATTTGCAAAAATTGCAAAGATAAAAACTGTCGTCATGCTGGAGAGCCGACGACAAAAGAGAGATTAGACATGTCAACATATGGCACAGCAGAATATTGGAACGGAGAGAAGGATTGCGATGAAAGCAACTAAAAAGCTTTTACAAAAAGCAAATTCCATTGCTGCAAAATATTCAAAATGGATTCTGCCTCAAGAATTACAGAATATGTATGCCGAATTGAATGCGATTGGCGTAAGTACCGGAGCTATTTACAATGACAACAAGCGTTGTGAATGGTATTATGAAGGTGAAGAAATTGAAAATTCGTATTTCTGCTATTCGGTTTACAAAGATTCAAATCCGGATAATGTGAAAAACGAATACACAATTTATTTCTCATAAGGAGGACGAAATGGAAATGATAAATTACGAAACATGTAAAAATTACAATCTAAAACCGATTTTGAAAGAAAAAGGCTGGCTTGCAATTCCTCTTACAAAGCATAGTATTTACAAAAAGGGTCATACCTACTATTGCACATATTGGGCCAAATATTACACGGTTTTAGATGTGGAATTTGAACAGCCATACAACCGGCTTAAATGTGTTACCATTCAGTGGCAGAATGGAAGTGTCAAAACACATTGTACGCAGTTACATGAAAGAGATTACGAGTTGGTGGAGGAGGACGAAAATGAAAATCAAAAGCGTTGAAGAAGCAATTCAGCTTTGGAATAAGTACAGGATGCACATCAAATCCAAAGAATCAGAATTGGAATTGGAAGAATGGAAGACGTTTTTAAGTAGGATTAACGATGGAGTTTTATTTTATTGAATGGAGGAAGTGAAAATGGAAAAGAAATATTTAACAGTCAAGACTTTAATTGAGGAACTTTCAAAATATGATGGGGATTTGCCTATCATGATTTATTCTGAAATGGATGAAGGTGGAGGAATTGCTGATTCTGTATCCATAGAGACAAAAGACAAAAAGCATGGCTGTCAAGCTGATCACCCATTTGATTTTAGTCCAAACGGGATTAAAGAGGCTATTTGTATAAGCGGTGGCAATAGGGCATATTAAAAAAAAGGAGAATGAAAAAATGAAAAAGACATTAGCAACAATTTTAATTTCTATCTTAATGGCTCAGAACGTAATGGCTTGCGAGAGGGTAATTCCAGTTTCGCAAATCGAAGTGATGCAAGGTGTAATCGCAGAATCGGGTTTGTCTGAGTATACATACGTGGATACTGAGGATGGAAACGGCTGGGCGATTGACAATTCCGATTTTGAAACCGGTGAGCATGTCATAATCGTGTTTGACAACATGGGTACGGATGATATTTTTGATGACGAAATTATTCAAGTTAGGAGGATTACAAAATGAGTTTAAAAGATGAATTATACAACGGTTGTTTGGTGGAAGACAGAAGTGGAACTAAATTAATTTATCTTAGTTCTGCCCGGTTTTATGATGAATATTATAATGGCAATGCTTGTTTTCTTCATATTGACATGGGCACTCATTGTATGATTGATGCATTTGATGATGATTTAAGATGTGAAAGTGGAAAATGTTTCGACATAATGAAAATCTACAATCCCGAATACACAGGCGAAGTTATTCGTAATAGATATAAAATACCATGGACATGGGAACGGGAAGAGAAGACGCAACAAGAAATTGAAATGGAGAAGTTACAAGAGAAGATTACCGAATTACAGAAACAATATAACAAATTAAAGGAGTGTGCAAAGTGAATTTGAAAAACAAATTAAGAAATGGTTGTTTGATACAATATAGAGATGAAAGTAGGGCGATTTATTTTGATCCTTTAATGTATGCTGACAAAACCATCATTGGTTTCGCTGATATCGATAGTGCAAGCTATATGGGAATCCATCAGTTTGATGAAGAATTAAAGTGTGATTGTGCGGATAGATGGGACGTAATGAAAATATACAATCCTCCATTCACTTGTGATGTTGTTGCAAATATAAATAAGGAAGTCCCTTGGACTTGGCAGCGTAATGAGAAAACGCAAATGGAAATCGAAAAGGAGGAGTTGCTAAAGGAGATTGGTAGACACGAATATAAAATCGAGCAATTATGGGAACGATATTGTAAAGTAACAAACAGCTAATTTTGTAAATTGATAAAGCCACAGCTCTGAAGTTAAATTAGGATTCGGCGTTGTGGTTTCAATGAGTTTACAAAAAAAGGAGGAACTAAAATGAGTTTAGAAATTGATAGGCGTGACGATCTTGTAAAAATGCATAGAGTTTTGCGGAAGCTAAACGAGCGAAGATTGCAAATCGCAAAACGTAATTCACAATCGGAAAGCAACAGAGTGCTGATTGACATGTATGAGAATAGTGTGAAGTGGCACAAAACACAAACTGCGTGGTTTAGAAATGTCAATATGCCAATAGCGTGGTTATAAAGGAGGAGCTAAAATGAGCTTGGAAATAATTAATGTAACGGAAATCGAAAAAGGAGATTTATATTGGAAGAAAATTGAGTTAGAGGACAAGGCGTTTATCTGCAAAAATTACATAAACTCAAACACGCCTAAAAGCTTAAAGCAAAGCTACAAACGGATGTATGATTACATTGCAGAATTGATTTTCCAAATCAATTGTAGAATGGAGGCGTTAGGAATTTGAATTATGAATTTACTGATTTTACGGAATGCTCTCGTAACGTTAAAATATATGAGCAAAAGTTTTTGATGTTTACAAGGTATATTGTAGCGGTGTTTAGCTTTCCGGAAAACGAATTGATCCGGTCATACCGGACATGGAGCAAGGCAAAGGCATATGAATTTATGCTATTTGATTATGAAACGGAGGAATAAAAATGACAATCGAAATCAAAAATGCATTTGAACATGAAATTCAAAACGGATTTCTAAAAGCAATTGACGTAATTAATTACATGATAGAAACTTGTGGACTAAAATCGGATAAGGAAATAGAAAACACATCTCTATCTGATTTGTATTGTGAGATTGAAAACGAAAAACATTTCATAAGTCATGCATATGTTGATAAAGCAGAAGGGAGTTTTTATGTTGAAATGCGAAAATTGTCTTAATAACCTTTTTAAAAGCCGAAACGAAGCAAGCAAAAATCAAGACGAATTGCAATGCCATATCGTGAAATGCGATAATGGGTATTGCGAGAACGCCGAAAACGAATTCTGTTTTAAGAATTTGACACACAGCGAATTTAAATTATGGAGGACAACGAGATGAATCTATATTTGCAAATCAAAAATCATAAGCGCAAAGCGGCGCTAAAAGCCAAAATCAAACCATGCCTTGGAATGCTATTATTTGCCACTCTAGGGCTTTTAAGTTTGTTGTTGAGTGCTGTATCGACTTGCGAGTTTATATTCGTCCTACGTCAATTTAAGGCACAAATAATGCCTATGTGGATGATTGTGTCCGGAATGCTAATCGGATATGGAATGTCAATATTGTTTGCAAGGTATTGCGAATTCTATTTTGAAGAATTGAAAGGAGAATGAAAATGAATGACAAATTGATACAAGAGTTGAAAGATTTAAGGCTTCATGGGGATTCAGATTTGTCTAGCTTCTATGCAATTGTAAACGCAATTAAAACAATTCAAGATCAAGAAAAGGAAATCGAGCAGCTGAAGGAAAAGGTTCTAAAATACAAAACCAAATACGCCGAATGTTGGAAAAACAATTTGTAAAGGAGGAACGAAAATGAGTTTGGCATTGACAGCATGTGCAATCTGTTTGGTAATATACACATTTGTAACCTTGACAGGAATGAGTGAGGGTTTCACGTTTTCAAGATTCAACAATTATTTTCTTTGGTTTCTGTATATCACTGCTGTTCTGATATACATAGTGAATGGAGGAGTTTAAATGAAAAGTTATAAAATAACAATTGGAACGGGATTAGTGTGGCCTCATGAAGAAGTAATTCAAGTTGAAGATTGGGAATGTGAGCAGGACGCGCTTGACAGACTAGTTGATAAATTTGAAAGTGAAAATCAGATGGGATATTTCATTACGAATGAGGAAGCGGCTGAATACGGCGAGGATGAATATACTTTTACGGGAAATCACGGCTTGAATTTGTTGCATTGTGGGGAATTATATATTGAGGAGGTAAATTGAAATGAAAATAGCAGGAAAAACAGAAACATTGCATGTGTGTGATCCGTCAATAGATGACATAAACTGTTTAATTGATGAGGGTTATGTATATATGGAAGCCGAAGACATATTTGGCAATGAAATATGGGAAAGGGAAACAAATTTTCATGTTGAAACGGAGGAAGTAAAGTGTTTATACTAATCATGATTACACTTTTTTTAGTTTTATATCTTGCAATATTCCAAAGTGTTAATGTGATTATGCTGGTTGGTATTCCAATTATTTTAAGTTTGATTTTATCTATTATTTTGCGATGCATTGAGCATATCACAAGGAGGAAGTAAAATGACTATACGATACGATCTGTTATTATCCTGCTATTGGGCGTTCTTTGGAAATTCCAGAACGTCAATAAACGGAAATTGGAGTTGGGAAACTAAATCTGAATTGGAATTCGATTTGGACGCTTGTAACTTGGAGTTAATCGGAAACGAAGTTGTGAGTATAAATTGAGGAGGATTTAAAATGAGTATTAACATATCTTTTGAGAATGTAAAAACAGAACGTGAAAGCCAATTAATGGCAACAATACAATACCTTGCTGATATTATAAATCACATTGGTTGTCAAGAGTACATTAATGATATGACAGAATCGTTACACGAAAACGAAGTTAGTTATAGTTTTGGTGAATTTTTAGAATAATTAAAGGAGGGTTTAAAATGGTTATGGCGATAGTAATGTTTTTAATTGGAATCGGATTGCATATAGTCAACGCAAATGGAATATTGATTGTTGACTTATGGATAATGCGAAGTGTATTCGGAGTTGCAGGACTTTTACTCGGCGTTTCGATTATCAATATGATAAGAGCCAGCCTAATGGTAGGCAGCGCTAAAAGAAGAATGAGACGATAAAATTAAGGAGGAGTAGAGTATGACATTGAAGGAGTTAATTCAGTGGCTTGAAAAATACAAAATGGATTCAAAAATACAAATCGCATCTCTTGATGGAACAAGTGACACTTTTCATTGGGCAATCGAGGACGTTTATGATGATTGTGGTGGAAGGCTTACAATAATACGCATAAAGGAAATCACAGAATAAGAATTGTGGGAGAATGGGAAGGAGTAAAGCATGGGCTATCTTACGAGAAGCGAAATCGAAGACACAATTTTAGGTATGGGCGATATCATATTTGAAAATAAGCAAATGAGAAAACGAATCGCCGAATTGGAATTGGAAGTTGCTCGCAATAAAGCATGGCTATATCATAAAGACGAGTTGAAAGAAAAACTTGATAAAAGAATAAGTGAAAACTTGTCTTATAATTTAGTCCAATCGGCAGGATGGTCAAGCTCAGACGAGTTTTACACCTTGGAAGATATGAATTTGACAGAAGATGAATACAGATTTTGCAAATCAACTTATTAATATGAGGAGGTAACAAAATGAAATGCATAGGTAGAAATTGTGTTTACAACAAATGCAATAGCGGAAATTTTTGCGGGTTGCCGTGGGCGTTCCCCACTCAAGAAGGAGACAATTGCGTGATTGACAAAGAAATAGAACTTTCTTTGCTGGAATTGAATAGTGTAAAAGAACGTTATGAAAGAATGTTGTCGGAAAAAGAAAATATAATCAACAATCAAAATATTATAAGGAGGTAACAAAATGGATAATTTAGACGAATTGAAAAATGATTTAGAAAGTTTGACTAGAAAAATAAACTCAATCAATATTGAAGATGCAGCTTTTGAGGCAAAGTTAATGCATATGGATTTTGAGGATCTTGTCATATTGCAAAAAAGGATAATTGACTTAATGGAAGCGAAATATGATTTGGCTTGTGAATACTAAAGGAGGAAATGAAAATGGAAGACAAAACTAATGGTAGAATTGTAAATTCTGGAATGGGTGGATTTTTAAATCCTCCAGAACATCCAGAACACTTTTATAGTGTCAAACAATTTGGGCCTGACTATTTTGGTGGTGCGTTTTCAATGAGTTTGTCATCGGCGGTAGAATGCGATTGGCTATTAGACTCTGTAAAAGCAAAGGCAAAAGCAGTTTTAGATCAATGGATAAAGCCAGAGTTGGAATCCGAAGCCGTTCAAGATTGGATATGCCGTTGCCTTGGATATTTCAAAAACTGCTATTCAAAAGATGGAGTTGGACGAAATGTAAATACAGATTTGATAGTTTCAAAAGAGCCTTTGGATGTCAATAGACATCTTGGAGTTATGCATATAAGAAAATTTTATCCCGAATACATACCAAGCGAAAAGGATTTTGAAGGTGCATATTGGGGAGCGAAAGGAGAATGAAATGAGAGACACAATATATGTTGTGAAACGCTCAAACGGTTTCTACGAAATTTATAAAAACGGCAAATCACAAGTTGATTTGGTTAGCAATTTGCCATTATATGCCAGCTCTGAAATGTTGATCAATAGCATATTAATGGAATCGAAATTTGAAAATCCAAAAATTATATTTACCGACAAAGAAATCAAATTTAAAAGTAATTTACCAAACGCTTGGCAAGTATTTATTAAAAGCGTGAAAAGTAAAATGAAAAGAGATAAAAATCCAAACATATGCAAGCCGGTGACAAGCTTTGACACAAAGAAGTTTGTGTTTTTGTTGTTAATTCTTATGATAATTTGTGTTGTTACTAGGATATGGTTTTTTAATTGCCTATATGCATCATTAGGCATAATAAGATGAAGGAGGAAATGAAAATGAGTTTTAGTGTATTTGGTAGAGTAGAAGGAGTAAAACCGGCAGATGAAAAATATCAAGCTATGATTGAAGTCGTGAAGAATATGCGGAAACTTGATATAAGAATTCCAAACGAAATTTTAGAGTATTTTGGAGTGTATGATGAATATGACATTGATATAAACGTAAATGGGGTTGCTATTTACATTGGAAACCAAGATTATGTTCATTATTCAGAAGGTGACAGATATGAGAACATATACACAATTGACATTTCAAAAATACCTACCGATTTTAAAGAGATTAGATTGATATATGGAGGGTGTTAATATGTATAAAAGAAAAACGAAGGACGTTTATGAAATTCAGTGTAATTATGGCTATGGATGGGATTGTGAAACGGTAGAGGAAACTTGGAAAGATGCAAAGAGTCAACTAAAATGCTATCATGAAAACATAAGTTATCCAGTCAGAATTGTAAAAAAGCGTGAGAAAATAGAGGGAGTTGTATAATTATGCATAGAGTCATAAAAATAGCAACAGGTGACGGAAAGCATTTTGATTCCGAAAAAGAGGCAAGAAGATACCTCGACAAAGAATATGGAAATCGCTTAACGTCGATTGCTCACAAAATAGTAAGGACAGATTGCAAATATACACAATTATGCGAATTTTTAGATACAAACTTGAATTTATTTCAAGAATTAATTGATTTGAAGAATGAACTTAAAAATGGTATTAAAGAGGAGGAATTAGAATGAAATTCTATTTTACATTTGGAACTGATAAGCAATTCCCATATCAAGGAGGATGGGTGGAAGTTGTTGCAAATAGTCGAGGGGAAGCATGTGAGAAATTCAGAACACGTTTTCCCGATAGGCATAAAGGAACTATGAATTGTGCATTCGTTTATAGCGAAGATGAGTTTTCTGAAACAACTATGGCACAAGATGGGAATTGGGGAGAGTATTGTCATGAAGTGATTGAATAAAAACATGAGGAGGAATTAGAATGACAGAGTATGAATTTGAAATTATTGACGATGCAATTGGCGATTATTGTATGCGTTGTTCTGAAGATACATTAAATGACGATACAATATGTGATAAGTGTCATATTCGCAAATTCATGTATTATATAGACAATGCATATGAAAGGGAGAATTAATATCATGAAGCAAGAATATAAACTTATACGAGATGGTTTTGAAACTTTTTACTTTGCTCACAGTTTTAAATCTGCTTATGAATGGGCATATGAAGCATATAGCAATGCTATACAACTAAATAAATACAACAATGTTTCACTATATTGTTTGAATGATGGTAATTTTGGAGAACGGTGGAAACTTTATGCAAAACAATGCATATGAAAGGAAAACTAATATCATGAAGCAAACAAATGCCACAATGTTTATTATCTTTGCAGCTTTTGGAATGCTATGGATTGGATTGAAAATATTTTCACCAGATGGAATTGAAATTTATCCCAATATATATTGGGGAATTTTGAGTTTAGTTGGTAGTTGTGTTTTTGGTGTGCTATGGTTTTTGAGTGATGAATACTAAATGAATGTTTTTAGAATACCAAAACCGATTTGATTTTGGTATTCAATAAAGCATTTAAAATTAAAAAGGAGGAATAAAAAGATGAGAAGTAAATATTACAACGTAACACTTATTGAAGAATATCCGATTTATGAACCAGCAGAAGGTGGTTATTATTACACTGGTGAGGAATGTCGCTCAGTGCCGTGTAAAACAAGGAAGGAGGCTCGGAAAATCCTTAAAGAAATTGGGGATGATTATTGGCTTGAAAAGAAAAATGAAGATTGCTATGCAAATTACAGCAAATATATTGGTGGGAATGTGATTTGCAGAATTGAAAAGAAGTATGTAACAAAATCAAGAGGACGAGAGCCGTATTGTTAATCGAAAATAATGGACGATAGCATTATGAGGAAATAATTAGAAAGTGGGGATAATATGAAATGCGTAGGTAAAGATTGTAATTACATGAGAGGTAATCATTGTGGATTGCCAATTACGTTCTTCACAAGAGAAGGTGATGATTGTGTCATTGATGAAGGATTGGAATTTGCTTTAGTAATGTTAAATGATGCAAAAGAACGTTATGAAAGAATGTTATTGGAAAAAGAGAAATTATTAAAAATTGAGAGGGGAATATAAAATGAGAGTTTGTGATGTGTGCGGCACAAGAGTATTTTTAAATTCACATACAAATTTTTCACACAATCTTGGTGTGACTTTTTGGAGAATGAGAAACAAAACCAACAAGGAAAAGGCAGAGGAATTTATATATTGCATCTTTGATGATTACTCTAAAAAATATCGAAAGGAAAGTATTTTTGAAGTTATGGAATGCACTAGCCATTATGTAAATATGATTCCTGAGTTGTGGGATGCTATTGAAGATTTAGTATCATCAGAATACAGCGATTATCAAAAATGCAAATTGAAATATCCAGCAAAATATGATTATTCAAAATTCCAATACGAAATAAAAGGTGTGCGTGGGGTATATGCTACAAAGAATTTGGATATAAATAATACAATTATAACGGAGATCTTTGATGAAAGTGGAAAACGTATAGGTTTGCTTTATCCGAATGAGCGTGGAGAAGAATATACTAAAGAGGAAATTGATATTTGGTATCGGGGATATAAGCAAGGAAAATTGAATGGTAAAAACGAAATAAGAAATGCTATGTATAACGCTTTGGGAATAAGCGAGTTGATACATAATAATTGAAAGGAGAAATGAAAGTGTTTAGAATCGGAGACAAAATAATGATAATTGAAGCGGGAGATGGAGCGAGAGGGTGTAATGGGCGCATTGGAATTGTTACTAACAATCCACATGTGTGTGGTATACATGCAAACAATCGAGGATTCAATGTAGAATTAGAATCCGGTGTTTATGATCCGGATGAAAAAGAAGTGTGGCGAGTAAATCATGATGGAAAATATACTTTGATGGAGGGAAATGATATCATGTCAAATGAAGATGAATTTGTGTGTTTAGATTGTGGAGCAATTTACGATAAAGTTGATGGTCACTCCTATGAAGATGGATATCTTTGTGACGATTGCTATGAAGATTATTTCATATGTGAGGATTGTGGAGAAACTTATAAGAAAAGTGACGGTTATTCTTATGGTAATGGATATATTTGTGAAAGCTGCTATGATGATGATTATTTTACATGTGAGCATTGTGGCGGTATTCATTATCATGATGATATGGCTACTGTAAATCCCAATAGCTGTTATATAGAACATGTGTGTATGGCTTGTGCAGAGTCATATTACTATTTCTGTACTGAGTGTGATGAATGGTATTCTTATTCATTTATGTGGGTGACTGGAGATGATTGTATTTGTGTCAACTGTTCAGATCTTTACACAAGGTGTGATGATTGTGATGCTGTAATATTGTGTGAAGATGCTTGTGGAGGTGACTATAGTACTTACTGCGAAAGTTGTTTTAATGATAGACAATACCGTTCCCTACACGATTATGGTTATAAGCCAGATCCGAATTTCTTAGGAGAAATGGATGACAATTTATATATGGGAATTGAATTGGAAGTTGATAAAGGTGATGGAATAATGGATTGTTGTGATGCAATACAAGAAATTACTGATGATGTATATATGAAAGAGGATGGAAGTATCAGTAACGGATTTGAAATCGTATCTCATCCAGCAACAATTGAATACCACATGACTGAACTTCCTTGGGAATCCATCATGAAAAAGTGCATAGAGTATGGATTTCGAAGCCACGACACAACGACATGCGGAATTCATGTTCATGTAAGTAGAAAATATTTTGGAACAGCGCTTGAGACGCAGGATTTAAATATAGCCAAAGCTATTTTATTGATAAACAGGTTTTGGGATACTCACATTACAACTTTTAGCAGAAGAAATTATAGTAGTTTGATTCATTGGGCAAAGAAATCTGAATTGATATTGGAGCCAGATGATACAACGGAAAAATTGATTTACAAAATGAAAGATGAAAATTGTCGTGGAGACAGATATATGGCAGTTAATTTGCAAAACCGCAACACAATTGAATTCAGGATATTCCGAGGAACGTTAAAAATAGATACGTTCTTTGCAATATTACAATTTGTAAAAACGATTTGCGAATTTGCAAAGGGAGTAAGTTTGCAAGATATTGATGGGACAACGTGGAATGACATCTTTGGAAATTCGGAATATGAAGAATTAAACGCTTATAACAAGTCGAAGGATCTTAATTAAAAAAAAAGGAGAATGATTATTATGTGTATAATTGCAGCGAAGAATAAAGGTGTAAGTCTTCCAGAGATTGGAATCATAGAGCAAATGTGGTATAACAACAGCGACGGAGCGGGATTGATGTGGCGTGAAGGAAATAAAGTCTGCATATCAAAAGGATATATGACTTTGAAATCATTCAAAAGAGCAATTTCAGAATTGGAAAGTCGATTGGATTTGACAGAAACGCCAATGGTAATGCATTTTAGAATTGGAACGCATGGAGGAAATATCCCTTCAAATACTCATCCATTTCCCATCATGGAGAGTGTTTCTGCATTACAAAAGTTGGATTTCAAAACAAATATTGGTGTGGCGCACAACGGAATAATCCCCATTGATCCAAGATCGAAAAATATTTCTGATACTATGGAATATATCGCTGCTCAACTATATCCAATCAAGTGTATTAAGCCCACATTCTACAAAGATAAGAATTGCCAAAAGCTAATATACAATGCGATTCAAAGTAAAATGGCATTTCTAAATTATGATGGGAAAATATATACAATTGGCGACTTCATTACAGAAGAAGATGGAATGATTTATAGCAATACTTCCTACAAGCCAAAAACGTATTATCAAAGATGGGATTATTCCAATTGGGAATATTCAGACTACTTGTCAGGTTATAATTGGCCAAAAAAGGCCGATGATAACGAGCCACATTACGAATACCTTATGTGGTTAGATGACCGAGATGGTTGGGTTGTAGATGAAGATGGTGAAATGTATGATGGCGATTGGATATATCTATTCGATAAAGAATTTAATGTATACAAGTATGATTATAACAATTGCGACGTAATAAAATTGTCAAAATATCATCTAGTTTCGGTTAATAGGAATTTGGAATTTGATGAAGAAAAAGCGGAAGTTATTTGTGTTAATGAAGTTATATAAAACAAAAGGAGGAAATTGAAATGCCATTTGATGATATGTTTGTAGAACAACGAAGCTTAGACAGTATATCTATAGATATAGATCCCCGCACATTTTATAATCAACATTACTTCTCCGTCGGCGATAGAATGGATGCGGGTAGAGCAGTAAGAGCGGTTTGTACCGATATTCCCGTATCTGACAGTTTAGCTCCAGGAACTAAAGTAAGAATTCATGATTACGAAACTTTAAGCCAATGCAGTGGCATTGGAGATGGCACATTCTTCGACTATGCTGGAATGGTTGTGACAATTAGCCACCATCAAGACTGGGATGATGGATGGTATAGAATATGCGAAGATGATGGTGAGTGGTCTTGGAGCCGGTCAATGTTTACAGTAAGCGAGTTAGGTGATTTCGAAATTCCAGAAACAAGATTAGCACGTTGTCAAAGATGTAGTCATACATTCGTAAAGAAATACGAGAGCACCGAAAACCTGTGCGAAAACTGTAGAAAAAGGAATTATATTTTACCATATCATAGGTGGTATCCGGAATTGGAATTCTATGGCGTTGCTCAAAACAAAAATCAAAAGCAACTATTCCTAGGAGTGGAGCTTGAAGTTGGCGTTGGAGGTGAATGGGATAGTTCTGTTGAAAAGATTATGCCCTTACTAAATCAAGGCATAGATGAAGATTCTATATTTGCCTACTGTTCCCATGATGGAAGTATTGATGATGGTTTTGAAATTATAACTCAGCCAGCAACAATAAAATATCACAAAAATCAAAGTGAAATGTATGGAAAGCTTTTCAAAAGGCTAATTGAAATGGGATATCGCTCACATAATGCAAGGACGTGTGGTATTCATGTTCATTTTAACAGAGATTATTATGAAGAGAATGACGATTTGTATTGCGCTCGATTAGTATTTCTGATTGAAAAGTTTTGGGATGAGATTGTCATATTTTCAAGAAGAGATAAGTACAGAATGGATAGATACACTAAGAAGATTGATTGTGAGTGTAATGACTTTGTGGCGAAATACAACAAGACAGATAGCCATGAAGCTCACTATTATGCAATCAATTTAGCAAACAAGAACACGATTGAATTCCGGATGTTCAGAGGTACACTAAACTTAGACACATTCATAGCGATTTTGGAATTTGTAAACAACTGTGTAAAGATTGCCAAAAACAATTCGACAGAAGATATTCAAAAGATGGAATTTATGGATATTCTAACTACAAATTGCAAATCGTATTATCGGCGCAGATTGGTAAGCTTAAAGCTTGATGAAGTATAAGCTGGGCGAGAGCGGGATATCCGCTCTTTACATATAAAAAGAATGGAGGATTTAAAATGAAAAAGTTAAATTACAAAGAGTTTGTGGGTAGAATTGAGAAGATGAATGTGGGTGATACATTTGATTTTTATGAGAATTATGGTGAAGAATCGGGTGAGACATTCAACGCTTATGGTGTCAAATGCATTGCAATGTTTGATGCTATAATGGTAATTATAAATTATTATGGTGGTGGAATGCCATTTATAATTGATGTCACAATGTCTGATTATGAAATTAATAGTGTTGAACTTTTCAATTATTTTTATATGTGCTCAGACATAATTTATAACCATTCCAGCTTTAGAGATTATTTTGTTTTTGTTAAGGAATAGAGAGGAGATCATATTATGAATTATGAATGGATTCTAACAGATGATGACAGTTTTCAACATGTCAAATGCATTTCAGATGACACATATCATTTAATTGAAATGGGATTGATTAATCCTGAAACAGATGAATATGAAGTGTATACAGATGTAATTTGCATAACGGATTATCTTAATGAACTTGATGAAATTTTAAGCGAGTTTGGATATGGGGATGGTGCATGCGAAAATGAATCTAATCAGATAATTGCAGAATGTATCTTTGAACATAATGGAATTTTTCAGGCAAGCCAGCTAATTGCTGGAAGCGAAGGTGAATGCGAAAAATTTATTTTGGATTTTATAAAAAATAGTTAGGAGGATTTAAAATGAGAAGACCTTGGAAATACCGACTAGAAAATGAAGGTGTGAAACTAAGGGAAATTATAGACTGCGGAGGAAATGACGTGAAGTCATGTGTCAGCACTCTTAAACAGGTGAAATTGTGTTGTGCTGAATTATTAAATCAACTTGAAATAGTTGATAAGAATAATTATATGAGGCAGATTGAAAATCTAATTGATGAAATGGATTTGCTTGGAAGCTTGGACGGATATGATGCTTGTTTAGCAGAAGATGAAGTCAATTATATTTTGGGAGAGTTTTATGATATCTGCGATGATTGCAGATGTTGGATTCCACTATGAGGAGGGTGATAACATGGATTACAAAGAAGCTTTTGAATATGGAAGCAAAATAATATTTACACAACAAATACCAAATAAGCCATCCGAATATAATGCAGTTTGTTTGAAAGCAATAAAATTTCAAATACCACAAGAAATTAAAATTGAAAAATGGAGTCCAACATATTGTCCAAATTGTAAAGAGGAATTAAGTCAGTCTGAAGGAGATGGATATTATTCTCATCCAAAATTTCTTGAGATGTGTCCACATTGCGGACAAAAAATATTTTGGAGTTAAAAAGGAGGATTTAAAATGCTTGGAGAATTAGCTAGAATTATCAATGTTCAAAATTCAATTGACGTTATAAGGGATTATATGAATGAAAGTAATAATCGGGAGATAGTGAGATGTAATCCGTTTATAAGTTATGACAGGTTTGCAGAATTTTTAATATCTCTTCAAAAATTAGAAGATTCTATTGCAGAAGTTTATGATGCAATAAAATAATTGACTTTTGACAAAATGTATATTACAATATTTTAAAAGGAGGAAATAATTATGAGAACATATCTACAAACAAAATATGATAGCATGAAGTCGTTTTGTAATAAGGCCGAGGTTGAAACAGCAAAAAGCGGATTGAAATTATACAGCTACAATACACTTGTAGCAGAAATTGAAAACGGCGTTGCAAAAGTTTACAATTTGCAAAGTACGACTACAGTTAGGCATGTAAAGGAATTTTTGTTGCAAAACGGATATAATGCGGAAAGTAAAAAGCAAATTGAGAGAAATTACTTTAGGGGAGGAGAGTGAAATGCTAAGATTTTTTAAAGAGATTTATTATGCGTTTAAGCTGCAATGTTTTAGTTTAGCTTATAAAATTGATTTAAAATTGAGTGAAATATTATATGATTCACTCAAATTAGGAATCAAAAGTATAGAAAGAGAAGAAGAAGAATTTTATGGTTTAAGAATTGCAAACATAAATGGCATAGGTTTTGAACTTTGGGATCATGGCGAATATTATTCATGGCTTTGTCGCGGAAGAATTTTTAAAAACCGCCAAGTTATATATCAATGGGACGAAAAATGTATATCAAGAGAATACATGTTCAAAATAAGAGAATTAATAAATCATGAAAATAATGCTTATGATAATTTGAGAGGAGAAATATGCGAAAAGATATCTAATGGATATTAAAAGGAGGAGAAGATTATGATTAAAAAGTTCACACTGATTAGTATGATAGTAATTACATTATCTTCCTGCATGCCAGTAGAAAATAAAACAAACACTGAAAAGATATCGGCAAGCGACACATTGGAATTGTTGGAAAATTCAAGCGAAATCAAAATTGATAAAGCATTAATTTCGTTTAAAGCATCTTACGATGTTTCTTGTGGTGATAAAAAAATCGGCACAATTACTGGCAAATATGCCAATATTACCGGAGATAAATTCACATTTAAAAATGTTGATGGAGAGATTTTAAGTAGTGAAAAGCAGATTAAAAGATGGGGAGTTAAGTTTAATCGCCTGGCAGAAATTTATGACAAAGACGATAATATTGTTGGATACATCGGAGAAGAAAAGATTCAAGATTTCTTCAAATGGGGTTATAGATTTCATTTCTATGACAAAGACAAGAATGAAATAGCCTATACAAAAGATATTTTGTTTTCTTTATTGTCAAGGTATGAGATATATAATTTAGAAGATAAACTTATTTGCACAATTGACGCACAGTTTTCGATTAATAATCAATACAAAATATCAATTGAAGAAGGGAATCATATTCCAAAAGACCAGTTAATATATTTTACTTGTATAGTTGATTCAATTAAAACAAGTGATGATGAAAAAGCAAAAAAGAAAAATTGAGGAGGAAATAAAATGAATTTAAAAGAACTGTTATCTAATGGATGTTTGGTGGAATATAGAAGTGGCCAAAGGGCGATTTTTTTAAAAGATGCTAATGTTATGGGTGGCGTTAAAAGTGCTTTTTTTGGAATTAAAAGTGGTCGGTATACAACACTTGATGTTTATAGTTGTGACTTAATTCAGTTTTGTGATTTATTGGACGTTATGAAAATCTATAACCCCGAATACACCGGTGATGCTATTCGCAGAATGAGCGAGTATGAAGTTCCTTGGACGTGGGAACGAGCTGAGAAGACGGAACGGGAAATTGAAATGGAAAAGTTACAGGAAAAGATAAATGAACTTCAAGAGCAATATAACAAACTGAAAGGATGTGAATAGTATGTTAGTTTTCAAGGAAGTTTTGCTGAGAGTGTTTATTGCATCATTTTTTATAATCAGTGGCACTATAGTTAATAAAGCGAATGATTATTATTTATTACTTCCGCTTTACATGATTGGTTGTACAATGATGGATGTGTGGTATAATTATAGGCACAAACATAATATTTAAATGGGAGGAGTAATTATGAAATTAAAGTGGAACGATATTACAAGTTATAGCAAAGGAGACAAAGAAAGAACGCCAAAAGTTTTAAGAACTTGTATAAAAAACTTTGAAATAACGATTCATAGGCATATATACTACGAAAATACATGGCTTTTGACTACTGATGATTTTCAAATAGAAAAAGAAGATTTATATACTGATAAATTTGAAGAAGCAGAAACAAGAGCTATTGATTGTATTTTAGATAAATTAAGATTGTACATTGAAGATTATGAATATTTAAGATTATTAATATAAAGGAGGATAAAAAATGATAAATCATAAAAAGGAAGTTGCTGAATTGTTGGAAGATGGTTTGTGCGATTGGTCGTATGAAGATATAAGCGTTGAAATGTATTCGATTCCTAAACAGCAAATAAAAATCATTAAGAATATTATTGAACAACTTAAAAATGCTCCGGAAGATTATGATAAAGATTTTGGAGATGATAAGTTGTGTACATGTGGACATCAGTATTACAGGCACTTTGATACTTATGAAGATATGTATCCTTGTGGTTGTAAATATTGTGATTGTGAGAGATTTGAAGAAGCATAAGAAAGGATAGTAGATATGTATGCCAACATAGATGTTGTTTTAAAACATTATAAGGAGGATTAAAATGAATAGATGGAAACTTACCGAAGAAGTAAGAAATAAATACACGCCAATAGTGACAAAATTTATTGAAGAGCTGGAATCAATTCCAGAAACTTCTACTGAATTATTGGAAAAAGATTTTTCGGATACGGAATTAAACCCCTCAACGTTATTGGAATTACTAGAATATCTTGGATACGAAAACCAACGCCAAGAAGATAATGGATGGGAGCTTGATTTTTGGATTTATGTATCAAAACCAAATTTCAAACCAATTTGTATACAAGGTTGTGGAATGACTTTTGAATTAAGATTGTCAGGAGCAGAGGAGGATGAATTATGAATTATATACCAAGCGTAATAACAGAAATCGAGAGATGGCATTCACTTTTCAATGAAAAGTATTTTAATAATGAATTACTGCCAGTAATTATCACAATTCAAAAAACTCGCCCAAACAATTTGGGATATATTACATGTGGAAAGGTTTGGAGAAGTGTTGATGGTGAAGATGCTTATTACGAAATCAATTTGAGCGCAAGTATCCTCCATAATAATGTCACTGATATTGCAGGAGTTCTTTTACATGAAATGGTGCATGAGGATAATTTGATGAAAGAAATAAAAGATTGTAACGGACAAGTACACAATAAAAAGTTCAAAGTGAGTGCAGAACGAGTTGGATTGGAAGTTGAGCGCAGTAAAAAATATGGATTTGGCCATACGAAAGTTGTGCAAGGAACAGAACTTGAGGAGTTTATCACAAATGAAATTCAACCTAACTCTGAGACATTTCAATATGCTCGTATGATAGAACCGGCAAGACCACGTGCAGAAAAGAGAATCTTCAAGTATGTCTGCCCAAATTGCGAAACTAAAGCGATGGCAAAAAGAGATGTTGAATTGGTTTGTGGAGCTTGTGATAGCCGTATGGAAATGGAGGAATAGGATGGGAAATTACATTGAAGCAAATGTGAGATTGTTGTTATCTGAATTATCACCGAAAGGGGTGAGTGGATGACATTATTTTGGATTATAATATTGTTTTGGATTTGGTGTAAATCTTATAAAACGCCATATCAGAAATACCAAGAGCAGCATCCTGAATTATTTCCACCACCAGAGCCGTTTCATATTGTAGAATATGAATCGTGTGATGAACGATTGGCGGCGGCTATCCGCAGATTTAATAATGTTGGAAAACCTAAAGATGAATGTGAGTGAAATTGATTTGGTACCGGCACAAATGTCGGTACCAAACTATATTATAATAGGAGGTTACATAACAAAATGAGAAGTATAAAAAGAGGAGAAGTGTATACAATAGATTTTGGAAACGAAGTTGTAGGTTCTGAACAGGGTGGCAAGCGATTGGGAGTGATCCTGCAAAATAATAAAGGGAATTTACATTCACCAACAGTTATTGTGGCTACTATCACAAGCAAATGTAAAAAAGTAAAACAGCCAACACATGTAATAGTACATGATCCATTAAGAGAGGTGTCTTGTATTTTATTGGAGCAATTAAAAACAATTTCTGTAGACAGATTAGGTATGAAAATTGGAGAGTTAAGCGAAAGAGATATGAAGAGAGTTGATAGGGCATTAAGTATTTCATTGGGATTAAATTAAAATAAGGAGATGTTGCTATGTATTTTATAAAATGTCAAGACCATTATATCGGAAAAGATAATAACAATCGGCCAACCAAAGTGGCCAATATAAAATTGGCAATAAAATTTAACAGTATAACCAAAGCCAATAATTATAAAATGACTCTTCCCAAAATATACACTGATCCAATAATTGAAGAGAGTTGTGAGACAGTACGTGTGGAAGACCGAATTGAAAATATGGATATGAGTATAATCGAAGGGATTTCAGATGCAATCAATGAATTTAATCTTAGTTTACAAAAACTTAAACGGGCAAAAGAAGAAGTGGAGTTGTCGATGTCTTATTATGACACCAAGAAATCTGAATTTGAACATTTGTTTGAGTTTAGTAAGCTTCCGGCTAATGTGCGCTCAATAATGGATAAGGCGTATGATGAATGTTTGAGAGAGCGGAGAGAGAACAAAAGGAAATATGCTAAATTGTGCTCAATCAACGCCGCGTTAAAAAGATCTGGAATAAATACAAGAATTGATAATAAAGTAATGGGAGGAGATAAATTTATTCCAACTATATTGAAAAACGAATTTGAAGTTTGCAAAAGGTGGTTAATTTAATTCAAATATTTTAGTTGACATTATGTAAATAATAAGATATAATGTCAACTAAACTACATAAAGGAGGATATATATGGATAATTTAGCAAGAGTATTTAGCATAGAGGAATATAAAAACAAGATGCAGTTGGAAAGACAGGTAGCAGAGCGAAATGATGGCGAGTTATCAACCGAAGAAATGTTCAGAATAATGATGAAGAGGATGGATAAATTAGAAGAACAAGCTGAGAGTAGAAAGCCAAAGACGAATAAGAAAAATAAAGCAGAACATACAGGAGTAGTAGAGCAGAAAAAAGAATACAGCAAAAACATAATAAAGAATATTGATCAAATAGATCTTATTAGAGATACATTTTTAAAAAATGCTAGAGGGCGATATAGAGTGTCTAATTTGAAAAATAGATTATATGTAAGTTGTCAATTATATACAGCTCTTAGATGTTCTGATGTTTTGACGTTAAGGTTCTGTGATTTTTTAGACGAATTAGATTTGGATAATGACATTATCAAATTCAAAGATAAACTCGTTATTTCTGAAATTAAAACAAGAGAACATAATCCAAATAGACATGTTTTTATAAACAAGGCAATTAAAGATGATATATTAATGTACTTGAATGTCAATAAAAATGTCAAATTAGATTCATATATTTTCAGCAGTAAGTCTGTGAATTCAAAAGACGAAGATAGTAAACCTATGAGCATTAATGCTGTCAATTCCATGCTTGACAAGGTTGGTAAAAGAGCTGGATTGGACTTCAAAATTACGTCGCATTGTTTGAGGCGAACGTCCTGTTATCATTTGTATATGCAAAACGGGCAAAGCAATCGTACACTACACTTAATCCAGAGTATGTTGAACCATTCCAGTGAGAGACAGACACTTGTATATTTGGGATTTGATGAAGAAGAGCAGAAAGAGGCATATTTAAATTTGAACTTGCAAAAGGGGTGTAAAGATGATATATAAAGTATTCTTTACTGATGGCTCAAGTCTTGAGATTCAAGCAGCAAATACTTCAGAGGCGAGGTTAAAAGCCAGTAACATTAGAACACAGCCAATTGCAAACGTAATATTCATAAGATAAAAAACCACTACAAAGGAGAAAATATGAGAAAAATTATTAAAACGCTAATAATATCGCTAGTTATGATAGCAATAATATTCATTAATGCAAAAGAAGTAGTCGCCAACAATGACAATTATGTGGAAGTTATAGATGAAGTTATAAACTTCTTTGAAGAATTAGTAGTTGAAACTGAAGAAGTTGATGAAAGTCTGATTTCAATAAACGTACTATATGATAGTTCCACAAAAACTTACATGGATTATAGACTGATAACAAATAAATCATCAGCCCAATATGATTATATTTATAATTCAGGACTAATTGAGTTTTGTGATGATGGACATTTGAGAGAAGATGAACATATTGGAGTTGCTTTGGGATCGTATTTTGGCGATATCGGTGATAAATTTATTTTCAAATTGGATTCCGGTATTGAATTGAAGCTTATAAAGTTGGATGAAAAGGATGATGATCACACAGTTGATGGTTTTATACACAATGAAGACGAATCGGTGATAGAGTTTATTATCGATGAGGATTTGATGGAGGATAAGCGAGCCAGAAATGGATATATTTACAACGGAAATTTTAATAATGCGCAGCAATACAAGGGAAAAATAATAGAAATATGGAAGGTGGTAAATTAAAGTGAAGTTGGTTTGTGATTGTGGTAATGTTGAGGAGTTAAGTATGCATGATAATCCTGATAGCTTTGAAGTAGGCGCTTCATCTTCTGGCGAATATATTTCAATTGAATGCAGTAAATGTGGTGCATATATCGAATTTATTTGTTGATAGTATAAGGAGGAGACTATGTTTAAATTTATTAAAGACAAATATACAATTGAAGATGCAATACAAGATAGAAAAAATAAAACGTATATGAAAAAGGCGAATGCTATTGTAGATGATTTCAAATTATGGTTTGAAAATGAGGTTAAATGGAAATTAAGAAATAGTAATATGCCCACTATAGCTTGTTTTGGAATATCTTCTGTTAGAGATAGGCTTGAGTACAGTAATAAATATATTTACACAGGAACTATGACTTATGAAATATACAAGCTAATTAAGCATTATGTACAAGAGATGTGCGATAAATATAATTGGGAATTGATAGAAAAGGGGCAGTTGAATTTTGCAGGAGGAGGAAGAAATGGAGTTGATTTTTGGGTAAATACTAAGGAATTGGAGGAAGAAAATGTCAGTATATAAAGAAAACGGAGGCTACACAGATTTAGCTGAACGATGTGAAAATGAAATAAAAAAAGATTTGAGATATGTAGTTGAAAAGTATATGAGGGATGAAAAAATGAAACCAGAAGAGATACATTATATAATCTCTGGCGCTTTAAGTGAAGTGTTGCTTGCAACAAAGAGGAAAATTAAATTGTAAATAGGAGGAGTAAAATGTTTGAATTTAACGAAAATGGATTATACAAAATGAAAGCTCCATCGTGGGAAGAATGTAAGAATCGCGATCCATACTGGTGTCAAAATTGGACTTTTAGGCCAGTTAAAAACTCTAATGGTGAATGGTATATGCATGATACTTATTATAATTCTTGGGGATATCATAATATAAAAGTCACAGAAGAAAATGTTAATGATTTCAAATTTGTATTTGACTTCAGAGAAGTTAAGCAGATACCCGATGGGACTGAAAATGAATATAATGAAAGTGACTTGTATATGGTTGCAACTAATAGCGGCGGGTATAGTTGTGGAAATTTGCATTGGGTTAAAAAAGATGCCAAAAGATCAATTGATAAATTGATTGCCAAACAGAAAAGAAAAGTTAAATATTTGGAGAGCGATTTGAAATATGAAAGTGAACAATTAAAAAAGATGGAGAGTGGTGAATATCGGTTATGAAAAATAATTGGAAAAAATTTGCAGAAATATGCAACGTCCCATACAATAAAAGATTTTCAACGAACGGCTATGGCGATATGAGAATTAATAATAGGGGCCTGTATATTTATAAAATCAGTGAAGAAGATTTTTATGGATATTGGTATGAAGATTATTACTGGAATGGCGATATGATACAGGGTTTGTTGGATGGGGAAATTAAGGTGGGTGAAAAGTGCGATGGATAAATCCGATTTGGGAAATATTAAAAACATGAGAGGAGAGCGACGTCCGTTTGATTACTATAGTTATCCTTTGCAATATGATCATCTTGGCAAGTATGGATGGGCTTATTTCCCTAATCAAGTTATAGTTCAATTCGATATTTATAATATGTTGTCAGGAAGCAATCTTTGTGGTGATAAATTATATATTTATTTGTCATTTTATGATTGGGAAAAATTAATGTACGATGAAAATATAGAAGCACTTAATTTACTAGAATTTGAATGGGGGAAATCATATGACAAAAAATGAAATCAAATTAGTAGAAGAATATTTATACAAATATGACGATGAAGATAGACGAGAGGCGCAACATAGAAGCCACATAAACTACACATATTTACTAGAGCAATATATAAAAAATAAAAAAAGAGTTGAGCCATTCGTAATTAAGGAAGTTATTAATATTTCTTCGACTGGAGGAGGATTGTATGAATAGTTTTGAAGAGAAGGTTTCTGTCGTAGAAGCTTATATTGATTCTATATATCGCATTGAGAACATAATATCGCAAGGCATGTCTGGTATGTATGGTCTTGAACAAGATAGAATAGAAAAGCATGAACGTTTGTGTGAATGTATGATGCTTGATAGAGAAGCAACAAAAGAAGTATGTTTGAACTTAGATAAATATATTGGATTTGATTTGATAGAACTTGAGTCTGATTATGATTTTTATCTTGAAAAATATGCTCAGAGACTTATTCAACAATTGGGTAAGCTTGTAAGATAAATAGGAGGAAATAAATGAATACTTTATGGATATTTTTAGTATTAAACTTTATAAATTATATCTGCGATTACCCATTACAAAACTTCTTTCTTGCCGAATGGAAGCAGAAAAGTAACTATGCTTTATTTGTTCATTGCTTTATTTGGGCAATGGGAGTAGCTTTGGGGTTGAGATATTTTGGTATATTTGCATGGTGGAAGTTGATATGGCTTTTTGTTGGTCATTTACTTATGGATTTATGGAAGTGCAGAGGTTATTATAAAGAAATTAATTGGTCTGATGAAAAGAGTTTTAATATTGATCAAGTATTTCATTTGTTGCAGATTATTATGTGTTTAATATGAAGGGGGAATAAGCTATGTGTGCTACAAAAAATCAAAGATTTTTAATCAAGTATTCTGACAAGTATTTAAACATTAAAATCTCAAATCTAAAAGTATTTTTTGTAGAAACTCCAAGAGAAGCAAAGGGATATAGTAAAACAAATGCGTTTAAATACTTGACAAAGTTATTTGAAAGTGATATATTGCAAGATAAGGATATTAATAATTACAAACTTGTGACTAAATCACAAGAAATGTATGGTTAAAGGGAGGAATAAATATGTTATTGCATAAGGGGTTTATTGACATTCAGAGATTTCAAACAAAACATGCAGATTGTTTTGAAAAAGGAGATATAATTTCAGTTCAAGAAAAGTTGGATGGAAGTTGTAGCAGCATCCAGCACGACAACGAAGAAAATAAATTAATGTGCTTCTCAAGAAGAAAAACATTAAGTCCAACAGAAACATTAATGGGATTTTATGAATATGTTCAGAAATTAGACATGGATATATTTAAAAAGTATTCAACATATAGGCTATTCGGCGAGTGGAACTTGTCTCATCTTGTTAAATATGCTCAAGAGGAAATTAAAAAGTTCCACTGCTTTGATATTTATGACACAATGAATAAAGTTTGGTTGCCACAAGATATAGTCAAAGCGATTTGTAAAGAGGGAAATATTCAAATGGTTCCGATATTTTATGAAGGAGAGTTTATTTCATGGGATCATATTCAAGAATTTATTGGAAAAACTCAATTCGGATTGAATAAGGGCGAAGGTTGTTTTCATGGTAAGACACAGATATTAATGAGTGATGAAACATCTAAGCCAATATCACAAGTAAAAGTGGGCGATATGGTTAAATCATATAATGAAAAAACAGGATTAATAGAAGATAAAAAAGTATTAAATGTATTTAATAATGGAGAAAAACCTATCACAGAATGGGGGAGATATGGGGTATCGGTATATCGACATAAACATTGTGATGTGCCAGAATCAAATATGCTTATTGTAACACACAACCATAAAATTTGGAATGGCAATGGGTACACTCCAATATCACAAAGTAATACATTTTATCAATATGATTATGTAATTACAAAAGAAATTAAACAAGCTATTTTGGGTTTACTTTTATCTGATGGTAGTATTGACAATAGATCAAATTTGGTTATTATTACACAAAAAAAAGAAAATCGTGGAGATGATTTATATAGATTGTTTTCGCCAATATCTAATAAACCTTATTACCATATTAGCGGAAAAGGTACTGAGATGATAACATTTACTATAAATAAAAGACACACAAGAGATTGGATCAACAAATATATAAACTCAAATGGAAGAAAAAATTGCAAAGCTATTATTGAGGATTTAGACGAAATTGGAATGGCATTTTTTTACATGGGTGACGGCACTTCATATAAAAAAGGCAGAGCAGAAATATCAACGCACTCTTTTTCTTTAGAAGAAATTGATGCAATGAAAAATAAAATTAATGACCTATATAATGAATATCCGACAGAAAAAATAGATAAAAGAGTTAATTTACAAAAATATTCTGGTATTTCACTACTATTTAATGCTCAACTTCGAGAAAGATTTGAGTCTATAAGTGGTAAATATTTTTTACCATCTTTTAGATATAAAATAAGAAATGAACATGAATGGATTTCGCTATCAATAGAAAAGGGATTAGTGAAAAAACCAATATTATCACACCACAATGACATTACAGAAAACAATACTAATTATAAAAAGTGGCGCAATATTGAAGCTTTTGATATTGAAGTAGAAGATAATCATAATTATTTCGCAGAAAAAGTGCTTGTTCATAATTGTGTAATCAAGAATCAGACCAAACTTAATAATCCTGACGAAAGAAAACCGTTTGTTGTAAAGTTAGTATCAACTGAGTATCAAGAAACTGCAAAAAACAGACACATTAGAGAGCCTTTGAGTGCAGATGAGATTGCTAAAAGAGAATACTTGAGCGATCTGACAGCAAGTATTGTTACTGAAAATAGAGTTGAAAAAAATCTTTATAAAATGATTACTGAAAATGTTTTGCCTGAAGATTGGGATGAAACAAGTATGAGTTTGATTGCAAAAGAGCTTCCAAGAATTATTTATAATGATTGTGTCAAAGAAGAAAATGATACTGTAGAAAAAATAGAAAACTTTGGCAAACTTTGTGCTTCTCACACAATGCAGATTGTAAGAAAAATGTTGCAAAATAGATAATGCTTGAAAGGAGAAAATTAATATGACAACTAATCAGCTTAATAAATTATTTTGCAAACATAAATATGATATATTTTTAGAGCAACATATTATTAATAGTGGTATGGATAAACTCATATATAGAAAATGTTCTAAATGTGGAAAAATTACATGTGGCAATATTGATTATTGGTTTAAAAAGGAGAATGATTATGCAATATGTATTAAATGATGAGGAATATAAAGAATATTTAGAATTAAAAGATTTAAAAATTAAATATGACAACCAAAAACAAAGAATATTAGAAAGTTTTGAAAGTATTCCAAATGAAATTAAAGGTAGAGATGACCAAATTTTAAAAGTTTTTAACACATCACATTTATCTCTAAATGTTCAACAAATATTAAAATATTTTGAAATTGAATATTGGGGAAGTTTTAGTATAAATTTTCATATGACTAAATTTTAAAAATATTTTTTTAAAATCTGTTGATAAATTAAATATTATAGTGTATCAACACAAATAGAAATTATATTGGATTTGAAAATGATAAAGTATATTTTGATATTGCTAAAAACAGAATAAAGGGAGGATAATACTATGGAATTTTGGACTTCGGAAAATCAAAAAGATAAAATTTTAAAATGGGAAAATATGACTAAAAAAGATTTAATAAAAAGTTTATTAGAATATGATAAAAAATTATTTTATGCAGAAGAAAAAATTGCAAATAGAGATGAAAGAATTGGAAGACAAAGTAATGATATATTTAGAGCAAATCATAATGGTAGAAGTAGAGACGATATTTATTATAAGGATTAATAAAGGAGGAAAACATGTATAATTATAACTGGAGTCCAGTTTATAATTTAGTTATGCAAATCAAGTATGAATATATTGAAAAATTTGGAAATATAAATTATGAGCAAACCGAAAACCAAACTTGCTTGGAGATTTGGATTGAGAAACTAAATAACAAAAAATATTTAGATATTTTTAAATACATTCAAGTGAATCAAAAAGATACAAAAGTATTAATCAGATATGGGAATTATGCCGACGTGTTTGGCGGCGAAGAAGATATTACATCTGATAAATTTTGGGCTATGCACGACGGATTTTATACAGAATGCAGAAGTATAACGATTGATTTGCAATTAGAAATTATTTTACTATCTGGATTCAAAAAATTCAAGAACCTAAATGAAGGAGCCGAGAATCAGTTAAATGTTATTCTTGAAGAAATTGAAACTGCAAAAAATATTGAAATAACCAACAAATTAGATGGAAGTCTTCAATTGGCACGTTATATTTGGATGTATGGCAAAATATTTATGTCTGGCTCACAAGCAATTGATGTTGATAAATCATGGAGATTGCAAGACGGATACAATATGCTATTATCAGATAACAATTACAAAACTATGCTGATAGAGCATCCAAGCTTAACTTTTATATTCGAATTTATTAGCATGAAAGATGCACATGTTGTTAATTATCAAAAAGAGCAAGAGGGTTTATATTTGATTGGAATGAGGAATGTGTATACTGGAGAACAATTTTCCTATAAAAAAGTAAAAGAGTTTGCCGATAAATATAATGTAAAAACAACTGAGATATTCAATAAAACGTTTGATGAAGTTTTGGAGGATGTTAAGACTAAAAAATCTAATGAAGCCGAGGGATTCGTGATTGATATTGAAAATCAAGATGGATATGTTCATAAGATAAAAGTCAAGGTCGATGATTACATTGCAATACACCGGATTCTATCTAAAATATCCTCTATAAACCTGATTATCAAATCAATTGCGCTGGATTCGTTTGATGATTTAATTTCTAAAATTCCAGAATCTTACCGCGACAGAGTATATAAAGTTGCAAATGTCGTTCTTGACTATATAAGAAACATGGATAAGAACGTAAAAGAATACTTTAGCGAGGCTCCAAAGGATACAAAGAAAAATTTTATGATATATGTTGATGCGAATGTACCTGTTGAATATCGGGGATATGTTAAAAATTTATATCTAGGAAAGAAAAATAATTATATTATGGGTGGAAGTGAAAAATGTCCATCGTTCAAGACTTTGAAAGAGATTGGAATTGAAAATTATTCTGAAATATTTGAATTGGAGGAATGAAATTGATAAAATATATTCACGGCTCAGAAGATAGTATTGATTTAGATATTTATTATGTATTTGATGAAATGCCTGAATTTAAAGAATGCCAAGAGTTTTGTTCTTCTAAAATTGAAAATAGAAATATTATTGTTATTAAAAATGGAATTGTTGTAGAGTGCTTTAAAGGGCCGACGGACGAAGTAAACAACAGTTTGTTGGACACATATAATTTACATCAACAAGAATGCCCATTATTAATCACAAAAAGACTTTCAAGGGATGTTTTGATTAAAGATTTAAGAGCATTAAGAGGAATGATTTCATACTTATCAAGAACAGAATATAGGACAATTGTAAAGAAAGCATTAAAAGGAAATTTCACAGACAGATTAAATGTCATGAAGAATGTGAATTTCAATGTTTTGTTAGAGCAAGAGTTGAGCAAGACTTTTAACTTGAAAGATATATTGAAAGTTTATGCTTTTCAATTAGGTCAGTCGCTTGGATTGCACAGAGAAAAAGAATTGTATACAAAAACAGATATTGCAAATGAGTTTGCTGAACTTAAACCGTTTTTATATAGACATGATGATTTTGATTTGAATGACTTGGTTGATTATATTGAAATGTTTACTGACGTTTTGGATACGTACAATATTGAGGAGCTAGATAATAATATAACATTTTTCAAGGATTTAAATAGAAAAATCAATATAAAAAATGAAAAGGATGTGATATAATGGATAAAGCGACGTTAATCGTAATGTGTGGGCTTCCGGCGAGCGGAAAATCTACTCAATCTAAAATATTATCAGAAAAATTTAATGCCAAAATTCATGCGTCAGACGAAATCCGAAAAGAATTAAACATAACAGAAGAAACAAAAGAAAGTAATGCTGAAGTTTTTCAGTTGCTGCATAGTAGAATTAAGGGCGATTTAAAAAATGGAAAAAATGTGATATATGATGCAACAAATATAAATTATAAGAGACGCATGAATTTTTTGAAAGAATTGAGCAGAATAGATTGTGAAAAGATATGTTATTTTATGGCAACGCCTTATGAGGATTGCGTTAAGAATAATAACAAAAGAGAAAGTGGCATTCCAGAACATGTTATTAAGAGAATGTATAAGAATATTTATATTCCACAATATTTTGAGGGATGGGATAATATACGAATTATTTGGAATTTTAAAGAAAACGACTTCAATGTATGGTCTTTATTTGATAAACTAGATTATATCAGTCAAGACAATCCCCATCACAGTCTGACAATCGGAGAGCACTGTCGTGAATGTTGTAAAAATATTGGGTCAGATGGCAAAGATAATTTATTGCTGTCTGCATTATTACATGATAGCGGAAAAGCATTTTGTAAGGATTTTAAAAATTCAAAAGGAGAAATAACAGAACACGCGCATTTTTTTCAGCATCATTTGGTTTCTGCATATATGGCATTATTTTATTTAGAAGGAGAGCATAAAATTGCCAATAATGAGATGCTTGAAATTTGTAAGCTTATCACTTGGCACATGCAACCTCATTTTATTGAAACAGACAAACAGATTAATAAATACAAAAAATTATTGGGAGAAGAATTCTGGAATGACCTTATGATTTTGCATGAGGCTGACATTAAGGCTAAAAATAAAAATTAATTTTCAAAGACTATTGACATTCTTTCACTATTGTAGTATAGTAAAGATGTCAATGGTCTTTTAATATAAGGAGGAACGAATATGGAATTAAATATCGGAATTGACGATTATGAAAAAATATCAAAACAAATAGCAAAAGATGTAATAGATAAGATTGGAATTTCTCAGCTTAGAAATGAAGTTGTGAATATGATTTGTAAAGAAATTAAGGCAGAGATAATGGGTGATAAAGAAACACAGTTAAGAATTGAAGATATATTTAAGAGATGTGAAAAATCAATAGATGATAGGATTCATAATAGTATAACTAAAAAACTTAATAATTTGGATTTTCAGATTAAATTGAAATAAGTGAGAGGAGAAAAAATTTATGAGATATGCATTCGAACGAGATGATGATGGTCATTGGTATATAATTTCTGAAAACATGATAAAGAAATTTTACGATTATGTGGAGGCTATGGAAAATGGTGAGGATTATGAGATTGATTTTTCGCATTATATGATCGATAATCCGTCTGATTATTTTTTTGAAAATCCAGCTGGAAAGGGATTGGCAACGTTAATATGATATACACAACATATTTTGCGAATTTAAAGAAACTGCCAGAATATATTCTACCAATAGCAATATGCGCCAAATCTCCAGCATGGTATAAGGGTTTGGAATATAAAAAACTTGCTCCTAAATACGGCTTCTTTATGAAATGGAAGCAAAATCATGATAACGAGTATTATACTCAGTGTTTTAATGACGAAGTGTTGGGTAAGTTGAATTATCACAATGTTTATTCAGAATTGTATAATATGGTAACTAAGAACGGTGAACTACTTACCGATATAGCTTTAGTATGTTATGAAAAGCCGGATGATTTTTGTCATAGGCATTTAGTTGCAGATTGGTTTAGAAAAAATGGAATAAATTGTTGTGAGTGCAGTAATTAATGGGAGTGAATATTATGAAAAGAAAAATTAAATCTGTTGTCAACAGTCCAAATGAATTTGAAAATCCAATATATTGTTATGTGGCTATGAGACAGTGGATGCAGTACGCGGGAGAGGATTTTGTTGACTATCACAGCATTGTTGTTGATCATAAAGATAATAAGGTTAGAATAATAGATTGGCTTTTAAATAAGGGGTATATTTCAAAAGAAAAATATGATGATGTAATTTCACAGAAATTGCGATATGTTCAAGAATTACTTTTTAACTATAAAGAAGGTATAATGAATTATGGCGAATGTAGCTTTCCTGCTAATCTAAAATCCTATCAACTGGTTGCAGAATATATCTCTGAAAACGATGAGGCGAGACAAAGATTATTTGAAGCAACATGTACTGATAATAAAATTAATTGTGTTTATACTGATGACAATGGAAATATATTAAGCGCATGTATTTATGAATGCGACTTATTAACAAATACAATAAGCAAGGAGCAGTGGTTAAAAGAAGGTTGGAGGGCAGATATATCGTTTACAGATGAGTATGGTTATTTAAAAGCAATGAGCATCAAAGATGCGGATTATAATATTGATGAATAGGAGTGAATATTATGAATTATATAGGAGATTTTTTATCGAATAATAATTTACGAATTTCACAACAATTTAAAATATGTGGCAAAAAAGGATTGTTTTATTTTGACAAAAGATTAAATCTAAGAAGTGCTAATGATGATATTAGGCATTCAAGTATGTTATTAAAAATATTAAAAAATGAATATCATATATATAAAGAGAGGATAATTTAATATGACAATTGATAGAGCAAATCAAGTAGTGAGAATTGTAAATAGAATTAATGAGATTCAAACAATTTTGAGCAAACTAGAAAATTTAAGTTCTGATCATCAGCTTTGGGTTTACGATAACTCCCGTCCGATTTTTCAATTAGAACCAGAAAAAATCACATTAATTATGAATGAGTATTGTGCAGAACTTGCAGAGCTTAAAGATCGTTTGGGGGAGATTGGGTGATGAAAATCAATGAAAAAGATTTAATTTTTGCTAGAGATTTTATTCCAAAATTACAATCTGACATAGCTGAAAGATGTAAGGAAATTATGAAATGGAGAAATGAAAATGGGATTGAGATTTTAAAAGAAAGATATGTTTGGGATTATCCCATAACAGAAGTAGATATAGATGGCGATTCAGTTTATATAACAGTTCATGAAACTTGGGCATATGGTGGCCAAGAAGATTATTGTTATGCATTTACATTCGATGAACTAATAAGTGATTCTTGGCATGAAGATTTTCTTAAAGATGTAGGCGATAAAAGAATTGAAATAGCAAGAGCCGAAGAAGAGAAAAAAAGAGCAAGAGTCGCCAAAGAAGCAATATATCAAAGAAGATTATACGAAGAATTGAAAAAGATATTTGAAGATTCACGAAAGGAATAAAATAATGAATACTGAATTTTGGGCAAGTGTTTTGTTACATGATAACAAAATGGAAGTTTGCCATATGACAAAGAAATGAGAATGGAGGAATAAAGATGTCAGTTGTATATATAATTATGCGAAATGACTACTTAATGGTAGAGAAAGCTTTTGAGTCATTTGAAGATGCGGCAAGTGCGTGCTATGAAAGAACGGGATTTGTTCCTTTGGCTGAAAATTGTTTATATCAATCTGCTCCAATGGATTTTGTTAAAATTTATCAATTAGAAATAATGGAATCTAAAAGTAGTGAGGATATTATACCCGATTTAATTGAGCGTGTAGAGGCTCAAACCGGTAAGCACCCAACTATAATAGGTACAGTAGATGATGTGTATAATTATGAAAAAACAAAACACACTAAGGATATACTTAGTGTTTATGGTATTAATATAAGAGACAACAGCTTGCAATTTAGACCATTTCATGAAGTTATGCATGACTTAGGAGCAAAATTGAAGGAGATGAGAGCAAGCATGGATGAAAAAGAATTTGAACGCCAAAAAACTTATATTTTAAATGTTATATGCGGAGAAAGATATAGAAACGAATTTATGTAAAGGAGGATAAAATGGACGATAAATGTAATATGGATTGTGAAAAAATTATAGAATCGTTAGAGGCTGTATTTCAAGAAGAAGGATATGAAACTTTATTAATAAATAGGGGAACCAAAAATCATCATACAACAAATTATGAGAAAATTGTTGTTAAAAGAAGTGACGGGAGAATGTTTGATATTAGTATAGATGAAAGAGTAGATTGGCTAGATCCAATTAGGCCAGTGATTAGGACTAATATCTTTGATGACAGAATATGAGTGGAGGAAATAATATGAACTATATAGAAATTGAAAGTGTACCATTACACTGCGCATGGTGTCAATTTGAAGCGTATAAAAAAAGCAAAGACCAAATTGAATTACTCCATTACTGTATGATTACAAAATCTATAACTCCAAATGAGGGGAAGTGTAAGAACTGTCCAATTAAAGAGTGGCTGGGGGAATAACAATGAAATATTGGCAGATGATGGACGGAAGTATTTATAGTATAGCTCATGAAAAAGTAAAATGTGGTGATGTAAGGTTATTTTGTCCACCGCAATTTATTTGCAGATGTATTGAAACAGAGCATATTGACAAAATAATTTTTAATAATACAACTTATTATTTACAAAAACCAGTTGTTATAATAAAGCATGTTGAGGAAGGTGATTTTCGCATAACATGCGATGATTTAAGCATTGATATTTACGCAAAATCTCCCGAAAAAGCAAAAGATTTTTTAAATGAAGAGTTTGATATGATTTATCGTATGTATGGCATTGAAGATGATAGCAAACTGACTTCCGGAGGCAAGGAATTAAAAGAGAAAATACTTTCATATATTGAGAAAGTAGAGGTAATTTGCGCCAACTGCTATGAAGAAATCGCTACGCATGGCAATTTGTGCGAGGGATGTTGGGAAACTGAGTATTGGGATTACGAATTCGACATTGAAGATGTGGATTTTAGTGAAGGAGAATGAATATGAATAGTGTTAAATCAGCTGTATTTGAATTTGAAAACTTTGATAGTGTCACAATTGAATCGAAAAACATTGGTGGATTTGAATTAGATGGCATTACCACAATTATTAGGAGAATTACATTAAATGCAATTACAAAATATCAATCTCCTAAAAATTTTTTCATCGAAATAAAAAACGATGCTAATATTTTAGAAAATACCGAAAATTATGGCACAAGATATGTTTTTGACAGATTAATGCAACATAGAGATATAACAGGTATTGAATTGATTTATGAGGATGGCCAGACTGAAAGATATTTATTTCCGTTTGACTCAAATGAATATTATGAGGATAATAAATTAGAAAGTTTTAGACAAAATAAGTTTGGAGATTTGTATATTGCAATTGGGGAAGATTTTAATGTTAATGATATAATTACAGAAGAAGTTCTCAATATGCAAGATGATGAAAAAAGAGAACTTAAATGGAAGTATATTTGTTAAGGGGGAATTTGCATGAATTTAATAGATGTTTGCCTGAAAATTAAAGATACTATACAAAGTTTAGAAGAAGAAAAGAAAGACGAGATTAATAAAATAAGCGAAAAATATGATAAGCAAATAGATGAGTATAAGCAAGCATTTGAAATAAATAGAAAGTTAAATACAGCTTGTGTATATTGTAATGGGACGGGAAAAGTAAACATAAGTGATGGGTATGATTATCAATCGGGATATACCGAGATAAATTGTGGAGAATGTAATGGAACGGGGATAAAGCATGATTGAGGTGAGAATGCATGTATTTATGTAAGGATTGTGGTAGCTTAATCAAAGATTTAAAACATTTCAGAGAATATCATGGGCAGCCCAATTTGCAACCAGAAGAATGGAGTGGATGTCCTGCTTGTGGAAGTAGGGCGTGCATAGAGGCAATTGCGTGCGATAAGTGTTCTGAATATATATCAAACCATTGCATTGTAACAGTTGATGGCGAGGTTATATGTGATAATTGTTATAGTGATTATTACATTGAAGACTACACATATGGAGGATGGAGAAAATATGATAATAAGTAAGCAAAAATTTGTAGAAATAATGGATTTATTGAAAGAGGCACGCGACATCCAAGATCAAATTAACGATATATTCAGCAACGCTCACAATAATATAATTCATGACTTCTGCAATGCGGGATCTTTGTCTATAAGCCATGAATATATCGTTATAAATCTACTTAGTGTTATGTTTAATAATGAGAACGATATTTCTTATTTTGTATATGAGTTGGATTATGGGAAGAATTATAAGCCTGGTATGATAACAGAAGCTAATGGCGATATTGTTGATCTTAGCTGTGCGGATAAGTTATATGATTATCTGGTTTCTAATCTAAATGAAGAGGGATGATTGGATATGTCAAAAAAATGGATTAAGTTCATTAATAATGATTTTAAAGATAAGAACGGAAATGTTTTCCTAAAAAATACAAAATATAGCATTCAATCTTCAGACCAGACATATTATTACTTTCATCGTGAGAAAGTATTGAAAAGCTTAGAGGGCGAAATGTATGAAATTGGAAATGTTGTTGATTAAGAGAGGAAAAATATTATGTGGTTTATTATAGAATGTCAAGATTGTGGTAGTAAAAAATATTTGTATGGCAACATTAAAGATTGGACAATCGAAGATTTTTATTGCCGCAAATGTGAGAATGCAAATTGTAGGGTTATGGATAGGGATGATTTTACATCAAAAGATGTGGCAGTAATTTTAGGAAATGAATTGGAAGCTGGAAATCTTCATCATCTAGTAAATATTCCTATAAGATTATTAGAGGTGTTGAATAGTCTTGATATAGAAGAAGAAATATGTAAAACAACTATGGAAAAATTTACAGAAATGATTTGGGAGGAAATGTAATGAAGGTTATAAAAGCGGGATATGAAATATTAACACCAATCAACAGAGTAGAGTTTTTAAAAGCAATAGAAGTCGCAGGTAGAGTATGCTATAAATCTGAAGACAAAATTACAGACGAAAGTTCTTCTAAGTTTGTGAAGTCGTTGATAAAAAATGGACACATGGCAATGATTGAGTGTGGGCCAGACATATCGGTTAAATTCATTTGCGATAGAGGAGTGTCACATGAGATAGTTAGGCATAGGCTATTTTCTTTTGCTCAGGAGAGCACTAGATTCTGCAATTACTCTAAAGGCAAATATGGTTCTGAAATTACAGTAATAGAGCCTTGTTTTTGGGAGAAAAATAGCTCGCAATATTTATTGTGGGAAACGCATATGAGATTTTGTGAACAGCATTATTTAATGTTGATTGACGAGGGCTGTCCTGCGCAGGAAGCACGTTCAGTATTGCCTAATAGTTTAAAAACGGAGATAGTAGTTAAGGGAAATCTTAGAGAATGGATTCATTTTTTCAATTTAAGAGCCATAGGAACAACCGGAAAACCACATCCTCAAATGGTTGAAATCGCTCTGCCACTATTAAGGGAAATGCAACAATTACTACCTGAAATTTTTGAAAATGTGGGAGGAAAGTAAATGAATATTATTTTATTATGTGGAAGTGCGCAGAACGGGAAGAGCAGCACCGCCAGTATACTTGAAGAAGAATTAAAAACCAGAGGACACAGACCGCTTCGAATAGCATATGGGGATTATGTTAAGTTTGTTGCCAAACAATATTTTGGTTGGAGTGGCAAAAAAGATAAAGTTGGAAGAACGATCCTTCAACAAGTTGGGACTGAGATATTTCGTAGCAAGGACGAGAATTTTTGGACTGATACAGTAATAAGATACTGCAAAGTAATGTTAGATGAATACGATTTTGCAATAATAGATGATTGTAGGTTTCCAAATGAAATTGAAAGATGGGCAGATTTTAAATTCAAAAACGTTAAAACCATAAAAATAACTAGGCCAAATTTTGATAATGGACTAACAGAAGTACAAAAACATCATGCAAGCGAAACTGCATTAGACGGATATGCTTTTGATTATGAAGTTATGGCTGAAAATTTAGAGGAATTAAATGACATCATAAAAAATGATTTAATGGGGTGGTTACTTGAAACGCAATAATTTGAAAATAGGTTCTGACATAAACGGCGTTTGTGATTATCAGATAGAAGTATTGATAGCGTGGTATAATGATAAATATAATGATGATGTAAAATTCGAAGATGTGTCGGATCATAGTGTATTAAACTTTTTGAAAAAATATGATGGTGATAGTCAGAGTTTATTTGAAGAATTCATGACAGAAGATGTAATTATGAATTTTAAATTGAGAGAAGGTGCCAAAGAATTATATAATTGGGTTCATGATAATGGATTTGAGTTAAAATTTGTCACTTCGGTTTATCCGCAATTGTTGGGGTATACTTATAACTGGCTAAAAAGTCATTTTGATTGGATTACTTATGATAATATTTGCAGGATTCCGGATAAACAGGCTTATGATCTTGACATCCTCATAGATGACTGGGAGCATAATTTGATTGGCGGTAAGTGGTGTTCAATTCTATTAACGCAACCTTACAATAAAAATATCAATGCAAAAGCGCTAGGAATTAATAGAATAAATAGCTTAATAGAAGCAAAGGACATAATAAAAGAGGTTGCTTGGTGGAAGGGTATTAAAATTTGAAATTGCTATTGACAACTTATTATGTCTGTGATATACTTGTAAATATAAACAAGAGGAGGGATAACATGACTAAAACGATAACTTGTTGCGACGGTTGTGGCAAAGAGTTAAAATGTAATTCAGAAAAATATTATTTAGATTTGAGAACAGATAAATATTGGGTGGTTGAAAAAGAATTTCAGGAAAAAAACTTGGTATTCTGTGAATATTGTGCATCAGATATAAAGGATTCGCTTAAACGAATTGCTGATATGAAGTGTTGTTGGTAAAAATATTATTAAGGAGAGATGGCCTACCTATGAGTAATGGATGGATTGGTGTAGATTTAGATGGAACACTTGCTTATTATGATAAATGGAAGGGCATAAAGCATATAGGAGAGCCTGTGCCAAAAATGCAAGAACGTGTGCAAAAGTGGTTATTGGAAGGAAGGGATGTGCGAATTTTTACAGCTAGAGTTGGAATGGGAAATGACGTTGCCAAATCTACTGAGGTAATAAACATGTGGTGTTTAAAACATTTTGGCAGAATTTTGCCAATAACATGTGAAAAAGATTTTAAAATGATTGAATTATGGGACGATAGATGTACACAAGTTGTGGTGAATACTGGAGAAGCTTATGGTGTAGATGCAAAAATTGCAGAAGTGGAACAATTTTATACTCGTTCTTCAGATTCTATTAGATTTAATTGTGGTAATTGTCATCTAACAATTGATTCAGAATGGCCTAGCGAATACAAAAACTACTGTCCTGGTTGCGGATATCAGTTAGATTGGAGTTGATATGTTTAAACTATACTTTAGAAATCGCAAAGATGAATTAAAATTAGTCGCCGAATGTGAAACAATGGAAAAATGTCATGAAAATATTTCAGAGTTTCTTAAAGAGAGAGATTATAAATCACATTACAGAAGAATGTGGACTGAAGATGAAGTTACAACAGTTGATGTGGGAAGTCATTCAGAATTTTTTGAAATTAAGGAGTGGTGATAAATTGAAAATAGATATATTTAACACTGCAAATAAATATAAGACTATCCTAGCCGATCCGCCCTGGGATGAGTGTGGTGGTGGCAGAATAAAACGTGGAGCAGATCGTCACTATTCACTAATGAAGACTAAAGAAATTGCGTTGCTGCCTGTTATCAATCTGGCACATGATGATGGCTGTCATTTATATTTATGGGCAACAAATAATTTCCTAAAAGATGCTTTATTCGTTATTGGACAATGGGGTTTTGAATATATAACAATGGTAACTTGGCAAAAAGATAAGATGGGATTAGGGCAATACTTTAGAGGTATGACTGAGCATTGTATATTTGCGTCAACACCAAAGAGGTTGCCTTACAAAATCGTAGATGGTAAGCGGCAACAAGGTGTAACTGGATTTTATGAGGCAAGAGGCGAACATAGTGAAAAGCCTGTTAAAATGCGTGAAATGATTGAAAAGGTTAGTTATGAACCACGGATAGAGTTGTTTGCAAGACAAGAGTTTGAAACTTGGGACAGATGGGGCCTTGAAGCTCCTGAGTGAAATAAATGGCGATATAGATGAAAAAGTTTTGAAAAGCACTTGACAAGGCAAAATTAATATGATATTATAGTAATATCAAAAAGACCTTAACAGCAAAAAAATAAAGAACAACTATAAATTGTTAACGTAAAAGGTCTTGAAATCATTCCAACCAAGGGGTAATTCAGGCATCGAGGGCATAGATTACCCCTCCCTAAAAAGCAACATCATGTAATGCGCTACATTTGCGATGTTCTATGTTGGGCATAGAACATCGCAGTAATGCAAAATAGAAGTTTTGAAAAACACTTGACAAATCGAAAATTAAGTAGTATAATAATTTTTAGATGCTAACAGCAACCAAACCACTCCCTCTCATAAAGGATTAAATGGAGGCATCTAGCAAAACCCCAAAGACACTAACAGCAATAAAACTAATGATTATGATGATATATAGTGTCTTGATTTTGAAGAGATAACTCAACTGGTAGAGTAAAAGACTTATGTATATCTTGTGTGAAGATATCGCGGCAATTATACTTTGTATCGTGGGTTCGACTCCCGCTCTCTTCATCTCTTTAATATTTTTCAAAGACCATTCAGCAATTTAAAAAATTCAATGGCGAATAGATATGGTCTTGGAATTTATTAGAAAATAAATTCAAATTAAAGGAGAATGTATTATGTTTATTGAAAATTTAAAGAACACATTGAACGACGAATTCAACGTTAGCATTACAGAAAATGGCGCAGTTGGATATCGCACATCTGGAAAAAATCTTTTGGATTTGAACTTCGCAGTGTCGAGCTTAAGGTCTAAAAGCGAAAAAGAAATCATTGATATGTTCATGAAAGCTTTCTACGATGATAAGCTAATGGCTATGCGTTGGTTATTTTATGCATCAGATGTAAGGCAAGGATTAGGAGAAAGAAGATTATTTAGAGTAATTATAAGACATTTATCAATATACCATTCAGATATTGTTGAAAATTTAATCGATTTAATACCAGAATATTCTAGGTGGGACAATATATTAGAGATATTAGATACCCCATTAGAAGAAAAAGTAATAAGTATAATCAAAGCTCAATTAGAAGAAGATTGTGAGAAAGTTGGATATAATGTTCCTTGGAAATCAGGTAGAAAATGAAATTGAAGCATATTTATTGGGTTATATATACGCAGATGGTTGTATAAGTCAATATCAAAGCAATAAATTTAGACAATTGTCATTCGGCATATCAAATAAAGATATAAAATTTTTACAGAAAATAGCTGATATATTTAACCAATATTTAGACAAAAATTATATTATTAAATATATTGATAAGACTAATTCAATAAAGCTTACTATATGTGATAGTGAAATTATTGGAAATTTAGTAAAATTGGGTATTGCACATAGAAAAACATATGATAACAATTCTTTTGTTTTTGATAATGTTCCAAAAGAGCTAAAGTGGCATTTTATAAGAGGATATTTCGATGGTGATGGATCGATTTGTTTTCGAAGTGCAGATCGCAGATGTTGTGTAGGATTTGTTTCATTAAATAATATTTTGTTGAATTCTATATCTAACTTTATAAATGAGTATTTTGAAATTCAATTTACTAAAGTCAGATTGGATGGTAAATATAGCAGAATAAATTTCGGTGGCAATGTTAAATGTAAAAAGTTTTTAGATGTCCTATATAAAGACGCTACTTTATACCTAGAAAGAAAATATATTTTATATAAAAATATTCCCATTTATAAAAAAAGAAATAAATATAAAGGCGTTCACTGGTATAAAAAAAATAAAAAATGGGGAGTTTCAATATATATCAAAAGCATTAAAAAGAAAATATTCTTAGGCTTATTTAAAACAATCAAAGAATGTATAGATAAATATAACGAGATGGCAGTTTTGAATAACCAACCAACACAAAATTATGAAGGAGAGATTCAATATGAATAATATATCTTTAATAGGAAAATGGTTATCTAGTCCTAATACTTCTTCAAAACGAACTGTATTAAAGGCTAAGAAAATTATAAAAGGATTGGAATGTACAGAAAAACAATACAGAAAGATGTTAAGTTTTTTAAGAAAATACCTTGATGTTGTTGAAGTTAAAATGTCATCAAAGCAATGGTCTGAAATTAATTACCAATCAGTTCCTTCAAGAGCAAATTTAATATACAACGGAGCATTCTTGAGGAACGATGAAGAGAGACGTAGAGATTTCTTGTCAAGTCTTGAAAGGGGCGAGGCAAAAATTAATGCAGGAACGTTGTTTCCACATGATATAGTGCATAAATATAATGTTAGTCGGTATCATAATCAAAAAGATATTGGGCTTGAAGAAATGTGGAAAGCGTTGCCGGATACAGTGGGTGGTTGTGAGAATACGATAGTGGTTGCTGATGGTTCTGGCAGTATGAGGTCTGGTGTTGGTGGAACTAATGTGACCGCACTATCTGTCGCAAATGCTTTGGCGATATATTTTGCAGAGAGAAGTAGCGGACAGTTTAAAGATAAGTATATTACATTTAGCGTAAGACCACAGTTGGTTGATTTTTCTAAAGCAAATAGTTTGAAGGAAAAAATTGAAATTGCTTTAAGGTATAATGAAATTGCAAATACGAATATTGAAGCAGTTTTTGACCTAATCTTAACCGCTGCTATTAATGGAAGAATGAAACAAGAGGAGTTGCCACACAATATCTTGATCGTATCGGACATGGAATTTGATTCTGCAACTACATCTAATAACGGGCGGCACTCAATTTCTAGTAGATTATTTGATGTTATCAACCAAAAGTACATTGATCATGGCTACAAAATGCCAAGAATGATATTCTGGAATGTCAATAGCAGAACTGGAACTGTGCCTATAACTGAAAATGATTTAGGTGTGGCTCTGATAAGTGGATTTTCGCCAAATGTTATGAGTATGGTGATGAGTAATCAGCTCGATGCTTACGATTGTCTAGTCGAAACACTAAGCAACGAAAGGTATAACATCATTGAAAAAAGATTAAAGTGCATATAGTAATTTAAGGCGTTCCAGCAAATTAAAAATAATATTAGCGGAATATATTAATAACGCCTTGTCAGAGGCCCATACAGCCATCTTAAAATCATAATGTGGATATGTAAATGGGTCTTGTTTTTTTTTATAAAAAAAAAGGAGAGAGTGATATGTTAAATCCAAATGAAGATGGAATTACTCATATCAATATTTATAGCAAAGGAAAAACTTCTTTAGGACAAATGCTGAGTAATTTTTATAATAATATATCTGATATAAAAACCAAGGATGGTGGATTTAAATCTGTAGAAGGATATTGGTATTGGTTGAGCGTTTATTCTAACCAAAACGATAAAAATATATTAAGATTGGCTCATGGCTTTAATGCTAAAAAAGTTGGCAAGCAATTGGTTGATAGATTTGGTCGAAGATTTGATGATGACTTTGAAGATAAAATCATCAGAGCAATTTGGAATAAGGCCCAACAAAACATCTTGTTATTTGATGTAAAATACAAAGACTTGCCATTTGAACATTATTATAATTATGGCGGCAAAATACATGATGTTAAAGACAAATATTTATGGATGATTGACGGCATAGATAGAATGGCGAAGTATATTTATAAGGAGAAATTATGAAAGTAAATGACATTGTAATTGATGTATATGGCAATATTGGTAAGATTACAAGTTTTTGTAATTGTGATAAATGTAAAAAAAGAGGATTTTATGAACCACAAATTGAATGTATTAATAATGATATCTATATATATATGACTGATTATGATTATGAACATGGATTTAATATGTTTTATAGAATAGGCGATAAAATATATCCAGAACATCTTGATATGAAGTTTTTGAAAGAAATTAGGAATGAAAATCAAAAATCACTCAATATATTAGATAGCTTTTTTGAAATGATTAAAAAAGATAATCCAAATATGTTTGATAACAAATTTCTATAATTAATATTGTAAAATGTTAAATTTAAGAGGTGTAAAATTATGAATAAATTATATGATTTTTCACAATGTTTCTTAGAAAATACTTTTAATGTTTCATGGAAAAGAACATTTGAAACGAAAGAAAACATAGGAATGAATGTGTTGTACGAAAATAAAAATATAATCGGAATTATATATGATATGAATGATGATTTAGTGTTTGCAAAAATAGATAATGAATATAGAAAAAAGTTTTTTAAACCATTCAATGAAAGTTTTTCTATTGAAATTGCAAAGCAAACAAAATTTTTATTTGATTAGCAGGAGGAAAATTATGTTAAATATTAATGACTATAAAAATAAACCATATTGGTGCTTGTTTAAGGATAATCAAAATCAATCATATTATGATGGATATAGTAGATTGTTTATTACCGATTTAATAGATGACGAAAAATATTTTATAGCACAAAATAGTGATGATGTATTATATTTAGTTCCTATACAAGAAATTTTTGAAACAAGAGAAAAATGTGAAGAAAGAATATCTCAAATTGATCAAGAAAAACCAATTTATTTTGAAACCGACTGTGGTATGATAAAGGAAGGTATTATATCAGAAGAAGATTGGTGTACTGGAAAATACCAAATAATATGGGTATATTTAAAAAATAAAGGAATGACTAAATTGGAAGTAAAAGTTCGTTAATTGATAAATATATTTGATACGCAATTGAAAGGAGAATAATTATGGATTTTGTAAATATTTGTGTATATGCAATGGGATATCATAGTGGCGCTGAATATCAAGAAAATATTGCCATTAGAAGAGAGACCTATGAAAAGCTTAAAAAAGATTTTGACGAATTATCGGTTTATATTGGGGAACTTGATGGCAAGCATTCAGAGGTCGAAGCTAATATTGAATTTCAAGAACTTTTTGAAGATGATTTTATTTATGCGCGTTCTAATTCTGAAAATAGCGGAGATGTTGCTTATTGGGACATTGCGGAAATATTTGAGAAAAATAACATGGATTTTGAGCAAGAAATCAAAATTACTAAAGATTATATAGACAGTTTAGATATATTAGTTCCACACACAGTTTATGTTTCAAAATCTCTATTGGAAGAATTTGAAAAATACGTGAAAAAATTTAATAAAAAGTGAGGTGATTTTTATCTTAGACGTGGCGAATAAATACGAAAAAGAACTGCAAGAGTTGTTTATGAACACTTGGTATGATGAAAAATATAAATTTTATCATGCAGGATATTCAGATATTTATAAAGTATGTGATTCAAATCAGGATAATCATCAGTTTGTTTCTAAAAATAAAGATGGCGAAATTTTGGGACTCATATCTTATAGCATAGATAGAATAAATGATTATGTGGATGGGATGGGCGCAATTAACTTCTCTAATGATAAAATCACATATGGAATAGATTTAATGAAGGTTATGACAGATATCTTTGAAAAATATAATTTTAGGAAAATAGCGTTTGGGGTTGTTGTGGGCAATCCCATTGAACAGTCTTATGATAGAATAATTAAAAAATTCGGCGGCAGAATTGTTGGAGTGTATAGGGCTCACTGTAAATTAATGGACAATAAATTTTATGACAGTAAGCATTATGAGATTTTTAGAAATGATTATTTGAATACTGTTAATTAGGAGGATATAATGATTGAAATTAAGAATGGCGATATACTGTCATGTGAATGCGATATAATTTGCCAGCAAGTCAACTGCTGGGGGGTTATGGGTTCTGGATTAGCCAAGCAAATTAGAGATGTTTATCCAGACGTTTATGATGTATATATGGGAATGTGTAAACATCAATCTCCTTATAATCTACTTGGAGAAGTTAGTTTTGTACAAGTAAGACATGATCCTAAGCGCATTTTTGCCAATATATTTGGACAATTAAATTATGGCAGAGGAAAGGGTTTATATACAAACTATGATGCATTGGAACATGGAATTAAAACAGTGGCCGAATATGCTAACGAACATAATTTCAGCGTAGCTATTCCTTATAATATTGGCTGTGGCTTGGCAAACGGAGATTGGAATGAAGTATATGACAGAATTAGAACTGTATTCGCAGGATATCCATCTGTTCAGGTTGAAATTTGGAGGTTAAAATGAAATGTAATAATTGTAATAAGTCATACGATAATGATTATAAATTTTGTCCAAATTGCGGAAATAAAGTATTGGCAGATGAAATAAAAGAACTAATAGACATAGATATGCAGATAAAAGAATTGGAAATTAGCGTAGGTTATGAGGATATATTAAGTGAGCTTTCCCGTGGCATGGAAATATATTGCTTAAAAAATAAAATAAGAGAAGAGAGTAAAAAATTACTAAAAACTCTAATTGAAAGAAAATATGAAATATTACTTAAATATAAGGGAGATTAAATATGGATGAATTGTTGGTTACAACTTTTGAACTTCCTCACAAATATCATAAGACAATAAAAAATATTTTGGAGAAAAGAATTTGATAAGCGGGAAAAACAGTTGACATATGATTTAAAAAGTGGTATAATCTTTTCATTAGATTATATCATTTTTATTTAAGGAGGTATAAATGTGAGTTTTAAAAAGTTTGCAAGCTCAGAAGGAAATGTTTGGAAGTATATATTTGATTTTGAGGATGCGATTGCCGAAGCTGTGCTGTATCAGTATGAAAGCTTTTACAAAAGAACAGTAATTTGTTGCTCTGTCATGTGTGGTTGTCCGGTAGGTTGTACGTTTTGTGGTACTGGCAAGAAGTTTATTAGAAACTTGACTGCCAATGAAATTGTGCATCAAATTGATAGAGTATTATCTGATAACAATATTCAAGACATCAATGATGACGGTGAGCGTTTTCAGATAATGTTTATGAGTATGGGAGAACCAATGTTGAATTGGGGCCAAACAGAGTTAGCAATTGAAAAGTTGAATGAAAAATATCCAAATGCAGAATTGCTATTATCAACTATTGGAGTTAAAGATACTGATATTCTTTACAAAATTATAGATATATCCCAAAAAATAAATAAAGTTGGACTACAATTCTCAATTCATAAGTCAAATGACGAAGATAGAGATAAACTAATACCATTTAAAAACAAATTAACTCTTGAAGAAATCAAAAGTTGGGGAGAGATTTGGTACAATGAAACGAAAAGACATCCTTATTTAAATTATTGTGTCGATAAAAATAACAGTTCAGAAGTGGATTTTAAGAATTTGACGAATATTTTTAAACCTAATATATTTAATTTTACATTTAGTGTGATTTGTGAATCGAATGAGAGTTTAAAATCGAAATCCAATAAAGAATTAGACACTATTTTGAATTTTAGCAATAAGTTTTTAGAAGTTGGATATAATACAAGAGTATTTGATCCTGCTGGACAAGACGATATAGGCGGTGGATGTGGCCAGTTATGGTTTGTTCAGGATTGGATGGAAAATCATAAGAGAGAGGGTATAATATGGAAATAGTAAATCCGCAAAATGGACAGAAGGTTTGGGCCTGTGCCTACAGAACAACCCGCAGTAAAGAATCAATGGCCTTAAAAGAGAGGCCAGTATATGGCATTATACAAAATGACTACTTTTATAAACTTAATAAAAAAGAGCAGATAGTTGAATCTAGCAAAATTAATAAACACTCAAGAAAGTATGCAAATACAAAAGAAGAATGCACTGAGCTTTATAATAATATGATAGAAGAACAAATAAATTTTTTGAGAGATTTAATTTATGAATGCGAAAAAGATAAAATTTTTTGAAATAGGTATTGACATATCAATAAAAGTATGATATTATATATTTAATAAAGGAGATGATGATTTGGCATCTGTAAGTGAGGGATATTTTAAAGTAAAAAAAGGATGGAGTACCACTAAAGCAGAGTATCTGTCTTTTAAAAGAAGTTTTTTGGCATATGTGAAAAGTGATGTTCAGGTTGTTTTACACAATATGAATAAGGGCAAAGATATCACTAGCCTACAAGAAGTAATCACTGTTGGCGATAAGGTATTAAATATTGTGTGTTATGGATATCATACACGCAATCTAAGTAGGGTATATGATTTAAATTTAGGAAATGAAAAATTCATAGAAAACACACAAACTTATATTTGCGCCGATAGCGAGAATGAGATTGTATTCAAACATAATGACATTCCTATGGCGAGCTATCAAATAGATAGAAATATAATCTGGCTATTGTGGGATGCCTCCAACGCAGCGAATAACAATATATTAAAAGCAAACTTTGCTCTGATTAAAAAGTGTCTTGAGTTTTTCAAAGAGAAAACTAACACTGGCATTTTCAAGCAAGTAGTTCAAATGCCAACAAATTTAAAGATTGATGGATTGAGACACTTTAATGAAGCCGAATTAAACAATAAAAGGGCTAGAATACAAAGCTTAGACAGAGAACTTGAGTATGCTTTGACGAATGTTGCTCAAAAAAATAGGGATAGAAACTTAGTAATGCAAGAAATAGCTAATCTTGAAAACCAAAAATTTGACGAGATTACAATAGTTAATAAATATGTTAAACATATTGAGACAAATGGCAGTGTAATTAATGTCTACACCGACAACATATTTGCCAAAGAGTTTGAAAGACAGCACTTCGAAAGACTTGAGAAATCATTTGTTGAAAAAGTAAATAGTAAAAATGTCGATCTATCCAATTGTGGATGGTATATTGGGCAATTTAAAATAACAATTGATATGAGAAGTTTTAACATAAAGTTTTATAATTTAAATAATAGGAGGTCAGGTTTTTGGGGTGGAGACAACATGCATCCGCACATAAGTAGCGCTGGTGTCGCATGTCTTGGAAATTTAACTGAAATGATTGCATTTGCCACGTCAGAAGCGAAATTGGATATATTGATTGATGTATTGATACAATATTTACAATCTGTTAATTTACTTGATTCAGCCGGAAACAAGGTTGTAAATTGGGATTTTATAAATTTAAAAACAAACACATATGTTTTGACCGGAGATGAGTTTGTGTTGCCAAGAGTTGATGTAATGTTCAGAGAGGAGTAGAGTTATGAATATAAAATATATCGGCATTGAACCAGAGATACTAATATCGAATAAAGCTTGGAGCAAAATGACCCAGTATGTAAAGCTGGTTGATAGTGAAATAGGGTGGTTGGGAACAGTTGAAATAGATGATAACATATTTACAATTACAGATGTGTTTTTGGTAAAACAAGAAGTGAATAAGGTGACATGCGAAATCGATCCAACTGCACTGATTGAGTTGTACGAACAAAGAATTGGGGATGGATTGCGGGTCGATGATATCATTCTTTGGGGACATAGCCATAACAATATGGGTGTATCGCCAAGCGGACAAGATAATAATCAATTTGAAGAGTTTGCTGAAAACAATAAATATTTTATTCGATTGATAATGAATAAACGTGGCGAGGTTAATATCGCATTACTTGATTCTGAAAAAGAAATAATATTTGAAAATTTAGACTTTGAATTTGCATACGAAGATTCTGATGTCGATATTTTGAAGGAAATTGAAGAAAAGGTGACTGAAAAAAGTTATGCAAAATCCTCTAACATTTTTTCAAATTCCAATTACACTCAATATCGCAACATACTTAACAGGTATCAAACTAGTTTATATGACGATAATGAATATGATGATGATATGGAAGATGTTTTTAATCGACTGACAGATGAAGAATTGGAAAAACTGAGAGAGAAAGATATAGATGACTTGAGTATAGAAGAAGCGCAGATGCTTGGAATATTAGATTAAAAGGAGAGATTATAATGATAGATATTTCAAGACATAGAGAGATTGTTAATCCGAATAATTTTAATGAACAAATTCATATTGTAGGCGTGGGTAGTGTTGGAAGTTGGGTAGCCACAATTCTTGTAAAAATGGGATTTAATAACATAAACCTATATGACTTTGATGTGGTGGAGGAGCACAATCTGGCAAATCAGGCATATGATAATGGCGACATAGGAAAATTTAAAGTAGATGCCTTGAAAAAACACTTGACAAATATAAACGAAGATGTTATAGTTAACACATCAAATGAACGAGTTGATGAAAACAACAGATTTGGTGGAATAGTTTTTCTTCTGACAGATACAATGGCCTCAAGAAAAGAAATTTATGAAAACTGCATCAAAAATAAGATTAATGTCAAGTTAATGATTGAAACAAGAATGGGTGCCGATCAGGGTGTTATATATACAATAAACCCAATGGGATATCTAGAAACAAAATATTATGATAATACATTATCATATACAGATGATCAGGCAGAAACTTCATTCTGTGGAATATCCACCACAGTATTACCAACAGCTTTATCAATAGCATCTCAAAGTATATGGCAACTAATAAATTATATTAATGGCGAAAACTATCAAAGTGAGGTTAATACAAACTATAAAACTAATCAAATATTCGCACAAGATTTTAAAAAGTATATATAACACATATAAGAACACTGTAAAAATCCTCCAAATAAAAAATAACTTAAATTAAAGGAGAATATATAATATGAAAACATTTCAAGTAGGGATTATTCCTGGAGAAATTAAATCAGTGGTAGTAGAAGACGAAAGTACGACAATTGAAGAGCTGTTTGACTTAGCGGGAATTAATGTTGGTAGTGGCTATACTTTTAGAGCAAATGGCGAAAATGTAGATATGTACGATGAAATTGAAGATCTTCCATCTGGAAGTGGGGTTTATGCCAGTAAGATGATGAAAGGCAATTAATATTTAAATAAAGCAAAATAAATAAACACTGTAACCATTTGGAGGATTTTTACAGTGTTCTTGTTTAGTAAGGAGAAGATATTATGAAAATAAGCGAAATTCCAAACGTGTCATGGAAAGCAAAAAGATATCTTTTAAAAAATGATATTGAGAATTCTGGAATTGTTGAAAATTCCGTTAATATTCAAAGAGTGTCGGATCGCAATGCAATAACAATATTTGGCTCAACAATTCCTATGGTTTATGATTGTGATAAGAACGAATTAAGAGTTTGGAGTAAGTGTTCAAAATATAGTGGAAGAGAAATATCTGTATACAACTTAGTGGAGTTACAAAAAATATTTGATTATTGGTATTGGGCGCAAATTGGTGTAGAAGGGGAGTGATAAAATATGACCAAATCTAAAAAAAATAATGCTACTGGTGGAGTTGTTGAAAATGGAGAATTTGCTCAGATACATGTAAATGAAGGATACATTTTGACACCACAACAAACAAAATCTTTTGAGGAATTAATGGCAATAATAAATGATACTATTCCAAAACAATAGAATTAAAAAGGAGATTGAAATTATGAAAAAAATTATTGTAATTTTATTGGCAACATGTTTATTGTGTACAGGATTGATTGGATGTACTAGTAGGCAATCGACTAGAACATCTCAGAACATCTCATTAGAAGCGGATAATTTTAGAGTATTGCGTAGACTTACTGTAATCAATCTCAGAAGCGACACACCATTATTCGAATTAGTTGGACTATTTTCATTGTCCGATGAATCAAATAGGCTTGTTATTACAGTAAAGACCGATGCGAATAATTACAAAAAGCATTTTATCGCTAAGGGAGAGTGGATATTTTGGGATGTAGAGGATTTAAGTGGGTCGGATGTAAATACTTTCCGTTATGAAGTAAATATTTTGCCGGAAACCTTTATTCCTTTCGATATTGTGCAAAAATATTAAACAAATGGTCATAACCATTTGCTGCCGTAGTATCTAGTAACTAAAAATGACTTGCTATCACTCACACTTTAGATTGCAAGTCATTTTGTATAAGGGAGAAGTATTATGGACAAAATAACTTTACAGAATCATTTAGAGTATTGGTATGACGTATTTCATAGTAATTTTTTGAATGATATTATAAAAAATCAAGAAGAAATTGATAAAATTATAGATGCATTTAAGATTCTTGATAGATACAATTTAAAAGCTTTTATTACAACCAATCCAGATAATTTTAATTTAAGTATGGAAATAAAGGAGGATTGACAATATGGAAAACAATCATACAGAACAACAATTATTGCGCGATAATATTGAAACAATTAAATCTTATTTTTATGATATAGTTAGAAGAGAAGGCGGCTATATTAATCAGAGCGCATTAATTCAAACCTGTACTAACTTTAATTTATATTACTCAAAACGTTTATATGATCTTACTTATAATAATCTTCATCATCAGGCAGAATTTATTGCTAGTTATTTGAGAAATCTAAACCTTGTACAATATCGCAATAAGAGTTTTGCTGATAGTGAATTTGATTGATTAAAAGAGGTTATTATGAAAATATTTTATGCAACATTATTAGATGATGATGTTTGGATTGATGGGTGGATAGTTAAAACTATCTTCAAAAAAATATTTTTACCACTTGATTGGGATTGCGGCTTTCATTATCAAGTTGTGCATAATAGGAACAGAGGAAAAACTTGGAATTATTATGGATTATAATTAATAAAAGGAGAAAATATGGAATGTCGTATGTGTAAATATTTTGACTTATATACCTTTGGTTGTTGGTCATTTATGAATATACTTAATATAACCGGGGGATGTAATGCTTCAAATGATTGTAAATTTGTTAGAGAGCATGATAAATGCTGTGAAAATTTTGAACCAATAAAAGGAGAAAATATGGATAAACTATATATAATAAGTTATAGAGATTATGAAGATAATTATAAACAATTTCCTACATTTAATTTTCAATTATTATTTGAGAAGATTAAACAATATAAACAAGAGCAAGAAGCGGGCTATTGTATAATGATTAAAGTATTTGAAATTGATAATAAATTAATATATGCAAATACTTATCCTGACAAAGTAACTGCCGATGATATATATGACGATTGTATTAATATGAAAGATAAATATTGGGATTGTTAATAAAAGGAGAATAGATAAAATGACCTTGAAAGAAAGTAAGGACTCGTATATTAAATATATAGAAGAACATGTTGAAAATGTTAAAAAGGCATGGAAATTAATTGAAGAAAAATGTCCAGATATATTAAAAGCATTTGACGGAATGATAGTATATAGAATTGATGAATTGATACAAAAACATGACCAAAGCAAATATTCACAAGAAGAATTTGATGCATATAGGCAATATTTTTTTACAGCAGACAAAGAAATAAAAAATGAAGAATTATTTAATAAAGCATGGGAACATCATAAACAAAATAATCCCCATCATTGGCAAATATGGACTGTAGGAAATTTTAGTGATTATGATAAATATGCATATTTCATTGAAAATATGTGCGATTGGATTGCTATGGGTTTTAAATTTAATGATACAGCCAAAGTTTATTATGAAAGAAATAAACATGAAATTAAATTACCACAATATTATATAGATGTGATGTATAAAATATTTGATAAGGTATATAATTAACAGATTGGAGGATAAAAAATGCAACAATATTTAGAATTTGATATCATCATACCTTTCGCTTCGCATCCAAAACTAGCTCATATAAAAGATAAATCTGTTTACAACCATAATTATTACAAATTACAACCTTATGGCGATTGGGTAGATTATCATGGGAATGATATTTTGTTAGAAGATTGCGACGAAGAATATAATTCTTACAAATATTCTTTTGGAAGATTTGAAGGTGACGAATATATACCGGTATTCTCTTATTGTACACAAGATGATGTATTATCGGATATTCATTAAAAAGGAGATTAAATTATGAAAAATTATTATGTTAGATTTGATGATGACTGGGCTGATGAAATGGATGTTGGTGGAATTTGTATAATTGAAGAAAATAAATACAATGAATTCAAAGATGCAATTGAATTTCTTGAAAAATACGAAAAAGAAAATGGTAATATATCAGTATCTATGGCATTTGGAACAAATGAAGATAATGATTATGATAGTTTTAAAGATTTCTTAGTTTGTTTTGAGTATGATGAAATTCCGGAAAATGAATTAGAAATTGCAAAAAAATATGTATGGGATTCAGGAAGAACTGCTTATTATGGAATGACTAGAATTATAGATATTGCAGATGATTGTAAACGATTAATGAGGGGGATAGAATAAAATGGCCACTAAAACAGAATTTAAATTTTTTGATGAAATATCAAAAGTTATTTCAGGCGAAATTCATATAAATGATTTTATGAACAAATTTAATAAATTCTACAATAAAAATCCAAACACAAAAGTTTTATGGCCTACTGACTTAGATGAAGACCCTAAAAATTTATTATTAAAATCAATGTTTGATGAAAAAAACATCATTTATATAAATCCAAAAGGAGTGTAAATACAATGGCCACTAAAAAAGAATTTAAACAAATTTTAAAGGAATTTAATTTGACAGAGGAACAATTCCAAGCAATTTATGAAGATGTTGCGAAAACAAATGGGCTTGTTAATAATCTTTTGAACATCAGCAAAATTAAATTGCAAGATTTGGCTCCACATTTACTGAGACAATTACCAACTCAAAAAGAAAAGGATTTAAAGATGTTGGAAGAAAAAGAGATTGCAGAGGAGAGGGAGAGATTGGAAAAGATTAAAAAGGAACAAGATGAAAAGTATTATTGGGAACATTTTGAAGAAATTATGTTAAATAAAATTGATAACAATGAAGAATTAACTGAAAAAGAACTAAAAATATTGGCATTGGAATATGACGTAGATCAAGAAGAGGGCGATGAGGGTCGATGGGAAAGGTATATGACTTCTATTGCAAAATTAGGAGATAGATATTTTGCTGTAAACTGGAGTAGGGGGTTAACAGAGTATCAGGAAAACTCTTTTTATGAACAACCATACGAAGTAGAAAAGAAGACATATGAAAAGACAATCACTGTTACCGAATGGAGGTCGATTAAATGAAGATGGACAGAGATTTTGAAGAAATGATAAAAGAGATTACCGGAGCTGAATTTAGAGACTGTGGCGCTTTATGGTTTGTTAACACTATTTTACATGCATTTGGGATGGCTATCACATGGAATCCAGAAACTGATGAACTTAAAGCGGCGTTAGTTAAATTTAGAGGTTTTGCACCAGATACAAATGACAGTGGATATAAAAAGTTGACTGAATATATGAAAAATAATGCAGAAGATTTGTTGAAGGATTGCGATTAATGAAAGGAGAATAAAAATGAGCAAGAGAGTATTCTTAGAAGTTAGTGGGGAAAGCGATTATTCTGCAATGACTTTTGATAATCACTACAACGCCCAAGAAGAATATGAAGAAATGGTAAAAGAAAATGTCATTGAAAAGGTTTTATTTTATACTGATGGTGGATATACAGACGAAATTCATTTAACAATTCATGAATTTGGAGAAATTGATGATGGATTTATCCAGTTGGCGCAGTATGTTTGGTCAGATTATGATAGCACAAAGGGTTATGATATTTTTGAAGTAAAAGTTATTGACAAATGAAATATTATGGAGTATAATTAAAAGAAAAAAGGAGAATGAAAATGGACTTAGACAAATTATTAGAGGTAGCATTGGAAAATCCCGAGATGGCGACATTATTATTAAGCTCGATGATTGAAAAATACAAAAAGTCAGTTTATGATGTATGCGGGGAATTTGTAAAGATTGTAAAAGATTACAGCAATGCAGATGAATGGTTTGAAGTTAGTGCAAAAATTAAGAAGCAACAATTTGATGCTTATGTGAAAGTTGGCTTTACCTCAGAACAAGCAATGGCTTTTTTGCTTCAAGACAATAGGGATTTGGCTAAACAGATTGGGCAGGTTTCAAAAAATGTTAAGGTGAAGACAGAAAAGTAGTTTGTATTTTGAATAAAAAGGAGAATATGCTATGCCAAGAATAGAAAATTGGTCTACCTATCTATATCCTAACAATGAATATCTTGCGCCAGAATTAAGGCCAATGATTTTACAAGGTAACATTTATGAAGATTCAAGATTTGATGATGGCTCTTTTATTCATACAAGTAGGCTCATTGAAATTGACATTAAGAACAAATTTGCCAAAACAAGTCGGACTGAATATATCTTGGGAGAGCCATACGAAGAATTTAGGACTTTCTATCCTGAATATTTTGAATAAAAAGGAGAATAATTATGAATAACGAGAATTTTCAGAAATTAGAAACAGTATTTGGTACATTAATAAGTAAATACAACAGAGGTGTTGAGTTGGGTGATTTTTATACGTCCAGCGAGATATTAGAACAAATTTCAGTGATTCAAAAAATGTTATTAAACTGGTATGTTAAAGGAGCGTGATTAAGATTTATAACAAGGTTAAAGTTTTTGCAAACGAATTATCTTTTATTAAGAATAAGAAGATAAGAGAATTTGCAGAAAAGGCAATTAGTGAGTTGCCTGACTATTTTTTTGAAGTCGCCACCTCTTCAACCGCGCGTTACCACCCACAATATGCTCTTGGTGCGGGTGGATTGGTTAGACATACTAAAGGAGCGACCATTATAGCAAATGATTTGTTGGAGCTAGAGATGTATGGCAGTTATACTTCTGACGAGAAGGATTTGATGATAGTTAGCGTATTGTTGCACGATGGCAAAAAGCATGGTGAAGAAAAGTCCGAATACACTGTTGCAGAACATCCATTGGTTGTAGCGGAGTGGATTAAGAATAACAAAAATTTAAATTCTTTATTGCCAGTCGAGCAGATTAACTTTATATATGACGGAATAATCAGTCATATGGGCCAATGGAATACCGATTACAAAACAAAAAGGGTTATTTTGCCAAAACCGACTACCAAATATCAAAAATTTATTCATCAATGTGATTATTTGGCTTCTAGGAGATATCTTAATGTTGATTTTGGAGATAATTATTATGATCCGAAGGATTTTCTTGATGATGGATTGAGTGAATTGATACAGAATATTAATGCAATGTGCAAAAAATATATAAAAAATGGAGTTAATAAGAGCGATTTGTATCAAATAATTGCAGATAATAATGAAGGAAATAAGAACCCAAACTCTATTGGGAATGCTGAGGAAGCACAAAAAATAATAAAAATATTGGAGGACACTTTTAATGGATGAAAATCAAGTTGTTAACAATGCAGTAGAAGATGGGATAGGCACATCTCCATATCAAGTAGCGGTTGGAGAAAGTGCAATTCCATATGATGAAGCTGAAACAGACGATAAAACTATGTATGTCAAAGTAAAGATGCAGTTAGATGATTCAGAGTTAGATGGCCTTGAAATTATTCAAGATACTAAATTAGTTATTGATAACACTGAGAGTATCGAAATTGTCGGCACACCATCGGAGCGACAAGAAATGTTTGAGAGCTGGGCGTTATATTTTGGCGAAGTAAGCAACCCCGATAATACCACGCTAAATGCTTTTTTTAAGGCAAAATATGCGCCTCTGAGTGAAGTTTTGAACACAATACGTCCAATCATGGGTAAATACGGACTATCAATCACGCAGGTGCCATATATATCAAATGGAGAAGTCTGTGTTAGAACGATAGTAATGCACAAGGGAGGTGCTGCCATGTCATTTCCCATCATGAGCGCAAAGCCAGCAAAGGCTGACATACAAGGAATTGGATCTATTATTACTTACATTCGCAGATTCGTTTTGAATAGTATAGCAGGAATTGCCGGAGAACCTGATGATGATGGTAATTCTGCCAGTAAAGGAAAGAAAGCGGAGATAAAGTCAAGAGAAAAAACTAAAGAAGAGATTGAGTTAGAAAATGCTCAGATCGAGATTATAAAGTTGGCCACAGGAAAAATTGAACTGGGTATTGACAAGGATGTAGTTTATGGTATAATTAGTAGTAATAATGATGGAAAGAAGAACCCAAAAACTGTGATGGATTTGGGCATTGCAAAGAAGATTGCCAAGGAAATTAAGGCACTAAAAATTGAAGAAAAGAAGGAGAATTAGAATGAATCGTGTAATTATGAAAGGTCGATTGACCAAGGATGTAGAATTTAAAACATTACAAAGCGGAACAGAGATATCCAATTTTTCTATTGCTGTTGACAGAAAGTTCAAGAGGGAGGGCCAACCTACAGCAGATTTTTTTAACTGTATAGCTTTTTCCAAGACCGCAAGCTTTATTGACAACTACTTTAGTAAGGGTAAAGAAATATTGATTGAGGGCAGCATTCAAAATAGAAGCTGGAATGATGCTGAGGGAAATAAGCGTTATGCAACTGATATAATTGTAGATAATGTATATTTTTGTGGAAGCAAGTCTGATAATGCAACAAATCAGGCAAGTGATAATCAGCGTACAGAATATCAGACAGCCTATGCCGAAATTGAGGACGATGTTGATTCTGACGATCTCCCGTTTTAGCCAATACACAAAGCCATATGATTTGATCAGATTATATGGCTTTATTTTTTAATAAGGTGGTAAATTAATGACTGATATAATGAATCATGATGAAATAAAATTTCTCTTAGGATCGTTTGACTGGAGTTTCAGCAGAATAAATTCGTATAAAACATGCAGACGAATGTTTTACATGCAGTATGTCCAGCATCCCAAACCTAAAGGTGATGATAATTTCTTTAGTGAATTTGGTATATTTAATCACACAATATTCCAAAAATATTATGAAAATGAATTGGAGTTTTTCGAACTATCCGATTATTACAAAGAAAATTACTATAATGTGGTCAAACATCAGGCCCCACCAAACAGATATGTAAACCTAAACACAAAATATTATGATACTGGAGAAAATTATTGGAATACATTTGAAGGACTGTTTGACGAGTACGAAATATTGGGCGTTGAAGAAAAATTTAAAATAAAGATAGATAACTATAATTTTACGGGGTTTATAGATTTAGTTTTGAGAAATGAAGACGGAATAGTTATTGTAGACCACAAAAGCCATTCCAAGTTTAAAAGCAAGAAAGAAAAAGCAGAGTATTTGATTCAACTTTATCTATATAGTATTTATATTTATGAAAAATATGGAGAATACCCAAAGCGTTTAATATTTAATATGTTCAGAATACCCGAAATTATTGTAGAAGAATTCGACATGAATAAATTAGAAGAATCAAAGCGATGGGTTAAAACTACTATTGAACAAATATATAATGACGAAAAATTTATGTGCAATACAGCTAAAGAAATGGCCTTTTTTTGCAATAATATATGTGGAATGCGATCTTATTGCAAGTGTTCAGATAATTACTTAGGTGAGTAGGTGTTAATTTGATTATTGAAAAAGAAATAATTCAGGAGGCAAAGGATAAGCTTGGTGAACAAGCAGCATTTATTATAGCAAAAGATTTAGAACTTGAGAATTTTGATAAAAAAAACTTAAAAGCTAGTTGTTATTTTCATAATGAAAAAACTCCTTCAATGATTTGGGATACTAAGAGACATATGTATCATTGCTTTTCTTGTGGCAGAAATTATAATATACTTGATCATTTTATGGAACATAACAAAATGACTTTTCTTGAATCTGTGCAAAAATTATTTGAATTAACACATACAAAATATAGATTTGGAGAAATAGGAATAAAATCCAAAAAAAATTATAAATATCCAAAACGTGAACAAAATATTAGTAGATCAAAAGTAGAAGAATATTTAGCTTTAAGAAAGATATCTAAAAAAACATTAGATTATTGCGACGTTCAACAGGATAGTAACGGAAATATAGCGTTCCATTATCCCGACGAAAATGACGTTCTCTCATTGGTTAAATATCGCCCTGCTAAAAAAATAAATAAACAAAAGGGATATATTAAAGCTTGGAGTCAAAAAGATAGTGACACAGTGCCTATATTGTATAACATGAATAAAATTGAACCCACCAAACCTCTGGTGATCGTAGAAGGAGAAATTGATTGTCTTTCTATAATTGAAGCAGGGTATTCAAATGTTGTATCGGTGCCATTTGGAGCGGCATCAAATAACTGGATTGATCACAACTGGGATTGGCTTCAGCAATTTGAAAAGATTATTATATGGTCTGATTATGATGAAGCGGGAATAAAAATGAGACAAGATGTGTGCCCAAGATTAGGAAATTGGAGAACTTTATACATTGATTTATCAGATTTGCAACAAGATAAAAAAGTTAAAGATGCCAATGAAGTTCTTTATTTTTATGGTAAAGAAAAAGTGTTAGAACTGATAGAAAATGCAAGTGAATCACCACTTGATGATTTTATAGATATTGACGATATTAAAAGTTTTGATTTAGAAAGCGAGCAAGGAGTATATACAGGACTAAAAGAGATTGATGATGCTATAAATAGATTATATTTTGGTAATTTGGTTATTTGGACTGGAAAGCGTGGAAATGGCAAAACCGTTATAGCCAATCAAATTGCAATAAGTGAGCCATTAAATCAAGGCTATAATGTGGCGGCGTTTTCACTTGAGCTTCCTAATCCGATGTTGAAAAGTTGGGTTGATAGAAATATCGCAGGAAGAGAAAGAATAACTATGAAAAATGATAAAACACCTATGATAGATGGTAAAACAATGGGAGAAATAGCGATGTGGAGAAAATCAAGATGTTTTTTATATAACAATGAGATAAATAAAAATTATAAACATATATTAAATAGAATCGAAGAAATTGTTAGAAGAAAAGGTGTTAAATCAATATTGCTTGATAATTTTATGATGGTAGATTTAGAAGCGCATAATTCAGATAAATATGATAAGCAAATTGAATTTATTAAAGAACTTGTTATATTAGCTAGAAAATTATATTGCATTATTCATTTAGTGGCTCATCCAAGAAAAACCGGAGAGCAAGAATTGCAAAATGACGATATTTCTGGAAGTGGTCACATTACAGATTTAGCACAATATGTATTTGCTATAAAAAGATTTAAAGATGAAGATAGAGATGGCATTATAAATGTAAAAACGGGGCAGTATTATAAAGGTAAAGAACCGCATAATTATGATTTGTCGGCAACTATATTAAAAAATCGTATAACGGGCGAGCAGGATAAGACCGCGATGTTGCATTTCGATTATCCTTCATATCGAATTTATGACACTCCAGAGATGTTATGGAAAAGGTATAAGTGGAATAGAGACACTTCTCCTATGCCTGATTATGACCCAAAAGATAAAAAAAATACGCCATTTGATTGAGGTGATTATGAGTAATGAATGATATAGATAATATAGTTATTTACCATCTGCACACAGAAAATAGCTTGTTGGATAGTTGTACAAATTATAAGCTTTATGTGGATAAGGCTAAAGAATATAATCAGCCAGCCATTTGCTTCACAGAACATGGAAATATACTTAATTGGGTAGAAAAGAAAATGTATTGTGAAGAAAAAGGAGTTAGATATTTACATGGAATTGAAATATATCTTACCAAAACATTTGATGAAAAAGTAAGAGATAATTTTCACACAATATTAATTGCTAAAAATTATGAAGGTGTTAAAGAAATAAATTCATTAATAGAACTATCGTCAAGAGAAGGCTATAAATATTATAATGATAGAATAAGTTTTGATGAATTTTTTAATTTATCTGATAATATTATAAAAATATCTGCATGTATATCATCACCGTTGAACAGAGTAGATGAGAATGATGAAATATTTGAAAAATTAATTAATACTTATGATTATTTAGAAGTGCAACCACATATTAATTTTGAAGAACAGAAAGTGTATAATAAAAAGCTAGAATCTTGGTCAAAAAAATATAATATACCACTAATATGCGGCACAGATACTCATTCTTTAAACGATTATAAATCTGAATGTAGAAAAATATTATTAAAAGCCAAAAGAAAGTCATATGGTGATGAAGAAACTTTTGATCTGAATTTTAAAAACCGAGCAGAAGTGTTAGAAATGTTTAGACTACAAGATTCAATTTCAGAAGAATCTTACATTGCAGCAATCAACAACACTGTTATTATGGCAAATTCAGTTGAGGATTTTGAGCTTGATATCGAATTCAAATACCCTCAACTATATCAAGATCAAGATGTAAAACAAATATTTTGGGATAGAATCGTAAATATGTATAATGACAAATTATCCAAAGAAATAATTGATAATAATCCAGAATATATGAAAAGAATTAATGAAGAGTTTGAAGTATTTGAAAAATTAGACATGATTAGTTTTATGCTATTTATGTCTGAATTGATGTGCTGGTGCTGGGAAAATGACATACCATCTTCTCCTTGTCGTGGCTCTGTTGGCGGTTCAACAATAGCATATATTTGCGATATAACGGATGTCAATCCTATTGTTTGGGGTACTGTATTTTCAAGATTCGCCAACGAATCAAGAAAAGAAATAGGTGATATAGATGTAGATTTTGCTCCATCTGATAGAGAAAAAGTGTACGAATATATCATTGATAGATTTGGTTTAGAATATACTGCATACATTATGACCACCGGAACTTGTGCAGAAAAAGGGACTATAGATGAAATTTGCAGAGGACTTGAGATAGATTTAAAAACAGCAGAAAAAATTAAATCAGAGTATGAGCGCGATAAAGATAAAACAAAAGAAAAATATCCAGAAGTTTTTTATTATTTTGACGGGTTAGTAAATACCGTAGTATCCAAAGGCGTTCATCCAGCTGCAATAATTATAAGCCCAATTACACTGTCTGATCATTATGGTGTATATCATTATGATGGTAAGTTAGTAATTTCGATAAATATGGAAGAAGTTCATGAGGTTTCATTAGTAAAATATGATATACTTGGACTTAAAAATGTTGGAGTAATTAAAGACTGTTGCAAATTAGCAAAAATAAAATATCCTAAATCTCATGAAATTGATTGGAATGATAGGAATGTGTGGAACGATATTTCAAAGAGTAATATTGGGATATTCCAATTTGAATCTGCTTATGCTGGTGACTGTTTAAGAAAATTCAATGTGCAAAAAATTAACGATATGTCTCTTGTAAATGCTGCATTAAGACCGTCTGGTGCATCTTATAGGGATTCGTTACTTGCTAAGGTCATTAATAGAAATCCATCAAAAATTATTGATGACATGTTGAAAGACAACTATGGATATTTATGTTTTCAGGAAGACACAATAAAATTCTTACAAGATATATGTGGTTTATCGGGTGGCGAAGCTGATAATATCAGAAGAGCAATTGGGCGTAAAGATCAAGCAAGATTGCAAAAAGCATTGCCACAAATACTTGAGGGATATTGTTCAAAATCAGATAAAGATAGGGAGAAGTCAGAAAAAGAAGCAAATATATTCTTAAAAATCATAGAAGATTCAAGTAACTATCAATTTGGGTATAATCACTCAACAGGATATTCTATGCTAGGATATATGTGTGCTTTTATGAGATTTTATTATCCGCTTCAGTTTTGTACTGCATTGCTTTTAAATGCTAAAGAAGAAAGAGATATAATTGATGGAACAGAATTAGCCAAATTATTAAAGGTTAAGATAAATCCAATAAAATTTAGATATTCAAAGGGCCAATACTTTCCAGATATTGAAAATAAAATAATTTACAAAGGGATCGCATCTGTAAAATTTTGTAATAATGCAATTGGAGAATATTTGTACTCAATTAGAAATTTAAAATTTGAAACATTTGTTGATTTGTTAGATAATATAATGAACAATGGTGTGGATAATAGGCAGTTAGATATCTTGACAAAATTAGATTTCTTTTCAGAATTTGGAAACTCCAATGAATTATTAAGAATAATAGATATGTTTAATTTTTTTAAGCAGGGCAAGGCAAAGCAGATATCAAAAGATAAAACTGAAGATGATATTGTAAAAAAAATAATCGAAAGATATAGTAACCCAACTGATGATACAAAGAAAAAATATATACTAAATAATGTGCATGGATGTATGAGGGAGTGTGAAAATTATATTAAATCCTTGAAGCTAGAAGATATTAGTTTTAAAGATAAGTGCGAATTTTATATGCAATTTTTAGGATATATTGATATACAAACAAATAAGCCTGAAGATAGATTTAGATTGCTAGTCCTTGATATTCAAAAATTAAAAACAAAAGCAAAAGATAAAGTTTGGGCTTATAAAGTCAAAACTAAATCAATAGGAACGGGTAAACAAGCGGAACTTACGATTTATAGCAAAGTTTATGAAAGTAACATGTTTGATAAGTTAGATATTATACAAATAGAAAGAAGATTTTTACAAGAAAGAGAATATAATGGATATATAAATTGGTATTTAAATAATTATGTAATTGAATAATTCGAAAAAAATACCCCACATAAGTGGGGTTTATACATATGAATATCCGTTTTCTGGAGTGTGGATTAATGGGTCGTAGTATTGCCATTGAAGTTTTTCTTTGGTTTCTGGATGTTGGCCAGTGAAATTTCGTTTACTAGAACAACAACGACCTATACATCCACTTTTAATATCGTAATATACAGAAGCTTCTTTTATGGAATTAAAAATTTGATTAGTATTTTTACACACAATCTTTTTTGATGATTTTTTTCCACTATTTATCATTTCTTGTTGTGGATTATAATCACATATATTTATTTTGGAACATTTTTTTAAATATGTTATTATAGACACCTTGCTTATTTTTAAAATATCGGCAATTTCTTGTGCATTTCTAATGCCACTATTCCATAATTCACAAGCCTCAATAATTTTAGATTTCAAGGCATTTTTATGACATGAATTCCAGTCAATATTTGTTAAATCAAATAAATTATTTAATTCACTACTAATTATACTACATTTAATATACTCTAATTCAGATTTTAAACAATTAATTCTAATTATAATATATCCATTTTCTTTTGCTAATCTATCTTTCTCAAAATCTATAAATTGCACATCTTCTAAAAACAATTTGCCTAATTGCTTTTTAGAAAAATGAAACCCCCCATCTACTTCAATTAGATAATTTTGATTATTTAATTCAAAAATAAAATCATATCTTCCATTATAATCTTTATCATTTAATTTAAATTTACACCAATTGAAATGTTGTTCTGTATGAAATTTTATATTTAATTGTTGCAAAACATTATACATAATTTTATTAGGATATGAAATCCCATCACCACACTGGCCACAAGATAAACCGTAAGTATTTATATTCGCTATTGTTTTATTTTTAATGATATTTCCACAATCAGAACATTTCCAGTCCACTTTTTTATTACTATATTGCATATATTTATAACCATCTTCTGGATGCAAAAGTAATCTAGCTAATTCTTCGTTTGTATCCCATATTGAATTTAACCCAACTATAAGTTTACTACCATAACAAATAGGACATTTGTGACCTTGTTTTAAATTACTATAACTCATGCTCAAAATTTCATTTGGATGATATTTGCATTTGTATTTCATTAACGTATTAGCATTAGTATATTTATTATCCAAAAGTTCATAACCACACTTTTCAAATTCTGATTTTATAAAATTATATTTATGTCTTATATTACCTGCACAATATGGGCATCCATGACCTTGTTGTATATGCTTGTAACAAATTTTTAAAGTTTCGTTTGGATGATGAACACATTTGTAATTCATAGGAGTATTTGCATTCACATACTTATCTTCCAAAAGTTCATATCCACGTTTTTCAAATTCAGATTTAACAAAATCAAAATCTAGCTTTGCATTTCTGGCACAATATGGGCATCCATGATGTCTTGAATTGAAATCATTCCATGTTATTTTTAACTCTTTATCTGGATGATGCGAACATCTATATCTCATTTTTGTATGAGCATTAGCATACTTCGTCTCCAGAAGTTTATATCCTTTTGCCTCAAATTGTTTTCTCACAAAATCAATCGTTAACTTTTTTCCCTTCATCATCTCATCTCCTTATCTCACTATAATAACACAAAACAAGAAATCTGTCAATATGTAAAATTTTCATCGTAACATAAATGTGTTACGATGAAAAAAATCAACCAAAAGGCTCCTTCCCCTTCTTTTTACGCATAGGATTCAACTTCTTTAACGCTTTTCTAGCAATATTTTTATCTCCTTGCTGGGCAGCACGCCTATAAGCAGCCATCAAACCTCTTTCAGTAGCAACATATTTTCCTTCTCTTCTTTCCTTGAATGGATATCGCCTACCTTTTGGATCTAAAAATGCACTTCTAGGCATTTTTGCACGCTTTCTAGTTCCCTGTGCTGGTGGATTCCAACCACTTTTTCTAGCTATTTTGACCACCTCAATTTTTATTATTAAAAATTAAAATGTTTAAAATATGTAATCAACTAAATTTTACTATATTGATATTTGCCTGAACATCAGCATCCAAAAGTTTCAAAGTTTCGCCACTTATATTACTCAAATTCAATACTATTGGAACATTGGTTATTTCAAAAAGCGTACTACCACTTAATTGTCCCTTACCAGCAGCAGCAGGAAGTGCTGTATCCATTGAAGCATATTCTACACCTCCAATAAATATTCCAAATTTAATAACACTCAATGCGACAGAATCAGCGTTAAATGATACTTGCCAAAACACTCCATAGTTTCCCTCAGAATTAATTACAAACTGATTATTGTCAGTGTATTCAATGACACCTTCGGTATTGTTTATAATTGTGGTGTCAAAAGGCACAACTCCTACTAAGGCTCCTTGTAAATCTCTTGCTTGCATACTAAAAAGAAGAGAAGATTCAGCCGGAAGACCACGTGCGCTTACTCCTGTATCTACATCTCCAATCCACCAATTTCCATTTTCACCTATATGCGGCGAAAGTCCTACCGCCCTTATTCTTGTGTCTACTCCTCCAATAATCCAAGTTCCTTCTTCACTTACCTCTGGTGTATATCCATCTCGCCCAACGATGAATTTAACTTTACATCCACAACACCTACACATATGATCAACTCCTTAATAATAGTATGTAAAAAGAGCCTAAAAAGGCTCTTTACCATTCAATAAATACAGCTCCTGGTGCGCCCCTGCCTCCGCTACCACCTGTCGCCGACATGACGTTGATGCCAGTAGTACCTCCGGCCGCTACCGCTGCACCACCGCCGCCTCCACCGCCATATCCCCTTCCTCCAGCTCCTGGATTGGCAATTGCTATATGTGTGGGGGCGATGTTGTAAGATAATGATCCCTGAGCACCATCTGTGGCTGATTTTATATATCCATATCCTGCACCGCCGCCTCCGCCGCCGCCAACGTATGTTTGTGAATCCATATATATATAACTTCCTGCTGCACCTCCTGCATAATAATATCTTATATCATATGATCGTGCGGAATTTCCACTACCTCCTGGCCAAGCAGCAGCCAAAGAAGAAGTTGTTCCCCCACCCTTACCGCCGCCACTACCTCCTGGAGTATAGCTGCCTGATGCTAATGAAAGTGCAGATCCACCACTACCACCCTCTGCTCTTAAATATGTTCCAAAAGAAGATGCCCCACCATTTGAACCAGGTGCTATGGTCGAACCTAGATATCCCGTATCACTTATAGTACCACTATTGTTACCAACTCCTCCACTACCACCAGCACCAACAGTGATTGCTATAGTGGATAACGACGATACATCAATTATAGCCTCCTCAATTATTCCACTACCACCCGCATTACCTCCATATGCGCTAGTTGCGGAGGCTGTTGTAAATAATCTTACAACTCCTGCGCCACTTGCACCACCACCACCACCACCAATTGCAATAACACGAACTGATTTTACATGACTTGGTTTTGTCCATGTATAAGTTCCAGCAGTTGCATAAGTAACGGTTCCACTAACGTATTTTGCTATGGTTTCACTAACAACTTCAGAAACTTTGTCTGTAATATTACTTACACTAATTTCATTAACTAAGTGATTATATATAGCTCTCATATACTTAAAAATTGAAGTTTTATCTCCATCTGCGCTTATATACATTCCTATGCGTTCTTCAATAGTATACCAAAAGCTCCATAATTCCCACATTTGACGCATTAAATTCTCTAATATATTAAATTCGTTTGTGCTAAAAATAGCGTCTGCACGCTGCAAAGTTTCTTCAACCTCTACATAAAATATCAAAGTTGATAATCTTTGAGAGCCATCCCATCCATATATATTTAATTCACATTCAACAGTGCCAGCAATTGCGCTAAATTGTGTTGTTAATTCAACTTGAACCCAGCCTTTTGTGGCATTTGTAATCGCTGCTACGTTATAAATATAAGTATTATCAGGTTTTCGTGCCGAAAATGTTATATTATGACTGGTTAAATTATATGGATTGCCATTATTGTCTTGTAGTTCAAATAAAATAAATCTACTGGCAGTATCATATTGTTTTATTTTTAAAGGAGCTGTGATTGAGCTTCCTAAATTGTCTAGCGTTGTAATTATTCTTGTTGTTGCTATTGCCAATAAAATCTCTCCTTTCTATAAAACCAAAGTCCAATTCTTGTTTGTTGCTATAGCTCTTTGTGCTGCTGTTAAAGTTAATGCCGCTGGAGTATTTGTTAAAGTTATTGCTCGACTAATCGTTATTGTTGGCAAAGTATTAAAAAACTCTTCAATTGCTGTCGCAGTCATAGATGAATATTGTAATGATAATGCGGCTGGCCATGTTGTTCTCACTTCTCCACCTATGAATTTTAAACTTGTTAATGAATAACAATTAGTAAATGGAGTGGTTGCATTAAAAAGTTCTGAAATATAAATAATTAATGATGTTAATGAATAACAATTAGCAAACATGTTATTAAAATTATTACCCCAACTAGTATTTAGTTGTGGTATTGTCATTAATGAATAGCAACCATTAAACATATAATTGAAATTAGTACAACTATCAGTGTTTAGTTGTGGTATTGATCTTAATGAAATGCAACCATTAAACATATAACTTAAATCAAGACAGTTACTAGTATCTAATAATGGTATTGTTGTTAATGAATAACAATTTGTAAACATATTATTCATGCTATCAATAGTAGCATGACTAATGTCTAATTGTGGTACTGATGTTAATGAATAGCAGCCATAAAACATATAACTAAAGTTACGACATCGTGTACAATCCAATAACGGTATTGTTATTAGTGAATAGCAGTTTTGGAACATGCTATAAAAAGTAGTGCTATTTCTAGTATTTAATTGTGGTATTGCTTGTAATGAAGAACAATTCGCAAACATATTGTTAAAATCAGTACCACTACCAGTGTTTAGTGGCGGTATTGTTTGTAACGAAGGACAATTATTGAACATGCTGCTAAAATTGATACCTTTGTTAGTATCTAATTGTGGTATTGCTTGTAACGAAGAGCAAGCTGTAAACATATTGCTAAAATTAGTACCTAAACCAGTATCTAGTAGTGGTATTGATTGTAATGAAAGGCATCTATAGAACATATTAGAAAAATCAGTGCCACTACCAGTGTTTAATTGTGGTATCGCCTGTAACAAAGAACAACCATTAAACATGTTGCTAAAGTTAGTGTTATTTCCAGTATCTAATGGCGGTATCGCCGATAATGAAGAACAACTTACAAACATATTGCTAAAATTAGTACCCAAACTAGTATCTAATTGCGGTATTGATGTCAGTGAATAACAGCCATAAAACATATAGGAAAAATTAATGGCATTATAGCCAGTATATAGTTGTGGTATTGATACCAACGAACTGCAACTTTGAAATGTGCGAGAAAAACTATCAATTTGATTATTGCCCTCAAGAGAGAAATATCTTAATTTATTTAATGCCATTTGAAGTGATGCAGCACCCACAACAAGATAAGTACAGCTAGGTAAGTTCCCTTTAAATTCAACTATATTCCAAGCAGCAAATCCAGTATAATTACGTGCTAAATATGTTGATGGCGTAAACGACGTTATATCAGTACCAGATATTTTAATCATTACTTGTCTTATACCACTAGATGTTACATTGCTAGGCCAGTCGTTGTAAGAAAATGACATTGAACAAATATTACCGCTTACTATTGAAACTGAACCTGATGGCACGAATTGCACACTACTATTGACTGTCCCATATTGTACTGTATATGATCCTGTGCATGCGACTGTAAAAGCCACAAGATTTTCTGCCGGACTTGATAAATGAAAAAGTAAATAAATTTCATTTTGATTTACCGCTGGCATTTTTAACCAATCAGATGGTCTAGTATCGTTATAAACCTCTATGGGATCGAGAGGCTCTATTGGCTCTGGAGGCACCACAGTCCCACCTCCAAGCTGTGGAATTTTTGTATGATATTCCACAAACGGAACATTTGTCATATTAATTCCTTGTGCTGTAAAGGCACTCCTCTGAGCCTGTTTTTCATTATTAATTTTTGAAATTTGTTCTGCTATAGTAGCCAATCACATCACACTCCTAAAATTTCATCTAATGCTGTGCCAATGTCTCCAATTAAATCTTCTATTTCCAATAAAGATTCTTCAACATTGTCTGTGGAGTTTTGTCTAATAACAGAAAGGGCAGAAGTGATAGGAGCAATATCGTCGCCATCTGCATTTGTTAATATCTGTGGTATTAATAAGGCCATAACCTCACTCCTTTTTATTTAAACATTGATCAATAAGTTTTGATAATTCTACAAGTGATGCTTTGTTAATAAATACACTCATGTCTTGTGCTATAACATTTTTCACCGTATCTTCATCAATAATCTCAGGAACCAATGTCTGAAATTTAATTACATAATTATCATCACTACCAATAATCTGCAATGCATCAGCATGACCGACCATTCTATTCATTAATTTTGGCCTCCAATTCTTCGACTTTTGCTATTAGCTTTTGCACAGCCCCCCAAAGTATAGGTACGAGCTGGGATGAATCAATACTTTCGCAATCTTCGATTATGATCTGCTTTGGTAAGCTTTTTGTAACCATTGCTTGTATATTTTGCAGCTCTGTTCTTGTTTCGCCAGTTTCAGGATCAACTACCTCGACTTCTCTACTAATAAACTCATCAACATTTTTTATTTCATAGACAATATCTCCGTTTTCATCACGTTCATCGAAGGTCGTTGTATTTCTATGCACGGCTTTAGGCAGGATTTCCCCAAATTCAGGAGATAAAAACCCAAGCACATGCTGATCACCCTCATTACCTACAAAGTTTTTATAGTTGAAGTAGTGTAATGGTAGTTTTTTAACATTATCTATACATATATCGAGATCGGCATCTTGAATATTCTCTTTTATTCGTGGATCAGAACGATTTGTAAACGCCGTTCCTGTAGCAGCTCCATAAGAAATTGATTCAAGACTTGTATTACCAATGTGGGCAGTATTAGAACCGTAACCTATGGCACCATAACCTATTACAATTTGGTTAGTCTGATCGTTAAGAAGCGGCCCCCTGGTGCTATTTCCTATAAATATGCTATTATTAGCTATTGTTTGTTGAGCACTACCGCCAGCTAAATACTGTCCAGCTGAATAGCCTATTGCCACATTACTGCTGCCTGTAGTATTAGAGGACAGAGCATTTTCACCAATAAGAGTATTATCCCTACCAGTTGTATTGTTTGCTCCCGACCATGCACCAATAAAAACATTGAAAACTCCAGAAGTATTTGCGTCTCCTGCACCTACACCTACTGCAACATTGGCTGTAGCGTCAGAAGTAGCATTATATAATGCTCTTTGACCTATTGCTACACTACTCGCTGAACCATTATATAACGCTTCGGCACCTATGGCAATACTATATGCCATCCTATTGTTACCACTATTATATGCTGCTCTATAGCCTATTGCAACATTATATTGTGATTGGCTGGCGATATTATGAAGAGAAAGCGCACGATCACCTATAGCTATGTTATAATAAGATTGAGTATTGCCAGATAGTGCAAAAGAACCAATTGCAATACTGCCTCTGCCCCCTATATTACTTTCTAAAGCATTAGAACCAATTGCAACATTGTCATATCCACTAGTATTACTGATCAAACTGTCAGTTCCTGCTGCAATATTATTTTCAACATCACGAAAATGGATATTTGTATTTGCAATATGATCGCTAAACTCTGTAGGAACCGCAGAACTTATAGTCTCGTTATAATAATCTCTGGCAGACATAGTATCAACAATAGTTTTATTTGTGGTGCTACTGTCCTCAACTGCAAATCCATTTCTAAATTGTAACCCTGCACGATTTGGAAATACAGCTTCATCAATATCAATAATATTGTGAGCACTATTAATTGATGATATTAATGATTGTAAATTAGAAATCTGACTATTAAAATTTGATGTCAGTGTTGATATTTGAGTGCTTATATTCGACTCTAAAGTTGCAAGCTGAATTATAATATAATTTCGCAAATCATTAAGTTGAGTCTGGACATTGCTAGAAATGCCTTGTAAACTATTTAGTTCAGTGACTGAGGCCAATAAATTTCGTAAACTAACAGCCACTAATTGATTGTTGGCAACTGTCAATGATGAGTGAAGTTTATTTCCAATAAAATCTAAATTATCGTCTTGTGAATTTAATAGAACTTTTCCTGCACCCGCAACATCATATATTAAATTAACATGGGATATAATGCCGTTTAAAAGATTTTGCATACTTATTTGCACATTGTCATTGCTTGTTGAATTATAACCAGCTACAGCATTTATGGCATTTATATTAGTTACTTTTGTAAATTCAGAAATTTTTAAATTTGTTGCCAATATGTTCCCTCCTTTTATTAACCTCCTAATGCGGCAATTCTTGCTTCTAAGCTTGTTACTTTTGTGTTTACATAATCAAGATTGCTAGAAATTGATCCAGTTTCTTGTGCAACAATTGAACTAGAAAGTAAATTTTCAGCAGTAGCAGAGGTAAATTTGAAATCATTGTATTTCATTGTAGTAAGTTCATCTATGTTTGAAAATACTAAACTTAGGCTATGGGTAACAGGATTGTGAGTATATGAGATTAGTCGAATTTCTTTAAATAATAAATCAAATTCCTCATAATAAATATTGCAAAAATCACCAATGTTTGTTAGCTTGAGCCAGTCTTGTTGATAATCTTCGAGAGCAAATCCATCAATCGCTTCTATATTGATTTGGATAGGAGTGAAACAAATTGTTGCTAAGTGCGCAACCGTATATTCATACAATTGTTTTGAATCTGATATTTGACTAATAGATAAAACTTCTTCCTTAATAAACGGAACTAACTCGACAATTTGTGCCTGTGTAAAATTTCTCTCCCATAATAAATCATCTCTAAGCTGCGCAACTAGGGCTAAATAGGTGGCATTTGTTGGATCTTTATCTAATACAACCAAATAACTTTCAAAAAGCCCACGCTTTGATTCGATTAGTGCGTTATATGCTTTAAGTGCTGTGGTTAAAGAGGCTGAAAAATATCCATTATCTAAATAATATGTGAAATTATCGACATATCTTTGGCCTGTTGGGTTATATCTTGTAATTACGGCATTATCTTTTCCGGTAGTAAACAAGCGTGTTTTAATTCCATCTGTATCCAATGCATATGAAATGTTTTTAATATAATTCTGTGGCGCGACTACAAGTCCCTTATTTTCGCCAAGCATTCCCACTCTAGCTTTATAAATTGAAATTTTTTTATCTACATTGTTGAACACGAAGACACACCTACAGCTTTCTGTAAGTGATTCAAATACCGATGTAAGAGTTTGACCACTAAATGTCAGAACGCGCTCTAATGCTAATAATTCAGGCTCAACATAATCGACGCTCCAAGTATTGTACAATTTATATCTCAAGATATAGTTAACTATACCATATTCAATTCCATTAGAATCAACTGCGCCTGTAGGATCGTATAATTTTCTAATTAAGCCATCAACGCCAGAAAGTATTTTGTTATTAAAGTCGTTTTTTTCATAGCTTGAGCAAGTTAATGTATAAGTGTCAATATCACTACCAGATAGTTGTGGGTTTTCTATAATAAAATACTCACGATATATTACATCATCGCCCTCTTTAATTCTAAGATGAATTAAAAAGTCGTGTCTTATGATATCCCAACATGGATTAACTCTTGTATTTCCTGTATAATCACCAACTAATCTGTTGATTGTTATATTTAAAGTATAAAATTCGCCAAATGTTGGTGTAAAACTTAAATCTGAATATTGAATAAACATAAGCTCTGTGCGGTCTGGCTTGCATAATATGACCTCATATTTATATTTTAATCCTTTAATTATTCCAGCGATGGGTGGTCTATACATTTTATATTTTCACCTCCGCTATCTAATAATTGGATATTGAGTAGACATGATTATATTGCATGGGAAATTTGTGCGGAATTCGTTATTACCTTCATGCAGTTTAAAAGGCTCTTTGTTCCAATTGGCAAAACGTGATAATCCAGTTGAAGATTGTTGAAAATAAATATCCTGCATCTCCACTGTTTCACCAAGATTTAGACTATCAAATGCAATAACTCTATTATTATCTGAAATATGAGTGATTTTAAAGTTAATACTACCATTTGTATTAATGATAGACCTATCAAATCCAGAATAACTTTCTGTCAATACATTGTAACTGCTTTCTGTTAGTGCATACCCCGCACTCTCAGTAAGAACATATCCACCAGCTTCAGTTATAATGGGCGCAACTGATGCAATTGTAAATCTAAAATATGGATACCAATCATAATTTCCATCTTGATTTTGTACATTTGATCTATTGTTGATATTAAATGTGTCATTATATTGCAGTGTTAAATTTCGAGTCTCGGTTGGGGTTAGCCAGTAAGGCGTTGTGGCCTCAAATGTAATTGGTAGAATACCCTGATAATGCTGTAACCTTTGTATTTCAAATTCGCTCGTAGGCACTACATATAGCATTTTCTGTCGATCCTCACCTAACTCAAATGTGATAGGTCGCGTTTGTCCCAAAATTTTTCCTAAAAATTCATTCATTTGCGGTGTAAATTCACCATCAAGCAATGAAAGATTGAGTGTGAATGTGATATTATCTTTTTCCGTTTTAATAAACGTTGAATAATCTCTATCTAATACTTTGTCGGATACGATACTTTGACCACCAAAAACAGGCATTATGTCATCATCATCATTAACTATTTGTAAAGATATCCCAATCTTAGGAAGTTTTGCAGACGATACCCCATCTATAAAGAAACATCCGTAAATAATAATCTCTCCTTTCTATTCAAGCAAACAACTCTGCTAAACATTATTAGCAGAGTTGTAATATTTATCTAGTCTTATTATATCCTTTTAGTGATGCACCTTGGAATTTTGAATTTGCCACAATATCTGGTATTCTTCTTTCCAGATTATTGATCATTTGTTGAAACTGTGGTAATGATTCTTTAGTGACGGAAGCTACATTGACATTAACTTCTACATCTCCTGTCCTATTGGATGAGTCTACAATTGAAGAAGTATTATTATTCAATATATTATCCACTGGACTTATTGCGCTCGACAATCGGTTATTACCAAATACTGAATCTGCTACATCAACTAATTTTTCAAAAGCCGTTGTCTGTCTAACACTTAAAATACGCTCCTTATCCTCGGCCATAACCAATCCCGTACCAACCACCTTGCCGCCAGTGGCAAATCGCTGTACAGTTACACCATCGGCAGTTGCATGAGTGACGGTAAGACTTACACCCGATATTTCACTAGCCATAGTGATCAAAGTATCCAAATAATCTATAGCTTGTTGAAGTTTTGAAATAAAAGTATCGGTATATGAATTCACAGTATCTATCGTCATTTTATAACTCGTCTCAAAAAGTTTTAATTTGTCATATACAAAAGCATACAAATCATCCGCTTTAGTCTTAGTGTCATTCACAAATTGAGTTGTGCGATTATCCTTTGAGGTTTGCATATTATCAAATTCAGTGGTTTCAGTGCCGTATTGCATTATCACTTCGTTTGAATTCTCAATTTGTTGCGTTTTTACATCATCAATAGTAGTTGTTAAGGCCAACAAATCTTCCTCATTGAGCAATTCTATCTCTACTTCGGATAAAGCACTTTCAATTTTCTCAAGAGCATCGGTCATATCAATGCCCTCTAATTCAGAAATTATACTTGCAGCGGCAGTTAATGCTTCTGCTAAATTCTCTTTATCAACTAATTCAATTTTTTCCATATCTGTAAGTCCAAATATCATACTGAATAGTTGCAGTAATGATTCGCTTTTGGATAGTATTTCAAGATTGTCGTTTATGTTTTGTAAAGCAAGGCTTGATGCTTCCATTTCTTTGGTTAAGTTGTCATGTACGTATTGTCCTAAAATTCCTAAACCTTCGCCATACTCATTTTCATACTCTTGAAGTTTTTTTATCCATTCATCTGTTAATCCATCAGCTAATATTTTATATGTCTCTTGCATTAAAGATGCATTAGACGTTCTTTCATCCATAGCTTCTTTATAAGCGTCAGTTTCTTCTTCTAGGAGTTTAATTCTATCTTCAAGAGCTTTTTTTTGAAGTTCATATTGATCTTCGATAGATTTTTTCTGTGCTTTTAGTTCTTCTTCGATAGAATCTCGTGAAGCTTTTTCTTCATCTTCTGCTTGTGATTCTCTTTTTTTGGCAATTTCTGCGGAATATTGATCTATAAGACTGATAGCTTCCACATCACCTGTGGTCTATTACACCCCCACTTTCGTGGCACTTTAACACTGATTAAACAGTGGGTATGGACTATATTTTCTATGCTCGCTCAAAAGCATAGTTGATGCACTTCCAACTGGTGCTCATTTTCCAGCTGTACTTCCTCTCGGAATAGTCTCTACACCTTACTAATTTGTGAGATTACAATTTGTTTTATCAATTTTTAAATGTCTTTTTACGGTGGCTAAGTGTATATTTAATTTGTCAGAAATATCTTGAATAGACATATTACTCTTATAATACTCATGAATTTTTTTGTTTAATTCAATCGATCTATTTTTTATAGTTTGAGAACTATTATCTTTTCCAATCTTAATAGATGTATTTGCATCATAAGTACACCAGCCTACTTCTGAACCATATTTTAAATATCGTATTATTGTTCCATTACTTATTTTAAATTTCTTTACTAATTCACTGGTTCCTTTAGATTTATTTAACTCATAATATTCACATATTTCTTTGATTATATTTTTGAGTGCATATTCACCACATAATTGCCAATCAACATTACTCAAGTTAAATTTATCATTTAAAGCCTTAATAATATTTGTTTTTAAATAAATTATTTCAGATTTATCGGCATGTATACGAATGACTGTGAAGTTGTTTAGTTTAGCTTGTTCATCTTTCCATTCATCAATTCTTAATGATTCTTCAATGGTCATATTACTTCTTGCATGTATCTTTTTCCCATGTCCAAGTGTACCATCGATTTCGATAATCAGATTGCCAACTTTAAAATCAAAAATTCTCTTACTTCCATATTCGTCAATCAGCCAGTCGGATTGGTAATGCCATATATAATCAAGATTGAGTTGATCTAAAACACAAGCCATAAACTTCTCAGGATAACTTATTCCATCGCTACAGTTGCAACCAATTGAATGTTTACGGAATAATTCCGATATTTTATATAGCTTGCTATGTCCACAATCAGGACATTGAAGAATAACTTTTTTACTACTCTGTGGTGTATATTGCTTTGCTTCATCTTCACCACCAATAAAATAAGGAATCATCCATAAATTATTTGTTGATACTATATCATTATAACCTGTAAATGTTTTTCTTCCTGCACATCTTGAACATCCGCACTCTCTTTGTATGAATGTATTTTCAAGAATATAATCACTTTCATAATTACAAACATTGCATTTATATTTTACATATTTTGCATTATGATTATTTCTTTTCATTTTTGCGACATCGATGATAGTTAAGTTTCTCCTATTATCTTTGACCACATCTCCAACTTTATAAATAAATTCTCTATTGAATTTACCAATTAAAGTGTCAATTTTACATTCTAATAGCATATCAGTATTATAATCTTTATAAATATCACCATATTTTATTTTCACTTTTTTATTTTTAATATATTCTGCTATTTCGATTGTGCCATGCATATCATCATATACAAAGTCGATTTTACTTCCTGCCGAGTTTTTCCAATCAATGCATTGTTTATTTCCAAATTGTTTTCGAGGTAATTTGGATAAATCAATTTCTTTACAATTCAATTATATTACACCTCCTTTTCGATTAAGTATATCATATTATTTTTTATATGTCAATTAAAAATTTCACAAATTAAGTCTGGCACGGGATTTTCAACTACCCATAATAATGGGCTTCAGAATCTCTTAATAGGAGTGGATTCCTTTATGGACAATCTCTTGTTGAGAAAGGCTTATCATCTCGTTGTAACGCTTCGATAAGCAATGTTATATAACTCCTCCCGTCAGCACTGCATTTGAAATATGCAGCACACCCCTTGAGCTGGGTTCACATCAAATGACCTATTTTATTAAGCCGCTATCAATAATTCATTTATCCTTGCCTGTAAATCATCAATTTCTCCTTGTAAATCTTTTTTCTTTTTCTCTGCATCTTGAGCTTTCCATAATGCTTTCCATGCATCCAACTGAGCGTCTATAGAGTCTACAGATGCATCTTTTTGCTCTTTAAGTAATTCTAATTCCTTATCTAAAGCTTTTTCTTTTGCATCCTGCGTTTTTTCAAATAATTCAAGCTCTTTTTTATATCTCGCTTCAAGAGTTTGAATTATTTTGTTTTGCAAATCTCGTACTTGCTCAATTTCTTTTGTGGCTGCATCTCTTTGTGCATTAATTAAGTCATATATATTAGTAATCGCTGCTTGCATTTGTGTATTATAATCAGCAATCTCATCTTTATATTCGGCTGTGGCTTTTGTAGCATCGTCAGTTGTTAATTGCAAATAATTAATATCTCGCGTTAACTCCTTAACTAATCCCATTTGTATTTCTATTTTTTGATTAATTAAGGTTGATTGTGTAGAAAAATCATCATCTGCTGTAATAGATATTTTGAAATCAACGTCGGCCATACTTTTATCTATGTCTGCAATTGCTCTATTGAATACTGTTACGATATCAGATAATGTTTGTTTATTTGCATCTCTTATAGTTTCGTTAAGCTCTATATATCTCTCTTGCAGCTTAACAATTTGGTCACTATCTTCTGCGTAGTTCAAATCACGGTAATAATTTGCCATTCTATGAAGTTCTTCTTGCATATCCTCATAAATTGTAATTTGCTGACTACGCAATTGCTCTATTTGAGATATGGCCTCCATTGTTGACAGTTCTTCGGACGAAATAGTTATTGGAATATTTGCAAGCTCTTGTTTTCTCCGTATTAAATCATAGTATTGTTCTTGAATGTTGTGTAAACTTTCACCGTATTCATTAGCCGCTTCTATATCTTCGAATGTTCCTAAATATATTGGGCTAGTTTCAAGAGCAATATCTCCCTGGGCCAATAAGTCAAACAAATAATTTTCAAGTTCTTCATTAGACAAGATTTCCCCATTTGGTAAAACAGGGGTAACTAAAATTTCCTTACCATCCACACCAAACGAAGTGCTTAAAATAGTGGCGAATCCATCTTCCAATTCAACCATTGGGCGATTTAATAAATCTATAGCTTGACTACCACGATTAAATTCAGTAACCATTGTATCGCCAAGTTGAGCTATCATTTCATCTATTAATTCAACTTCTTTGGTAATTGCATCCAAAGATAAATCTTTAGCCGTTCCTTCTGCAACTTGTGCAATATATTTTTCAAGTGCGTCAATAGATTTTTCAAAAGAAGATATTAAATCTTCATGATTTTTTTCTCGCACTCCTTGTAATCCATTTAATACTTCAAGCTCGTATTTTCTGTATTCGTCAATATATTTTTCATTATTGGCAAAATATTTTTCGTTAAGCTCGCCCAATCTTGTAAAATACTCTTCTTCTGTTATTTCGCGTTTATTTAGAGCATATTCAAGATCTTTTTGTTGTGCTTCAAATGCTTCTTTCCACGTGTCTTTTTCTTTCTTGGCGGAAGCTTTGCTTTTGCTGGCAACTTTGTCGCCCATTAAACCAATAGCATCTAATCTGGCCCGACCTGTTTTTAAAGCATTTTCAATAGCATCTAGGGCAGTTTGAGACAGCCCCTCAACATCTACTTCTTCATCAGCCAAAGCTTTATTAGCAATTAGAGCCGCAACACCCATTACTCCTAAATCTTTTGATGTCTCTAATGCCTCTGCGCCTATGGCTGCCAATTTTGCCTGCGTCGTTTCTGCCTGTGCGCCTAAATCATCTGTCTTTTCAGTAGTGTCAGCAAGAATAATAGATAATATTTCACTAGCTACACCAGCTTGTACAGTCTCTATCATTTGTTGTCGCATAGCATTTGAGACATTATTTAACGATTCTGCGTTTAAGTTTAATTGTCCGTTTTCATCTACTAAATATTGCAAATATTGACTATCTAAAGCAATTAATTCTGCAACAGTAGAAGCAGTTAGCTCGCCAGTATCTTTATATTCTTTTTGAGCAGACTCAACAGTTTTATAAGCGTCAGATATATCGCCTATACTATCGCCCAATGTGTCATATGCCAAACTAACATCGTATGCTATTAAAGATAAATCTTCTAATGCTTGACCTTGTTCTTCAGTCATCTTAATATCTACAGATGATTGAATTAATTTTTGCATTAAGGTTCGTATAAAGTCTTTTATGCTACCAGAAACTAATTTATATTGTCCATTTTCATAAGTTAATAAATCTGCATATTCTTTTCCGGCTTTGGATATTTTAATATATGTTTCTTGGGATATTTCACCTTCATTATTTTGTTCTTGTTGAGCTTTGATAAGCATTTCTATGTTGCTTCTTGTTTTATCAATGGATTTTGTAAATTTTTCTGCCTCATCAGAGTCTAATTCTACTTTATTATTATTTAATGCAATAATTTGATTTAAACATTCAACAACAGAAAATCCAGCTTCGTCCATAGCCGCAATAAATCCAGAACCACCAGTCATTGAAGTTGTTACTGAGTGAAAATTTGTGAAAGTTAAGTTTCCTGCTTCAGCTAATTTTGTTAATTCATCAGTTACTTCCTTAAATTCTTCTGCGTCAAATATTTCTGAAAATTTTAACTCTGTCCACTTTTCTGGCATGACGAACAAAGACAATACTTCTATACCTTCATCCATTGTAGAAATAAAATCTTTCATTTCTTGCGTCTGTTCATCTATCGGGACTTCTTCTACTGATTTTTTCCATTCGCTATAGCTAGATATTCCGACAAGTAATTTATCTTCAAGTCCTGCCAAAACTCTATCATATTCTTCGACTTTACTTACATCATCATCTGATAAAGTATCTTTAGCGTATATTTCATCTCTAAGTTTAGAAATTTTTTCATAATCAGCTATTACCATAGCCATACTTGCTTGATTGTCATTTAAAGTTGCACTATTGGCACTTATTTCTGTATTTAAAGTTGCCCAATCAAGAGCTTCTTGTGAAAGATCTAAGTCCTCATAAGTTGCACCCGCCGTTCCAATGACTTCTTGCGCTGTTTCACGTGCTCTCATTGCTGCCATGCGCTTAGCAATTTCTTCTTGTAGTAATAATTCGGAAGTAATTTTTTCTAGGCTTTGAAGTTCTCCCTCTTCTACAAAAGTTAATGGGCCTTTATTTTGTAATTCGCCTATTCTATCATTAACAGCTTTTAACTCATTTTGGATACTTTCAAGTTTAGTTTTTGCTTCATCGTATTCTGCATTCGCATCTGCGAGTCTTTGTTTGTGTTCTTTTAATGTTACATTGAATGCATTATATGCCACAACTATTGCTGCTACAGCTACACTTAATGCCAACAAATATGGGTGGCTTGCTGCAAGAGTTTTAAGAGCGGTTCCTAAAGCTAAGGCTTCCTTTTTAGCTTTTGCAAAATTTGCCGCTATATTTTGAAATAGTGTTAATTCTCCTATTGTTTTTATTACAGCTTTTAAAGCAATAAGTGATGCAGTTATGGCTATAATTGTAAAAGGAACGCCATCGGCAATACTAATTATTCCTTCAAAAGCTCTAATTCCAAATGTTCCTATATCTACAAATATTTTCACTAAATCAGAACTTATCATTGTCTCTGACAAAGATTCAAATGCCTGATTAAATAAATTAATTTTACCTCTTATAGATTCCATGCGAATTTCGTTGTCGGCCAATGCTGAACCTTGAGAATTTAATGCGGTATTTGTAGCATCTATCCCATCTTTCATATTCATCATTACGCCAGAAAAAGCATTTACACGCATATTGCCAGCAACTAATCTGGTAAGAGTTGCTTGTGTAACGTCATCTAAAGTTTCCCATACTTCCGCTAATTCTTTAGTGATTTGATAAGTGGATTTAAATGTATCATTCGTATCCATTATATCAACTGCACCCTTGGTAAGATTCAATATTTGTGTTTGAAGTTGTGTAATGGATTCTGCTGCGCCATCCGCATCTTCACCTAATTCTTCAAGTTCTCCTGCTGTATTCCGCAATCGTGCGCTATATGTTTTGAGGAATGTACCCGCTTGTTCTGCATTTTGAAGTGTTATAAACGCCGCTGTAGTTAATCCTACACTTTCTTCAAATGTATTATTTGCAGCACTTAGAGCACTGGCTGAACGCAAAAATGATTCTCCTATATCTTGTGCGCTGATAGCATAATCTTTACCTACCTGATTAAAAGCATCCACAATGTGCATAGATTCATCTACACTCATATTAAATGCTTTTTGTGTGCTGATTATACTTTTTGTTGCATCATCTATAGTTTGAATTCCTGGAGCTATATTATAATATACATTTGCTATTTTAGCAAGCTGTTCTGCATCTCCTAGTCCATAGCCAAGACGAGCAAAATCACTTGTAGATTTAATTACATCGCTTATTGTAGTGCCTATTTCTCTGGAACTTGCTTTCGCTGATTCCATAAATTCTTTTTGCTTTTGAGTACCAATTCCTGTAACCATAGCCAAATCTGTCATCGAAGCATCTAATTCAATAACAGCAGATACCATATCTTTAATTGTGGCAACGGTTTGTCTAATAATGGCACCAAGAGATAGAAATATTCCATATTTTGCAGCGACCTGTGATAATTTATCGCCAAAAGTTTGAGTTTTAAGTCCGGCTAAAGTAACTGCCGCATCAAGTCTATTAAATTCGGCACTTAAATTGGCAGTCTGCGATAAGTCTTCCGATGTAATAGCACCTTTTATTGCTGTTTGCAACTTAGTGAATTCATTGGCATATTCGCTTGCAGATATTTTAGAATAAGTCTTTAAATATTTCTCCAAAGATTGATCTAATCTTATTAATTGATTATTTTGTGCATCAAAACCCTTTTGTTTTTCTAATAATGCTGTACTATTTCTTATTCTTTGTAATTCGTCATTATATTGTTTAAAAACAGCCAATTGATCGTCAACTGTCTCATTTCTAAAACCCTCAAGTGTAATTGTATTTGCCAATTCTTTGATTGTTGATAATCGCTCTGCAACTTGTTCTGGTACTGTTAATTTTTGCAATCTGGCAGTTAAATTTGCTATATCAGTGTTAATAGTATCAACATCAATACCAACTTGCTTTCCAGACATTGCGGTTTGAGCTTTTTCAAGATCATTTAAATTGCTTTGAGTATCTTTTATCGTCTGACTCAATGCCTCAAAATCAGTTTTTTGCGTTTGAATATCTGGATTTACTTTAATTTTATCTAATTCTGTTTTTAATCCTTTTACGGCTTCACTAGCACCTTGATTTTTCGAAATCAAATTATCAAACTCGGATTCTAATGCCTTAATGGATTTTTGAGCAGCAGTGGTGTTTACTGTTACTGTCTTTGATAATTCTTTTTCACTGATTTTTGTTGTAATTGTAATTTCTGATAATTGACCCATCAAATCTTTTTTTAAATCAGTTATTGCAGCTTTCATATCAAATGACGCTATTCGAACTTTGTCTACTTTAAATTCTTTTTTATCTATTAATTCTTGTAAGCTTTCATTAAACTTTGTAGCCGCAGGGCCACTAGTGTCTGCCAGCGCAACTACTCTTACACTTAAATCACTTGCCATTTAATCACCTCTCTTACCATACATTTAATCCGTTATTTTCTAATCCTAATTTTAAAGCTTCTAAATGCTGATTTTCTTGAACCAATTCTAATCTTGTATTTTCAGTAAATGGACGTGGACTTGAGTACGGATGTCCTGGATAATCATAATGATATCGCCCACTAAAACTTTCTCCATGCTCAATCAAGTATGGCAAATCCTTGTTAGTTGTTGCGCCATCTCTAGCATCTGGATTTGGCGGGGTTTCATTAACCACTTCTAACACTCCGTCTTTGGCCTTACCACCTTTTATCTGTATATTTCTGATATCTTCCATACCACCCTGTTTACGTCTTCTTTTACGACTAGGAAGATCTACATATACTTCTGGTTCATATACATCATAAACCGTTTCAGTAATTTCTTTCTGCTCAACTTTTTGTATTGCCTTAAAAACTTCTTTATTTAAACTTTTATCTATTCTTTTTTGTATTTCTTTTGTCAAAGCATCAAAATTATTAACTTTCATAATTACTCTCCTTTTTATTTACATATGTAAAAAGCCCGTATAAAAATATACAGACTTCTAATTATTTACTTTGAAATTAAATAAGTATCAATTTCTTTAATCAGCCCATTCATGACCTCGGTATGATTACCACTTGCTAAATGTCCAAGAATTCCTTTAACACTACGAAGCATAATTCTATCAAGATCTTCCATTGTGTCAAATTTTTTTTCAAGATGATTCAATTTTCGATTATCATTATCCAATTTAGCATCAGTTTCAGCTTGCCAAGCTTTTAATTCTGCACTTGGACTTGTTTTTTTTATATTTCTAAATGTTAATATAAGGCACGAACAAGTTGATATAAGTCCGGCTATTGCAATACATATAGCTAATATTTCAGACATAAAATTCCCCCGTATCACATAAAATGTATAAAATTAAAAGTTATTTATTCTCTGACACAACAGCTTCAATAGTGCTGTTTACCCACACATCGAAATCTGAAACAGCTAATGCAACCATTTCTTTTGTTGTGTCGCTCATAATAGCAAGAGCAGACTCTTTGGCCATATTAAAAGCCTGTATTTGTGATTCTTTTGTAAATTTGCCATTATTTTTTAAAGATGAAACATATGTTTGCGTCACACTTGTTACGGCAGTTATGATGGCATTTTCTGCCAATTCAAGATACTTTGTGGTTTCTTCGTTATCAATTTTAACTTTTAATTCTTCGGTTTTCTTTTGCACAAATGTAATAACATAAACTACGAGAACGCTCATCAAGGGAAAAATTATCGTTTGAAACAACCATGATAAATTTTCTTGTGTTAATATATTTTCCATAATATCACTCCATTTTTTAAATTATTAATTAATTTTTTGGTGAATCAATACTTGCTGTTTTTGCGTTTGCATCATACCCAATAACAAAACCGGCTTGTGCAAAATCATTAATTTTTATATAATTACGATCATCTTTCAAAATACGATCAACAGAATATTCTTTGCCATTAATCTTGATTTTTATCGTTTCAACCAATTCGTCATCCACCTCTTTTTTATTCATATAATTATAAACATCCTGTTTCAATTTTGTCCATGCTGACGGATTATTGACATGGTACAATGGGCACTTTTTTCCTGTAACATCATAATGTCGAATAAGATCATTTAAAGGATTTAGCTTATAACGCGTACATAAATCAGCACATAATTCAATTAAGGATTGATTTGTTTTATCATTAAATTTTCCATCTGCTGATGGGTGGCAATTTTCTATTCCAATTGAATAGCTATTTGCAGCATTGGTAGTATAGGCAATTTCATTTTCAGGAACACATTGAATAATTTCGCCATTTAATCCAATTATATAATGACTTGAAGCATATAATCCATTGGCACCAGATTTTAAATTCTCAAAATAGTTTCTATTGGCTATCGCCGTAGAGCCTGCATTGCCCACATAATGAATAGCAATCTTAGTAACTTTGGCAAGTTTCGTTTGTGGTCTGCTATATTTATTGGGAGTTAATAATTTTTGTTCTATATTCATTTATTCACCTTCCTTTGAGATTCCGTTAATACTCAACTTATTTGACAAATATCCACTAATTATTGATGATACATTCTCTACGCCCTTTGTCGTAAAATAAAAAGCTAACACAGTTTGTGTAGGCGATAGAACAAATGTCTGTATATCCATTAAAAAATCTCCAAACACAAAATAATGATAGACTGATATACCCAAATACACAATAAAAGTAATCAAATAAGTTATCACAAAAATAAATGATATAAATTTTGAGAATACAGCCATATGTCGTGCGAATTTAACTTGGGATGTAGCCGCTTTGTGTACTTCATTTTCTAAAGTTTGTGATTTTAATTTATCCTTTTCTGCAATCTCTTGTAATTTTTCTTGTGCCAACTTATAGTCCTCCATAGATTTATTTAGTTCCACTTCGCTCATTGACAACACCACCGTTTTTCTCAATTAAAATCTGAATCAATGCTGATAAATTTTGATTCATTTGATGCATTTCTTCCGTTAGTTGTAAAAGTTTTTGGTTATGTTCTGCATTTTTTTCATTTGTTGCACAATTTCGTTTTGCTATTTCTAAATTTTCTATAGCTACTTGTAATGCCTGTTTATTGATGTCAAAATTATCTGCCGTTATAGCTGTATTTACAGTATTTAAGTTAATAATTGTGCTGTTTTGATCTATTATTATGGAATCTGCATTACTATATGGATTATTAGCCATATTTTCACCAACTTTTTTTGCCCATATTAAATTATTTCATCAACAAGTCCATAGTTCAGCATATCCTGACTATCCATATACCATTCATATCTTGATTTGTCTTTATAAATATTTTCGTCAATTTTGCTATTGTTTAAAATATATTGATCGATTTTAGATTCATACGCCTCGTTAAACGCATAAGTATCTTTGACAGAAGTAGAGGAACCTTCTAGGTATAACGATCCCCCGTGTATTAAGGCTGTGCTGAATTTATAACAACTTCGAGTTACATTAGGATTATTAAATCCGGCCATTAATATTAATGAACCCATACTATATGCGTATGCCATAGTGATAATCGTAGTCTTTGTCTTCAATTTACTAATTACATCACATAAATTCAATCCGACATAAACTATCCCACCAGGAGTGTTTAAGTAAATAGTAATCGGTTCATTGCTTCCATCGTTATCCATCTGAAGAAGTGGGATTATCACAGTATCCATCGTATATTCATCAATTTCGCCATTAATAACTAATGTCCTATTTTTAAGATTATTATAATAATGATAGTTTGATTCAGCCATTGCTTGTGCATAGTTATCTAAGATTTCAGTTAATTCAATTGATATACTTTCTGCCATGAATTTTCTCCTTTAATTTAAAATTTTTAAAATTACAATCTGATAAACATGTCTTTTTGTGAACATATTACTTTTGTAGTTTTATTGTTCTTTGATAATTCTTCTTGTATTCCATGTTTTAAATCTTCTTTCGCTGATTTTTCTCCATGTACCAAACAAATTTTGTCACAATTTTGCTTCCCAGCAAAATTTACAAGCTCACCATAGTTGGCATGAGAACTAAAAAAATTCACAGCTATACACTGTGAATTATTTTTTACAAGTTGTCTTCCGATTTTGATTTGTTTGTTGTTTTTAAAATTTTTTATTCTGTATGACAAATAAGACTCATCTGCGCCAATATATCCACAGAAGCAGATTAGATTTTTGATATTTGATAAATATTTTTGCAAATAATTAATAATACGTCCTGCTGTGCAAAATCCAGAACTTGAAAGCACTATTTTGGGTTTGCTATCTATAATATTTCTTTTTGATTCATCCTTTTCCTTAATAAAATGCACTTTATCCCAACCAATAACTTTGTTGTATTTTTCTAAATTTTCATTAGTTAATATCTCCTTAAAAATATCTATAAGTTGGCATGATAGTTTTGAATCGACAAAAATATCATATTTAAAATCTTCATCTTTATAAAATAACTCATACAAACATGTTAGTATTTGAGGTGTTCTACTAAAACTAAATGCGGGAATTAATACACTTCCACCATTATCTAATGTAGATTTAATTGCAACTTTAAACTTTTCTAATTCTTTATTAAAAGATTTTTTGCCAGACTGTACCCTACCTGAATTGCCATATGTTGATTCCATGATGCATATATCAAAAAATTTGTTTGGTATTTCTGTTTTATTAGAGTAATTAAACTTAGAATCTCCTCCAAGGTCGCTAGTATATAAGATCGATTTCTTATTACGGTTTTCATTATACAAATTCAATTCCAACTGAGCACTTGATACACAATGGGAGTTATTGTAAAATTTAAAAGAAATATTTTCATTTAAAATATGCAAAATATTAAAATCATATTCATCAATATAATCTAATATTTTATAAACATCTTCGCTAGTAAATAATGGAGATATTAATTTCTTCTTTCTTTTTGTCAAAATTCTTGCTTCCTGTTCGCAAATAAATGAACTATTTAACAACATGGCTTTAATAAGCTCTTTAGAATTAGCTGGACAAACAATTCTGCCATTAAATCCATATTTAATTAACATAGGAATTAACCCTATATGATCAATATGAACATGGTTTAATATTACAAAGTCGCAAGTTTTCACATTAAAAGGCGGTCTTTTATTATTTATTGAATATGATTTTGATATATCCTGGCATTGATACATGCCAAATTCTAAACATACATTAGTTTTGCCATATTTTACGAAATACACTGAGTTTGTAACTTCTTCTGATGACATACCACAAAAGTATATTCCATCCTTTTTAAATTTAGAAATAATATCGCCCCTTTATTTTTAAAATGTATAAAATTGATTTTTTTATTTACAAATAATTATTGGCAGAAATTATATCCATTTTGCTCTGTATGAACTTCTGGATTATAAAATTCCCATACTAATTTTTCATTAGTAACAGGGTGTATTCCGGAATAATTATATTTTTTATGAGCACATTCACCTGCCCCACGAATTTTATAAAATTTATTCGCTTTTTTCACAGAATCAAATATTTGTTTGGTATTTTTACAAACAACCCCCCTTTCTAATAATTTTCCTCTATTTTTTGCGTTATTAATTATTTCTTGTTTGGGATTATAATCGCATAAATTTATTTCGGAACATTTTTTTAAATATCCAATTGCTGCATTTCTACTAATTTTTATCATTTCAGCGATTTTAGGTGTAGACTTAATGCCCATATTCCATAAATTACAAGCTTCGATAACCTTTGATTTCAAACTATTGCTATGACATAAATCCCAATTTATATTAGATAAATCATATAGAACGCTCAATTCGCTATTTATAATATTGTGTTTAATATATTCTAATTCACTTTTCAAACAATCTATTCTAATTATTTTATAATTATTTTTTTTAGCCAATCTATCTTTCTCAGAATCTATAAATTTAGATTCATCTAAACTTATTTTGCCTTTTTTATGGGGACTATTATGAAACTTACCATCAGTTTCTATTATATAATTTTGATTACTGTAATTGAAAACAAAATCATATCTTCCTTGATGCTTTTTATTATTTAATTCAAATGTACACCAGTCAAACGATTGTTCTGTATCGAATTCTATATTTAATTCTTTTAAGACATTTGCCATTATTTTTTGTGGATAACTTATTCCATCAGAACATATAGGACATGGCAACCCATAACTATTAATCTGTTTTACACTTTTGTTTTCAATAATATTCCCACAACTTGGACATTTCCAGTTAATTTTTTTATGGCTTCCATAACTATATTTATACCCATCTTCTGGATTTGCCAACAATCTAGCCAACTCAATATTTGTTGTCCAAATATCATTCTTACCAACAACCACAGTTGCACGATTAGGAAAGCAACTATCACATTTCCATTCTTTTTTAGATATGCGGTGTGGACTATCATAAAACTCATATTCACAAATCAAACATTTATGTTTTATTTTAGTATTAATATTTATATATTTATCTAACATTAAAACATTTTTTATTTTAATTTTTTGTATATAATTTAATTGTCGCTTATCGTTTAAGCAAAATCGACATCCATGACCACATTTTAAGTTACCATAAGATATCTGTAAATCCTCATTCATATGATTGGGACATTTATATTTCATAGGTTTATTCGCATTAATATATTCATCTTCTAAAAGTTCATATCCTTTTAGTCGCACAAATTCTTCTTTAATAAATTCAATTGTCAGTTTATTTCCCATTTTTTCCTCCTACAAGGTAAATAATAAATAATTGTGGTATCCAATTGTGTAGGCAATTGGCAGGAGTTGCAATCTCTTTTCCCACAATATATTTTAATCAATAATTTCTTCCGACATCTCGCCGTTTATATAAACGGTACAGTGCTTGACCTCAAGCACATCTTCTTGAGCATCATATTTATATTTTCTTCCGTTTATAACTATAAACTCTTCCAATATTATCACTCCTTACCAAATTGTCCAATCATAGTCGAATACTTTTCTATAATCCGATGGATTGGTCAATTCTAAATTTTTATTGTTCCGAATTTTTCTATTGGTCTGACGCTTAGCGAATTTTCTACATCCCGAAAGATAGCAGAATTTCCAATATCTTTCTTTATCCCAATAAAAATCATAATAACCATTTGCTTTGCACTTTAACTTTTGTTTGCCCTTTTGTTGATTAAAGTATCTATTAATTCTCTTTCCATTTTCATAGGCCATAGAATCGCCACCTCTATATTAAAAAAATGCCACTAAATTATTAGCGGCTTGGAAATTCAATACTGAAACAATTTTCCTATCAATTCTAATGCTTCAACAACCTTCTCATTAAAACCTAGCTGCAAGTCAAAACTTTGTTCATAAGCTTGATTTCTATTTTCCTGCTCCGTCTTAAAACTATTCAGTCTTGCAAGTGTAAACCCATTCAATCCTAAACTTATAGATAATAATACAGCAAATACAATCTTTAACACCTTATCTTTCATAATAATTCTCCTTTTATTTTTTTTATGAAATTATAATATCACAAGACAAATCATTTGTCAAGCATTTTTTATGTAACGAAAGCTGTATTTCAAGCTTTTCATTTTAATTTATCTAAAATTATTTTGCTCAGTTTAGTAATCGAAAATTTATTTATTAAAATCGTTACAGATATTAATATACTTAATTTTTGCAATATAATGAAATTAATATCAATCGGCTTAAAGTAAATCACTAAGCTTAATATAATATTTGTAATACAAAATACTGCTAACCTTACAATATATTTTCTTTTGAATATCTTCTGTTTTTCTGGCTTATGTTGTGGAGCATTTTCCATGTAATGAGGATTAAGATTGAAGAATGCTGCCAGTAAACTAAATATCAAGAATAATAAATAATATTCGTGCATAAACATTATATTTAATCCACCAAACAAATACATACACTGAGTATAGATCAAACATGCTCTGTGCGTTTTTGCATGATAAACTCCCGACATAGAATCCAATAGCGAAAGAGCAATAATTAGTAATACTATGTACGGGAAATATCCAATCGTAGATATCAATAATGCAATCATTGTCGAAAACATGAAACTTAATATTCCATAAACTGCATAAGCAACCAAAGCAAAATCTTCATCGTCTTTATTTACTTTGACCATTTTATGAGTTATCATATTAGACAATGGCTCAAACTTACTTAAAAAACTATCTATTTTATTCATTTTAAAAGTCAAAAAGAGGGTATTAAACCCTCTTAACTATTCCTGAATTAATAATGCAACTTCTTTAGATAGCTCAGGCTGATAACGACTAAATAATGTTGCAGCGGCATTATCTTCATTTGACTCCGTTGTAATTTGTACTAAGAAATCTTTTAACAATTTTATCAACTCCAAATATTACAATTAGTTGAAAAACTTTTTCTATTAAAATAGATTCTACATCAACATAACTCGCCACACTACTATCGAATACTATTACAGATATAATCAATGTAAATACATAAAGTATGATAGACTTGTAACAAACTCCTAATGTTTTTCTACATATAAATATATTTGTATACAAATACAAAATCAATGGCATAATAACCAATGCTTCCGCAACATTATAAAACATAATGAATACGTCATTTGTCGCTATAAGTGGAATAAATTGAATTACACAATTAATTATGCCAAGTATCCAAATCCTCAACAATAGTTTTATACTAATTTTAAACTTATTATGCCTTGTAGCAGAATCTAAGATATGTGTGCCATACACTAAAATAAATGCTTCTAAGAAATTTAATAAAAACGCTGTATATAATATCACCTTTAAACTCATAATCCCATTACAACTCCTTCAATAGATTTTCTCCAAGCAACATCTCCGGTAAAAGCAACATATCTTTTGTAATTATCTTTACTACATAACACTTTAATTTCTACCCAATCTGTATCTATATACAAAATATAGGTCAGATCGTCAATATAAATAAATAAAGCAAGTTCATCGTCTTTATAGCTTTGTATTTCGAAATCATCAATCTCATATTCTTCAAGTAATTTTCTCACGTAACTCTCGTTTGATTTTTTATCCAGTGTATTTCTCATTATCCATTTAACACTTCTGTTGCTCATCAAATCTCGTCTCATGGAAAATCCCCCTAATTTGTTTGGTTTATTTTCATTATGGCTTCTTCTATCACTCTCAAATATCTACAAATATTATCTTCACTTAAATTTGTGTCGTGTAATATCAACTGTAGAGATTTTTGAATGCCATCTATTTTATCATGCAATTCTTCATTATCAAATTTTAGTTTTCTAACCAAGAATATAACATAAATTAACATTATAGAAACCGCAATAATCATAAATCCAAAAATCAGGAATATTATGAAATCTTTCTCTGAGAATATAATTTCTTTTTCTTTAACAAATTTAACTATATAGTAAGAGATGCTTAAAATAGTTATAATTGCTAAGATAACACCACTATAAATCTTTTTATCTAAAATGTTTTTGATTTTTTCTTTCATCAATAAATTCTCCCTTCATGATTTTTTTAAATCATATCATAGGAGACTTTATTTGTCAAGTATATTTTCTTTCTGCCAAAGAAATATATTAGTATAGTGGTAATTTTAATTGTGACAGCAATTAAAAAGATATGCCTATCTTGTCCCACAGTATTAAATGGGCAAATAAAAATGTATAAAATATTCCCGTTTAATTGAATTTAGTAAATGCGTTTTCTTTAATTTCGTAATCTTCGATACTAGTGTCATTTAAAAGTCTTCCTTCACGAAAAGCTTTATAAATTTGACATTCTTTGTAGCCTAGATTTCTCTCATTGTTTAATCTAAACATAGCAAGAAATAATTGTAATTCATAATTCTTTTCATAAACGTAAAATGTCTTTTGAGTTTTAATGTGAATTTGGGGTTCGCCAACAAACTCAAATCCGCATTCTACCAGGTTTCTTTGCATTCTAGGACTAAAATTAAGATAGTAACTTTCATCGTATTTCATTTATTTGACACCTATATTGGTATCAAATTCAATCGCCATAAACTCTATGGTCATATTTTATACCCTCTTTCATAAAATTTTAAAAATGCAGTGAACTTTTTTTTGTTTACCCTGCTCACGTTCTATGAGCAGATCTTCACCCATCCCTTTACTCTGTTACGTTTTGAAACTCTTTTCTTGCAGACTCCAACAAAGCTTCATCAACATCATCTTGTTTACGCTTCAGAAAAGCGTTCACAACATTTTCTGACAGATTTCCATCTTTATTTAGCTCAGTAAATGCAGAAACTAATGCTTGGACATCTTCTGCACCCACATCTTCAAGTATGCTTGAAAATTTCTCTATAATGCCTGGAATTTCTTTAAAGCTTGCAATAACATCGTTGACATTCTTAAACAACTCACTATTGCTAATTTTTTGTTGTTTGAAAAAATCAAGCTTCTCATTAATGGATTTTTCCATTTCTTGCACGGAAAATAGTAAATCCTGCATCAACCGATCTCCCGTAACACTTCTTAATTGCCTATCAAATCCAATTCTGTTTAAAATTAATTGCATTTGTTCAAAATCATACATCTCATTATCTCCCGATTTCTGCTTGGGAACTGGAAAATCTGGCGATAACACTTCCAATAGTAAAGTATAAAATATTATTCTCTTAACCTCTGTAGTCAATTCAACTTTACTTAATTCAATTACAAACTGAACAGTTTTGTTAACAATTAATCGCATTTCATTGAAATCTGGCTTGGTTTTTACCATAAATCTCACTGAATCTTCGTCCATTGTAAAAGATTCCGGTGTAGAATATATTACAAATTCTGCCATTTCATCTTCGATGTCTGCAATTACTTTGTTTAAAAGATTTGGTGTCAATTTTTTACTCATTTTTATTCTCCTTTAGAATTTTTTTATATGCTAAGGCCAGCAAAATCGCTTCAGCCTTGTCATCGTCACTCTTTCTTGCTTTACTTTCTGTTTTGTAATATTTAAAATCAAATCCATACATATCATTTACAATACTAACGGCCTTTTCTTTTTGATAATCTCTTTTCATGCCCGCTCTTGTCCCGTTATAGGAGCCAACTACGCTTCGCCATTGACTTGGTGATAATAATTCTAATCCAACATCATAATCGTCACATACAGAAAGCAACACGCCTTGCAAGATACACAAATCCTTGCCAACTTTTAAGTTTGAGTGAGCGCTCACTGGAACTTGTTCTGCAATAATATATCCAATGTCATGCTCTTTTATCTTTTTTATAATTTGTTTCTTCATATCTAAAATGCGCACATGCACATTCACTTCTTTCTCGTCTGCTAAAAAAACTCCATAATCAATTAGTCTATCATCATATAAGACTGCCCATCCGGTCTTTTTTGTTGCCAAATCTAATGAAATTATTTTTGTCATAACTACTCCTTTGTGTCCACAATAGGTCATATTACTACTGTAGCTTCACTAGAGCGATTTAAATACTGTTTTGGTATTAGCGCTCATTAAAAAATATCATTGCTTAAAACGTAAAATAAGAGCATATAATCACTCACCAACAAATTCCAATCTTCGATGAATTACATGGTTGCTCATTATGGGCTTGTTAGCAAACTCAATCCACTTATCTTCTGGCGCTAACCAAACTTGATCTGACATTGTCGTCTTGTAGACTACGTAATTCGCATCACTATTAGTACGCCTGGCGATATTTAAAACTTCATATATATTGCCATTAATATCTTTATATTTGCCGATTCGTATATCCTTGTTCATTATTCATCCTCCACTACAATTAAGTCTAACGGATGCCATGCCCACTTTGATTTTCGTTCATCTTCGGCCAAACATAACAAATATGGATGTCGAGACATAAGTTCTATATCATATTTTATAGTAAAAATTCTGTCTTTGTTATTCTCTACAAAGTCCATGTATTGCTGCCGATGATTACTAATGGATCGACCCTTATCTTTGATATAATCGGGATAAGTTGTAATTCGCTCATAATTCAATTTAACTTTTGCTCCCTCTGCTGGAATTTGCATATCTTCCATGAGTTTGGCCTGTTGCTCGAATTTAGCCAATATGTCTAACGTTTTCGTACTATATCCTTGCTTAAATAATTTCATTTTGTAATCAATTTCTTGTTTTTTATTCATATTCTCTCCTTTTAATCTCCTTTTTAGCAGGAAGGTCTGCAATTCGGTATGAGTTTAATGTCTTCATCCCGACCTATGTACAATTTACAAAAAAATAGGGGAAATGAAAAGTGACAAGTTTAATTAATCACCATCACTTCCCCATTTATGTTTTCAGAATTCATTCAAGTTGAGGTTAACATAAAACCCTTGGCAAAACTCCACAGACACTACCTTGACTTAGCATTTGCTTCAACGTTTGTGCAGGCACTCATGTTACCTACTGGACAGATACATGCCAACAGTATTTATCCAAATTCATAATAACATAGCTATCACTTATTGTCAAGCGTTTTTCGTCTACGAGAATGAGAAACTTTTGGAGCTTTTTCAATAATTTCAAACTCTTCAACAACTTCAGATTCTTCAGTAATTTCGGGTTCTTCAGCTTCGTTTTGTTTCGCATATTGTTGCATCCTATATGCTTGTAATTCGATAACTCCTTCTTCCTGAATTTCCTGTATAGTTTCTTCGACTGTCTTAGTTTGATTTTTCCCTCTTCCCGCTTCAACGGCTTCAACATATAATTTTGCGTGTTCTATGCTACAGGCGTACAAATTCCAACGTCCCAACACATTATCGTAGCATTGAGGGCAGGGTTCAAAATCCTGCCTACACCACTTACATTTACTCATAAATCACCTCAATCTTATAGTATTGAAGTTTAAACAACGTCAGGAGTGTCTTCGTTGAACAGTCTTAAATTCCAGAAGTTGTTACCCGTGAAAGTCATACCAGGACAGTTACCAGTTTGAGCAGTTGCCCTTATTGTAATTGTTGAAGTACCAGTAGTGTCACCACCCGATGCTTCCCAGTTTCCAGAGAATTCGCCACGAGGAATTTCTATTCTTGCAATAAATATACCATCGCAGTTATCATGAGCAACAAGATCCAAATAGCAAGGTCTTGATTCTGAAAAACTCGTAGCAGGGTTATTCAATGTAACTGCATTAACGTTACGATTATACCAAATTGCAAGCTGTGTTCCGACAGGAACTTCACCAGTATCAAATGTGATTTTCTTAGTAGTAGGATCAAAAGTAAATATGCCCGATCCTACGGCAGCGCCCTGTACAAATCTCTTACCCAACCCATTGGCAGTGTAAAGAGCCAGGTCTACAATTTCATTACCTACTGTTCCCACAGGTGTCCAATTAATGGTAACTTCATCATTGGCAGTTGTAGTAATCTTATCAAAAAACAAAATTTCTGTCTTAACACCTTCGTTATTAACGCCCTTTTCAAGCGTACCTCCGGTTGACAGTTTCCAAACGCTCAACATATGTTTAGCATTTTCAATTGTAAATTCAGTGGCTTTATTTCTCTTGATTACCTTAAGCAATGCGCCACCACGACCAGTAATCTCTTCCTCTTCCTCAGTATTACTCATAGTCCAGTTTCTTACCTGATCTACATATGTGTCTATAGTTCCGTCCCAATTAAGAACGGTTAGACCAATAGAATCCAATAAGAAAAAACCATCTACTTCATATGCCATATAATTCACTTCCTATATCTATTAAATAATATTTTAAGCCATCCAATCAAGGCTGTCTAATATTTTCTTACCTTTTTTACCGTCTATTCCTCCTGAATAATATCCGTTAGCCACTTGATTATAAGATACAAATTTTTGCTTTGATACTGCAAGGCGGTTAAAGGTATAAATATTGTAACTTAAAATTTCGTTAGTACAACCAGCAGCCAACATAGAAATATATAAACCCTCTAAATATGGCCCCTTTTTCAGTCTTTCTTCCTCAGCTCTTTCTTGTTGCATCTTAAAAAAGCGCAATAGAGCAAACTTAGACTGCTTTTTAATGTGTTTTCTTGCAACATCTTTTAGCATATATATTTTTTTTAATGCACTAACTATCTCCGTATATACAATCTGGTCAATCACGATATCATTTTTTTTGTCATATAAAATAAAATAATTATTTACATCGCTAATTGCCAATTCGAACTTGGTTAAATCCAAATCTTTAAAAATCAAAGATGTATTTAGCATGGATACTCTTCTGAATATTTGTGTGAAAAATTCAAAATCTGAAATAGATTCATAATCTATATCATTTTCCGCTAATTGCACAACATAATCATACGGCGTTGCCACCAGACTGGACACTATGCTATAATGATTATTTTCGTCATTCAGTATTTCCTCAACAGTAGGTATTACCAAGGAGATTTTATCATTGACTTTATATTCATCTGATATTGTCAAGCTTTTCACATGATCACCTACTTCAGAATTTCATTTCTAAAATTTAATTGTACTCCATAGTATGTTGCACTTTCATCTATGCTCATCTCTCTTGATGAATACAATTTCATTTTCCAAAACCAATTATTGTCAGTTTTATCTTGTAACATTTCGCTCACACGCTGCTTCATGAAATCATATCGTAAATACTTATATTGTGTGCGAATCAAATCTCGATGACAGAAACACCATACGTTTATATCACTAATCAAAAATAACTGATTGGTTCTGGAGTATTCATAATTAAATGTAAAGAATAAATATCCGTTAGCCGAAATTGTGATATCAGGTATAAATTTATAAGGAAATATTTGATTAAATATTAAACTATCTTTTTGCTCTTGCGTAATTGATATGTCTAAAAAATTTTTTTCTTTATTAATTAGTGCCTTACACAAATCGTCATCTCCAATAAACCATTCAAGAAATTCGAATTTGTTCTCATCAGTGAAATTTCTTTTACTCAAATATTCCCCTCCTTTAACCAAACAAAGATGTGATTCTTATCGTTTTCTCTTCGACCAATGTGTTTAATCCATCTCTACAAATTAAAATAAATGACTTATCAACATTGCGATCATTATTTCCAGTATTTACAATCACACTATTATCATCAACAATACTGAGTGTAGGAGTAACACCAGTTAATCCATCAGTATTCAACGACCAAAATACTTTTTCCGACTGTCTAATACCATTATCAAAAATAAATCCGGTATATTCAGCGCTTCTATTATTTAAAATTGAATCTACGCCAGTTACTTGTATCATTCGCTTACTAATTTGCATACTTACAACGTCGATATTAATAGTTTCACTTGCATATTTTCCACTTGGAGATATCGTTATTTGAACATCTCCGATTTTATGAGCTGTAATTATCCCATTCTCATCAACCGTTGCAATTTCTTCATTGCTAGACTCGAACTTAGGAATGATATTGACAAGCTCACCTCGTTGATAAAACTCATATTGTATTTGTATTGAATTTCCAAGCAATAATTCTGGTATTGGTATTAAATTTATTGTAATTGTTGGATCAATATAATCAGCTATCATTAATTTCGCGTTGTCTGTAGCGGCATTATATGAAGCATCTTCAACCACATTTAATTCAATAATACCTCTTATGTTTACTGGATTATATGCCTGAATAGTTAAGGCTATCGGCACCACCGTCTTAGATGATATATCATACATCTCGTATAACAACAAACGCTTATTAACACCAAGCATTTTAGTTTCTTCATTACTACGAAATTGAAGTATAAATTCTTTTTTGGGAAATACTATTGTCCTATCAATATTCAAATTGCTTGTATAAGGCCGACTATCAATAGCCCATTGTTCAATTATTTCTAACGTCTCAATGTTTTGCCATCTAACAAGAGTATCACAACGCTTCATTGTACCACGCATATAAATTTCGTCATCAACGTCTGCTTTAATTACAAGCCAATGAGAACCAGCAAATACAACTTCATCTCCGGTTGCAAATGATTCATTCGGCATTGATTTTATGTCTTTTTCATCCAGCTTTTCAACATTTATACAAATTAAGTTTCTTTGCTCATCATTTATTAAAACGTCTTTACATGAGAGATGGTCAACTAATTTATTATTAATGTTTCTTTGAATCTTGCTCTTAGAACGCTCTCTACGAGTTTCACCAAAAACAGTCAATCTTTGTTTGTAATTGTCATAAATGCTCATTGCATTTCACCAACTTTTCTGTTGATTATTTCAATGGTATTTATACATTTAAAAACTTCTCTTCTGCAAATCTCCTGATCAAACTCATTCTTAGACAAATATTCTAGCGTGTTAATAATCCCCATAAAATTTCCATCAAATCTTAACACCACAAAATTGCTCAATGCGCCGCTTAATTCAATTTTCAGGCTTTTAATATATGTTTTTACTGTATTACTATATTCTTCATTCAGTGGGATAATTTTATAAAGTTTTCCTATAATAGATTTTAAATAAGTAGTGAGAATTTCATTATTTATATTGTTCATAACTATTCACCAACCTTATCCATTTCTCCAAAGTTATAGGAATAATCCTTTGTTAATTTATCACACTTCTTCTCAACACGTTCTGCGACTGAAGATACGGCCCTTAACTGTGGGGCTGTAGCATATTCGTTGACATCTCGGGTAGTAAGTGAATTTTGTAACAATTCACTATGATTCTGATACGGCTGTATCCATTCTTGAACCATTAATTCTGTGATAATATTTTTTTCTAACGAAGTTAAATTTACTTCAAAACTTCTAAGAGCGTCATTGCGCAATGATAAATCGTTTTTGCATAACCTCTCAAAAGATCCCACTGCGGAATCAAGCAATTCAAGTATATCTTTATCTTTCAAATCATCAGACAATTCAAGCAGATTATAGTCTGTCACTTTCCTAAGAAATCTCTGTATAACTGAATCATAGGAGGTTGCCATTTTTACAACCTCCTTAATCCATCAAGTCGTATCCAGTAGATTCTTTGAGTGCCTGAATTACGCTTCTGCTATCTATTTCTCCGGCTTCAATAAGTTCGTATGCTCTTGCTGCGACAGTCCTCTTTAAGCCATCACTCATAGCACTTACCTTTTCGGCAATATCTTTAGCACTCTCGGTAAATAAATGCTCAAAATCTTCAAGATTGATAGTGTTTTGATAATATTGTGCTACACCCAAATATTGCAAAACATCTTCATCCTCGATAAGCCACCAATTTTGTTCAAAAAATCTCCTATCTGTATTTCTTGCAGACAAAAGTTCGGACAATTCCATAAATTCATCATCACCAAATTTACTCCAAACTAATTTCATGCCAGTATTTTTCTTGCTTTTATAAATTAATTGGCCATAAGTTCCATTGACAACTTTAACCATAGTATTTAGCGGAATATCTTCTTTAACTTTTCGCTTTGTTGGTGCCTTAACTGCCTCAGTCTCAGGTTCACTTACAGTTTCCTGCACAACATCATCAGTTTTTTCAATTTCAATATTTTCTTTTACTACTTTTGTAGCCGTTCTTCTTGTATTTGCCATATTTAAAACTCCTTTTTATTCAATATTATTTATTATGAAAGTTTATATTTACCTAATGCAGTATTATTCAAAAGAAGTCCTGTACCATTCTGTTCCATGTACATGTATTCTTGAGTAAAATCTCCTATATTATCAAGTCCTGTACGCATATCAATTATGCTTTCACCTTCAGTGATATGCTTAATGAACTTCTCGTCGCCAGCAACTACAAACAATTCATTATCTGGGAAAATGAAAGTTTCAGTTCCAACTTTATATCTTTGGTCAATTCTCATAGTGGGAGTTCCACCAAATTTGCCGAAGAATCCCATATTGTACATATCGTCTTTTGCTCCATCGCCAATAAAAATGGTAGATGGTGATAAGTTTCTTAACGCTCTCATCGTACCCAATATAGTTGCACGTCTGCCAGTTTGAGCTTCTACATGCTCAATTAAATCAAGCATGATATCTTCATCCCAAGAGCCAGTTCTGTATAGCGTAGAACCTAATTGTGCTTGGCCCAATGAGCTAAATACAGCATAAATCTCATCAAGAGTGTATCTTGTAAATGCTCTGCCAACTCTGTCAATAAAATCATTTAATGTTGCGCGACCAGACAAAGTTCTGTCCAATTCCTCATAAATTCTTACAGCCTTAGTGGAAGTAGGAATACTGACTTTTACTCTTTCTCCCAATCTCTGCCTACGAATACCGCCTGTACCGCGAGCAACTTCCGCAACCACAAACAGAGTCCTGTCATCTTCGGTTACGAATTCATTCTTATCGCCAAGAGCAACATTCCTATACTCTACAAAGTTCATGAAGAATTCATTACCCTGCAATCCTTCGATTACAGTCTTTTGCAATAGAACCTCAATCAATGCAAACAAGCCAGTTCTATTGCCGTCTCTCAACGTCTTTCTGCTTATTGTTTCGCTTCCACCATTGAGGTCAATTAGTGCGTTTCTTAGCACTTTATCAGTATCTTCATTTGAGAACTTGCTGTCTACTCTTCCATAGTAGTTATCCAGAGCAAGTTTTACTAATTTATCATGTTCTGCCATATTATTTTCCTCCAAATTTCCTATGTTAGATTAATCTAATTGCATAATAGGTACGAGTACCAACTTTTTCAATATGAGCTATTCTTCCGAATGTATTAGCTCCACTTGCCGCTACAACAAGAGCTTTGTTGCCAGCTTGTTTGTCAACATAATTTCCAACGACAGGAGTTGATAATCCATCTAAAGCTTCAATAGTCACTGAGAAAATATTGCCAGCTTCGCGCAACCTATAACCTCTTGCAGCAGTTCCAGCTTCATTATAAAAATCAGCCAAGTCATCAAGTCTTTCGTCATACATAACTTCTGGACTAGCAACTAATACTAAATTCTTAATATCGGAAGTTGCTGTCATATCTTTGGCTGCATAAAGCTCTCTTTCTCCATCCAAAAATTCTCCAATTTCTACTATCGATCCGTTGTCTATGTCTGCGTAATTGGTGCCATCCATATACTTCAATGATACCAAATCAGATCTTACATCAGTACCAGACATTAAATCCGTACGAACTACGCCGTGCTTTTCGTTTGCCATATTATTTTTCCTCCATTATTATTTAATCACTATATCTTTCATATAAATCGCCATACGGCTTATCATTTACATTTACCTCAGATTGCATCAAGGGTATTTTTGTAAATTGTGCTTTTTGTTCAGTCTTATTCTTCTTTTTAATTGCGGTAAAGTTTGTTGTAAGTTTCTTACCACGCAAGCAGAATAATTCTTTTTCAAAATCATCTAATGTAAATTCTGCATTAGATTTTAAATCTTCAAATTCTTTATCGTCTTTTAAATCTTCAAATTGTGCAAACAATGCATCTTTTGCCTCATTAAACTCTTCAAGTTCTTTTTGTGCTTTGTATTCTTTCAACGCCTCAAACTCTTGCACATCTGAGTCTTTTGTGGTATACTCAGCCTTATAGTCTTCAAATTCTTTTTGAATTTTTGCTACATCTTCCTCAGTATACTTCAATAGAGCTAGATTTTCTTTTTGAGCATTATAATCTTCTGGCCGCATATAAACTTTAACCATTTTTTCAAATTCGCCAGTTATGGTTGCTTTGAAATTAGATTCATTAAAAGTATATGCTATTCTTCCAAAATCGCTTGTGTAGTCAACGTCAGAATATCTGTCTTTATCTACATATGCAAAGTTGTCATCCCAATCCATAAGCCAAAAGTCTGTCATTGCTATAATATCTCCATTACCATTACTTTCATAAATTGGAGATAGGGCGTTTCTCAAAGCCTCACGCTTTTGATTTGCCGTTACTGCAAAAGTATTGGTTGTGTAAAACTTATTTTCTGCTTCCTGTTTTGTAAATTCTTCCAGCTTTATTTTCAAATCTTCAACAGATAATTCATCAATTGAGAATGATAAATCTTCTTGCTTTAGATTGAATTCAGTAAGAATTTTTAATTTTTCATCCAAATTTTTGTTACCTCCTTCAATATTGCTAAGTGTATTATTTATATTAACATCATTATTTGATGAATTGTAGTTCTGTAGAGCATCTTGAAGTTCTGACATCATTTGTAACATATTTTCTTTGTTACTTATGGCGAACTTCTCTAAATTAAAATCATCATTAGGTTCAATAGTAGCCAAAGCATTTTGCATTGCTGGTTGATGATCATTGCCAAGGAAAGTGATTCCTGTATACTTATAATCGAGAATCTGATATGTCTTTTTATTGTTGTCATAAGTGAATTTACTTATGGATATTTCCATTGACAATTTAATATCTTTATCTCTAAGAACTACATCTTCTCCGTAGTTCATATACCCACGCCAGAGATATATGTCTGTGTATACAAAATTTTTTCCGTCGTACTCTTTGATTTCATAATTTGATGTTTCTGGAATTAAACCAATTGGAACTTCTTTATATATTTCTCTGTATTCATTCTCTTTTAGCTTGTCTTTTTCTAGTATGATATCATGAGAACCAAATTGAGGATTTCCATCATCATCAAATATAACATTTGCCAAGATTGGTATATTTACCAGAGAGTGTCTAGCCCTCTCCATATCTTCTTTTTCGAATACAGAACCATTTAGATTCAAATCGTCATGCTGAATTCTTGCTCTCATTTTAATGAATCTTTCATCATCAAATAATGGGTCTATATCATATTGTACTGGCAATGAGGCATATTTTAAATCTTCAATATTAATCACCTTCTTTTAATTAAAAACGAAGCCGATTAGATACAGTATATTTAAGGTTTAAATTTTTATCAAATTTTTCATTAGGTTTACCTTCAAATACATAAATTGTACCCTTTTCTGCTTCTATTTTTTGTACTAAGCGGTGATTTTTTTCTAAATATTCTTTAGTTTTTAAATCATCCGTATATAATAAATGCATTTTATTATCACCTTATTTTTATTAAGTATTTTCAACATTTTCAACAGCTTGCTCTCCCGCAGTATCTAAAGTACCACCAGTTTCGGCAGCGGTGGGCGCTCCACCCTCATCTATTTGACTACCGCTCTGTGTATTACTTGATACCAGAGGTCTTTCTTCGCCTTGCAGATTTAATAATTCATTTTCAAGGTAAAGAATTCCTTCCATGTTGGATTGACTTACTCCAATTATTGAGTTTAAAATAGACCTAACGCCAAGTCCATAAGTACCACATTTAAGCACATTTGTTAGGTACTCTTGTTGATTAAAATATGTTACTGGTAACATTGTAATATTGAATTTTTGTGTTCCAGCAAAATCCTTTAATAACCTATTTATATTTCTTTCAATTTGTTTAAGTGTACGGAATACAAAAGTCTCATTTACTGTAACGCTTAATTTTGCAGCGGCAGCAGATGCAGCATCTTTGCTTACGCCAAAGACAAGCGGATTGATGCCAATGGAGCGGATCGCAGTCTCTTCAGCCCTTCTAACATCATCATCCTGAGATATATTTGATTTTTCAAATTTAAAATCTTGAAGCTTAAATGGCGACATACCTAAGCCTATAAAGTCTGGCAATTGTCCTGCGAGTTGATTATAATAATCTTTTGCCAACTCGCCATCTATTAGCCAGTTTCCATCTTTATCTGTTTGTAGTTCTGCATGAACTAATTTGTAATTTTGCATTTCAGTTCCGGCGAGATATAAATCTTTATAATCTTGTATATTTGCAATATCTCCAAACAGACTAACAAAAGGCGGTAACTGATAAGTTAAATCATCATTTATTTTTATACAAATTATGTTCTTAGGTTCTAAATCTTGCCATCTTAAGTTGTTATTACTTTGATATGCTCTGTATTTAGTTTGAAATTCGACAGGATAAAATTCCAAAAATGCTTCTCTGCCTACAAAATACTGGAAATCAAATCCATAAACCCAGCAGCCGTCAACCTTACCGGATAATTGACAATAATTTGCATCTAATCTTTGCAAAGTCCAACTTGAATCAGTGCTCCATATATATCCAAAAAAACAATCTTCCCGAAAAGCCACATTTAATGCAGAGCCAAATTCATGTGCCATGTTCATATTTTGCACATATGCATTTGCTTTATAATATTGCGTTAGAATATTTTTATCGTTTAATGTCTTACTTTTATTTAAATTCAACGGCGATAACACATAAGCGAAGGTAGGCATATTGGCAAAATAATTTATAATAGACTTATATTGATTAGAGATATGATATAAATAAATAGACATATCTCTTAAAGTTTTTTCATTTTGATCGGGTGTAGATAAATAATTATTTATCTGTTCCTTTGTATATCTTGAAAAAAGATAAGAAGATTCAGTTCTGCTTAAAAAATCTCTGGTAACTACTTTTTTTGCTATTGCGTAATTTGATAACTTTCTTGATTGCAATCCATCTAAATGATTATTTATAGATTTTGCATTTGGAAGTTCATAATTTGCACGTTTGCTCTGTAAATCTTGTACTGTGTTTTCATTTATTTCAAATATTTTATTCACCTACCTTCTTTTGCGTTGAGAACCATAAATATTGGGCTTTCTAAATTGGAATGTTGGCTTTTGCTCTTTTTTTGGCTTATCCAATATCTGTCCTCTGCGTTTTTGCTGTAAGTACCAACCAAGCATAGCTAGACAATATCCACGGTCATCATTCATTTTATTTTTTTGATCTTCGCATAGATCGTATCTACATCCACCATTACTGCCATCATATCTATAAAAATTAGCAATTTCTTCTTTTGTTAAATCTATATTAATCAAAGATAATTCTTCTTCAAATGATAGTTTGTAAGGATACGTTTCTCTATTTTTGTCTACTCTAATAAGTTCTCCATCTTCGTCTTCATATTCGTACCCACCTTCAATGTCGCAATCTACATATAGCATAATATGGCCTTTACCATCATATTCCTCTGTAAATGATATTAAGTCAAGATTCAACATTTCAACTAATGCATCAAACATTTCGACTTTATATTTTTTAGGACTCATTAATTTTAGTTTATCGATATTATCAGGAAATATTGATATATATTCTTCATGTTCGATTTTATCTATCAATCCTTTATGTGTTAGACGGTTATTATCTTTCCATCCTTCCATCAAATCATCGCCAACAAATCGTCCACCACCACCACTACCTGAGTCAATCATAACAACTTCAATATTCTCGTAGTCCGGTTTTCCAGCTCCGTTATAATCGACAATCATCTGTTTGAGATATTTCATTTGCTCTGGATATCTCATTGGAATTTTGTTTTTTGTTGCTATATCAACAAAGCTTATTCCTGCACATAGTCTCATTTTATATCCAACTTTTTCGTCATTGTATAATTCAGCAACCAAAACGACCGAATTATCTATTTGTCTTGCAGGATCGTAAGCAATTACGTATTTTTTATTATCAACATTTTTAAGTTCTGGTACTCTAACTTCGCTATTCTTTTTGATTACGGCGCGTTTAAATGGCATTTTGTCGCCACCATCAATACTAAACTTATTGAAATACTCTCTTAATGCTTTTTCTTTATTTTTTCTCATATCATCTTCTACTTCTTGTTTAGTAAGTAGAGATACTGGGTATATTTTGCCATTATATTTAGCATTGAAAACCACATTAGCATTAACATCAGCAACAAAGTAATCGTCATCGCCCAGGAACATTCTTTTTGCATATTCCTTATATGCTTTTTGATAAAAATATGTGCTCATATCAGATGCAGAACTTGCAAAAATAGCTTGGTTGGGAACATTTTTAGGATTTAATCTTATATCTCCTTCACCACCAAGCTCGAAGTTGCTATCTTGAGTGATGTATGGCATAGAAGTTACAAATAAATCTTCAGGCGCAAATCCACTTTCGTCATAAATATTTAAATTTGATCTCTTACTTCTGTTGTTATCAAAGTTACCGTTTAGACTATTGACTCGACTATCGTTAAATAATTTATAAGTAAACGATGCTGGATTATGAACAAAGCCATCATACTGGGATGAATTTGCTTCAATCTCACCTAAGAAAAAATCAGTCAATCCAGTAAATGAAGCTATCTCATTTTTAGCAATCTGCTCAATTTTTAAGAAACACTCTTGCGACTGCGAACCTACGCCAGCCATTATATAAGTTCTATGTTTTGAAAATAGATTGGATTTAGCCATAACGAATGGTGCAATTAGGGTAGTTTTACCGCTGCCCCTGCTCTGGCACCACACATTTCTTGGTGTAATCCAAGAATTCATAAAGACATATCTTTGATGATCTAGTAACTCAATACCATAAAATCTTTCACAAAATCTTACTGGATATTTTCTTCCCCAGTTTATAATTTCAGCATATTTTAAATACGCCTCTAACTTTCGTTCCGATAATTCTTCCCTAGACTGTTTGAGTATATATTCCATTCTCTTCACCTTCTAAGTTAAAATTATCTATATCTAAAATATCTTCTTGTCTTTCATCTTCATATATGATATTATTTTCTTCCAATAAAATCTTCAGAAGCCTGTTTTCCTCTTCGAGCATTTCTACTGATTGTCTGTATTCTTTTATTTTTGTGTGTTGGATACTCAGCATATCGCCGATATCATCTTGATTTAATTTGATTTGTTGTAATATACTAGAGTTACTTATGTCGGCGAATTGTCTAAAAGATTCGCACGTCTTTAAATCAAACAAATTAACTTTTGTTTCAGTAAACTTTAGCTCTTCCAACACTTTAACAAAATATGCCAGACTACTTGAACCTTTATTGCCTTTAGAGCTTAAATTGGCAGCAAATCCATTGTTTTTAGCAAAATTATTTATTGCTGTTAGACAATCATTTTTAACTGCTGACAAAGTTTTAATCCTATTTTCATTCATTGAGCCAGTATTAAATTCGCTTAAAACTTGCTTATTTAATATGTCGGCCTGTTGATATAGTTTGACCATTTCTATAACACTCTGTAATTTATGCGGATCGTTGATTGTATCCTCATCAACAAGATAGTCCGATGTTAAATTAAACATCAACCTTCTTGAAAACTCATCATAGTCCTCATAAGGATCGTATTTTAGTATTTTTAAAATTCTATCTTTGCTTTTTAAATCTTTCGATGACCATTTAGCTTCTCTTTCTTGCATTACTTCTTGTTCGCTTTTAGATAATTCTCCATCAACTAAGCTATTTAAGAAAGTTTTCATTTGATACTGGTTATTATTTAATATTCTCAAATACATACCAATGCCAAAATTAGTATTATTAACAATTAAAGTTTGACGAAGAGATTCATAATATGGAACATCAAGCCTATGACAAGCAATTTTTAATGCTGCGGCCTGTGATTGAAATTTAATGCTATTCTCTTCAAACTCTTTATTTAAACAAGTCTTGCAAAACAATACTTTTTTATCAGTTGCTGACCAAAATTTAGACCATTTTGATGAAAAGAAATCATCTTCACTTTTTTCATTTTCGCAACATAAGCATACGTATTTCTTTTTTTCTACTTTAGGCTTAGGAGCTACTTTTGGTTTTACAGGCATAAATTAGCCCCTTTCTTTTTGTATTTGACAATCATACTAATATGATTTATAATATAAGTGTGATTGTTGGCTAGTCCCTAATCTCTAATGGCATTTCCATTTCACAACAAACTATTTCAATATGACCATCTGTTACGATAGCTTTACACATTGGATCATAGTATTTATTCAAAAAATCAATTAACGGTTTAGAAGCCTGTTCCAATTCTTCAAACTGGACGCGTATTTGTTCTTGATCGCAATTACATTCAAAATATTCATCGTATTCATCAACATCATAAAATGTCGCAACAGCATCTCTGACCAACTCATCAATTTCATCAGATATATACTCTGATATAAAATTTGCAAGATAAAAATTTTCGCATTCAACATCAACATTTACATTAATTTCTTCAGTCTCTAACTCAGACTCGCAATCTTCATCTTCAATATCCGAAATCATTGCAAGCTCACCTTCCAAAATATCAAGCGCATCTCTATGATACCTAACTTCATCCCTTAATTCCTTTTTAAACTTTGAACAGTCCATAATAAATCTCCTTTTTAATTTGTTTTTTTATTTTGTTATTAAGCATGAAGAGGAATTTGAATCCCCGAATAACAAGGTTGCAGCTTGTTGTGTTTGACCACTTCACCATTCATGCATAATATAACAGGGGATTGAGGATTCGAACCTCAGAAATACAGAGTTCAAAGCCCTGTGCCTTAACCACTTGGCGAATCCCCTTTACACTCCAATCTATCACATATTATATAATAAATCAGAGTTTAATCATTCGATTATTCTTATATTCAGTTCCATACTTCGAATATCCAATATTGTGTATTCTATACTTACAAAGCAACTTTATTAACCAAAATGGAATATCATTGTTTGTTTTAATTTCCATAAGCATAACATTGTCATTCAATAATTGTTTATGCAAATGCTTTTTATCAACTTCCAATACTAAATTATCTCTTCTTGATTGAATATTTGTATCAAAAGTAATACGCAAGCTTTCATCATTTTTTGAGAAATAAGCATTGCGCTTATAAGAAATAAACGCCTTTGGAACAACGACATGCAAATTAAGTAAATTTGATATTTCATTAATTGCTGATGCATTCATATAATCTTGGATATATATATCGCCAGTCTTTAAAAAATCCAACGCCTCTTTTAACCTAATAACTGAGCGACTTTTATGAATTACTCCAAGTTTTTTTTGTTTTAATTCAATATATATTATATCTTTAGATTTAGATTCCTTATACGCTCTTAATCTTAATTTGCATGTATAGTCTTCATTAGCTATAGATTTTTTAATTAACAAATCATCCACTGTATCATAATAAATGTTAAAAATGTTATATTTATTATTCGATCCATTATAATTATCTGGCGATACATATTCAGCTAGATCTTTTATAAAACTTGAGTATTTTTCTTTCGGTATCAAATATTTTAATTCAATCCTGTCAAAAATCTCCATATTATTCTCAATCTTTGGCTGGCTGGATATTTGACAATTTAACTATAAAATCTGTGAGTGAATTCACATGTTCCAATTCATCGCTAATAATCTCAGAGATTTTATCTACCAATTCGTCAACAATCATATCTTGATGTCCCGATAAAATTATATTCTTACATTCATCCAGCAATTCAAAATATTCTTCGATTGCATCATATTCTTTTTTTGCATTTTTTGATATAAGTGCCAATAATTGCTCAACAGAATCATCATCTTCATCTTCTGCATAATTTATATCTATATCCATTTTATAGGGTATTACATCTTCGATTGGTTTTTTAATGTCTGCTTTTGTCTTTTCATCTAATTGAATCATTCTACACCTCCAAATAATATAATTGAAAATGTATAAAATTTATTTTTTGCGTTTTTTGGCGCGAGCACGTCTCTGAATGTCGTATGCGGCAGCAACCGCTCTGTCAGGCTTCATGCCAGATTTAATCATTTCGTCTATATTATATTGTCGAGTTTTGTCTGAATATCCAAATTTTGTAGGCATGATATATTTACACCACCTTTAATTTTACCAAGTTCTAAAGCCTCTTGGATTAAATCTTTCTAAAGCGCAGCACCTTGAATTTGAGTGAGAAATTAAGCAACACTCGGGTGACATAAATGTAAATTCAGACGGTTTGAAGCTTGTTAATGTGCAACAATCAATTGCAGAGAAATTTCCGTTTTGTATGTCAGCGTAAGTTCCTCTAACACCATTAAAATTGTTAAATCCACCGCTAGTAAACCTATTATTTCCACAACAACATGACATAATCTTTTCCTCCATTATACAAAAATATAATTTTTATAAAATGTGAAAAATATGTATATAGGCAAGCATGGAATAATAAAGGAGAGAAATTATTCCACGCCCACAATTAATGCCAACAAAATAGCAGAGTTTAATCTATTTGTTCCTGTTCTACGTCTTGTTCAGCCTGTAATGCCTGGTATTCTTCCATCGTAATTTCATACCAATCTTGCCAATTAACACTTAATGGTAAAAAGACCGCACCATTTTCGGAGGTGTACGACTCACCATTAGTAAGAACATTACCAGCATCTGGTCTTAAAACTATCATTCCATCTGTAAAAGCTTTTGTCATAAATATTCATTCCTTTTATTCTTCTATATTTAAAGGTAAATTTGTTTCTGTGTATACTCGCTCGCTACTAATTGAATCTACTGCTTCTTCATATTGCGCACCATCTCGCTCAATCATAAAACCAGTGTCAGAATAAGTGCGCTGATAATATGTGTTATTAATAGTAATTATTTCTGTTTTAACCATGTGTCTACTCCCATTCTACCATATAATTGGCATATGTTATCCAATTTGTAGCTGTTTGGTATGCTTCTAATGAGCCTGGAGGAACTTTTATTTTGCATATATCGCTAATATAATTAAATACCGATGTAGATCCAAGTGTAGGTGGAGTGTCACTCATCATGATATACTCGACAATCCCGTAACAACTTGAAAATGCAGTTGTAGCAATTGTGGTTACGTTGGCGGGGATGACTACTCTTTTTAAAACTGTACAACCCATACACATAGAGGATGTAATATTTGGAGAAAAAAAGGGCATAATAATATTAGACATCGCTGAATTATTTTGAAATAGATAATTTCCATTATACACTATCTGGTTAGGGAAGACAATCGCTACAAGACTTCGGCATCCATAAAATGCATAAGCACTAATTTGACCACTATCACTTCTCAACGAAATACTTCTTAAACTAACACAACTATAAAATGTATATGAGTAAATCGAACCTCCCACACCAAGTCTTACTGCTGTACATATGGCTGATGATGCATTACCAAACGTATTGACATTTGTCGATGCATATAGATAATATACTCCACCAGATATACTAATAGTGTACATTCCTACTTGGGCATAGTTGTGTGTAAGAGTATTTACCCCAGCTGTAGATGATGTTGAAGTTTGACCATCTCCCCAATCAACATTTAGTGATCCAGAGCTATTCTGAATCCGAATTGTTACACTTGTTGTTGTAACAGTAGTAAGTGTAATATCAAGTTCAGTCTTCCCACTCTTTGTAGTATATAATGCGCCTATATCCGCAGGCATAGTTAAAGTATTAACATCATCCAATGTCCAATTCCAATCTTGAAAAATAAGTTTGTCATGTGTTGGCCCATTGGGAAGCGCAGTTGCTGTTTGAGCTTCTTGAAGTGTCCATGCATACACAAGTGTACCGTCATAATCGTAGAAATTTACATCTTTAGGCATTATAACTTCGCCAGCCTCTATATCCAACACTTTTGGCACAAGTGTTGCCAATGTCTCACTACCACTCGCACTAACTCCCATTGTATTTAAGTTAGTAACCAATTCATCACGCTTATTGTCGAGTTGCGTTAAAGCTTGCGGTATAGTAGCCATTACACATCCTCCTCAATTAGCTCATTTGTCTCTATATATATTCTTCCACTGCTAATTGGATCTATTGCATCAATGTATTGTGCATCATCTCGTTCAATCATAAAATTAGCATCAGAATATGTGCGTCTAAAATAAACTCCATTGATGGAAATTATTTCTGTTTTAATCATGGTGTCCACTCCCTCATATAATTTGCAAACGATACCCAATTTGTTGCATTTTTATAGGTTTCAAGTGTGCCAGGAGGAACATATATTATACATATGCCATTAATTCCAGTAAATGAAGTAGTAGATGCTAGCGATGAAGGATCTGTTCGATGTATTGTATGTGTTGTAATAGAGAGGCAGTTAGCAAATGCAGTAGTTCCAATACTTGTAACACTACTTGGTATTGTGACGCTTGTTAAGCCATAGCAATACTGAAATGAATAAGCGGCAATACTTGTAATGTTATTTGGCATTATAATACGCCTTAAATTGTAACAACTCAAACACATGTAATTTCCGCTACTAGCACCGCTTGGCATAATAATATTTGTTAGACTATAACAAGTACCAAACACATAGGTTCCAAAAAGTGTAGCACTCTTTGGTATTGTGATGCTTGTCAAACTGTAGCAATTACGAAAAGTATAGTTTCCAACTCTTGTGCATCTAGTACCAAGTCTAACTGATGTACATGTGTAATTAGGTGTAATATTAAACATATTATATGGCATTGTAGCTGATCCATATGGATAATAATCGCCAGTGCTATCAACACTTGCGGTATAATTTCCAATAACAGAATAAGTATGGGTAAACGTCCTTAATACTGATGAAGTTGTATCTATATCATCACTTGTACCATCACCCCAATCAACAGTGATTGTACTTACTGCTGTAACATTATACATTAGCAATGTTACATCCAATCCAGTCACCAACGTAAGTGTTAAATCAAATTCACTAGCCCCACTTGCTGTTGTATATATCGCACCTATATCAGCTGACATGGTTAATGCATTAATATCTGTTAGTGACCAATTCCATTCTTGAAAGACAAGTCTGTCGTGTGTTGGCCCATCAGGTAATGAAGTAAGCGCATTTGCTTCAGATATTGTGTATGAATGTAATAAAGTTCCATCATAATCATAAAAATTTACATTTTTAGGAGTTATAACTGAAGCCGTTTCTATATCTAACACTTTTGGTACAAGTACATCCATTGTTTCGGTATTGCTTGCAGCAACCCCCATAGCTTTTAAGTTGTCTGCCAACTGGTCACGCCTATTTCCAAGCTGTGTTAGTGCTTGTGCCATATCCGTCATTAAGCACCTCCAACGATCGCTAATATTGCGTCTGCCAAACCTCCAACGGCGGCCAAATCAGAGTAAAAAGCCGATTCAGTGCCAGTATACCCTCCGGATTGTGCAGATGCAAATGCCGATTTTCCATCAGCACCCACAGTTCCCGCAGCACCTGTTGCTCCAGCGGCACCTGTATTTCCTCGCGGTATAGTAAAGTTGAATACTGCTGCACTAGATGTACCCGAATTAGTAATTGCGGCGTTAGTTCCTTCTGCGCCTGTAGTAATAGTTCCTACAGCTATTGTTGCCGCCTGACCCGTTGCACCAGTCGCGCCAGTCGCACCCTGAATACCTTGAATACCCCGATCGCCAGTGTCGCCCTTCTCTCCGCGTGGCAATACAAAATCGAAAACAGCCGATGTGGGAGTGCCTACATTAGTAACATTTGCGTTAGCACCACTGGTTACAGTGCCAACCTCAATTGTGGCAGTTTCTATTGCAAGAATATCGGCCCCTATTGCATCAAAAGCGTCCGATATGGCTTTCTTTTCTGCAACCGAAGTGTGTATATTTGCATCTGCTGTATGAGTATTCAAAGTAGTTCTTACAGCATCTAATTGAACGACTGTAGCATAATCCGACAAATCTATCTTTCCAGTTTCAAGTTCCTGTTTTTGTGTTCCATCCCACCAAAAATCTGGCACATCTAACTCTATGATTAGCAACCAATCTCCAATACGTAAATCGCTAACGGTTTTCCCATCGCTACGTATATATAACCCATTAATCCAATTTTCCAACTGAACTAATGTATCAAACACCAACGCTTGCGCCGCCCCTTTAGCAATCGCTTCTATTGTAGCCATATTAGTATTTATATTGACTATATCAGATGTAATGGTGTCTATGTTATCTACCATAATTGTCAAATTACTATCAACTACATCTAATACCTCAGTTAAAGACTGATCGCCAATACGAATGTTGTCACCCGTTAATGTAACAGCATCTGAATTTAAAATCAACATGCTTTGTAGCAAAGAAGATGTCATAACATAAATATCTATATTCTGAGCACCGAATTCTAATTGAGCCATAGTCAGTCTGATTTTTAAACTTTTAGCCAAATCGAATTCTAAGTTCTGATTGTAAACACCTTTAAATGACAATATAGAATACACATTAGGCAGACCGCGAATGTTCAATACTCTTTTAGAATTTCCAATTACTACATCATCAGCCAATATTTCCAAAATAACTTGTGCATTGTTATAATTTAGATTTGATCTAAATGCAACAGTTGCATTAAATTCTCCATTTTGTAATATTTTAAAA